ATAAAATTGAAGCGGAGTATGAGGCCGAAGACGAGGCCATGATGATTCGTCTAATTAAAATTCGTGGTTCACTTTGGACATAAAAATGAAAATTGCAGTGTGTTCAGATCTACATCTTGAGTTCGGTGATCTTAAAATCAACAACGAAGAAGATGCTGATGTGCTGATACTGGGCGGTGATATTCTCATTGCCTCGGATCTGGTTGCGGGATCGGTGTTGCCGGTTACTAAGAGTGTGCATGAACGCGCAGATCGCTATCACGCATTCATAGTCAATTGTTGTGCTAAGTTTAAACACGTACTCATGATCATGGGCAATCACGAACATTATCACGGCGACTTTGCGGAGACTGCCACCATCCTGCGCGGTACCTTCGGAGATTTAAAAAATTTCCATCTCCTGGACAAGGAATGGCGCATCATCAACGGTGTGCTGTTCTTCGGTGGTTCGCTGTGGACCGACATGAATGGCGAAGATCCAGTAACCATGAGTCGTGTACTGGGTGTTATGAATGATTATCGGCAAATTAAAAACACCGGACCTCTGGCCGGCGGTAAGTTCTTGCCGCAGGATTCTGTGGAAGATCATTATGCGTTTCGCCGAGCCTTGGATGATGTGCTGGCCAAGTATCCCAATCATCCAGCAGTGGTTGTGGGGCATCATGCCCCCAGCAAGTTCAGCACGCATCCTCGATATAAGACCGAATACTATCTCAACGGCGCCTATAGCAGCAATCTCGATGAATGGATATTAGATCGTCGACAGATTAAAATGTGGACTCATGGCCACACCCACGAAGATTTTGATTATAGAATCGGCACATGTCGTATCGTCTGCAATCCCCGAGGCTATGACGGCTACGAAGACAAGGCCGACACCTTTAAAATGAAGTATGTAGAACTCAATCCCGAAGTAACCATTGAATATGAGGATGATGGATATCATGACTAAACAAGTATTTTTACCGGTAATTAACTACAAAGGTCAGCAGGGCGTATTTCAGTACGTACAGGAAGCACCAATACCTACTCTCACAGAACCAGCCAATGGCAAAAAATTGGTGTTGGTAGAGACTGTGAGTCAGTATCGCATGCGCTATGTTGTTGAATGCGACGAAGTATCACACGCTGCCGATGAAGTGGTGATGGAGCGAGTGGGCGACGAATTGAGCCAGCAGCATCTCGGCGAAGTCATACTCAGCACTCGTGAAATCGATCGCGCAGAATATCTCCGCATGTTCGACGAAGACAACGACTATCTGCGCAGCTGGCCGCTGGAAAAGAAGTTTAAAATGATTCACAGCATCAATTACGACGAGTAATCGAAGGCTAGAAAAGATAAATACTCCGGTCTAATCCACCGGAGTTTTTCATGGCCCAACAAGGTTTTGTGTACGAAGCCAATGCGTACGAAGCACTGCAGAAATACAAGATCAGCACCGGCGGAGTGGCCGGAGCCAGTCATGACAAGCCCGACCTAACCGTGAAAAAGGGCAAGATTACCAGCGGGGTAGAGTTAAAACTCAGCCCTACCGCAGCCGGAAGTCTAGTGCTAAAATACTACAACGGCAAATGGATGTTCGGCGACACCAAGGGTGATCCGGAAAAAGAGTTTCTAGTAGCCCTGGCCAAGCAGTACAAGCTGCTCACAGAAATGAACACCAGCGGTCAGTACGGCGCTCGTTGGCGCAAGGGTACGCCGCGGCTGCAGAACGATGCCCAGGGTCGCAAGATCATTGTGCTAGCCAAGTCCAAGGAAGAAGCCTATAAAAAGGATCTGGCTCAGTACGGCGCACAGAACGAAGTTCATATCCCCATACCAGCCAAGGCTATCTGCGATTACTATGTTAAGAAGCACTGCAGCTACATCAATGTTGGAACCACGGGATTCTATACTCTAAATGGCAAAGATGAGCTGGGCTTGAACACAGTATTAGCTCAAAAGGGCTACGGAAACATACCCAATTTTGCCACAGCCACATCAGCTAAAATCCGAGTGCGCTGTCAAAATAAGAGTGGCGGAGACTATCAGTTCGTAATGACCCTGCAGTTTGGTCGAGTGGCACCGTCGCCCTATAACATCGCTCCCTTGCTGGGATCGGCGGGCATCGACAAAGCAAAACTAGAAAAAAATCCGCTGATCAATGCCTTTGCCTAAAGATGTTTTGGTATAAATACTAGGTTGATAATTTATTCCAATGGGCGATCATGAGAGGTTTTACCAGCTTTCTGGTGGAAGAAACCACCGAAGATAAACTCAAGCATCTTGAGCATCCCGAAGATCATCTAATCAAAGCCGGCGAGCCTGGCTTTCATCACGCCTTCAATACCCTGAAAACCACGGCTGAAACGCTGCAGGGTCATGACACTGGCACCCGATTAATGACCAAATACGATGGCGCACCCAGCGTGGTCTTTGGTCATCATCCGGAAACCGGACGCTTCTTTGTGGCCAGCAAGTCAGCCTTCAACAAAGATCCCAAGATCAATTATACCGAAGCCGATATCCTGAAACATCACGGTCACGCTCCGGGTCTGGTCAGCAAATTAAAAGCCGCACTCAAACATCTACCCAAGGTTGCTCCAAAGCACGGAGTATATCAGGGCGATTTCCTATACAACAAAGAAGACGGTGATGTGCATCAGGACGAAAAAGGTAACTACCACTTTAAGCCTCAGCTAGTAAACTACGAAGCCAAGAAGGGCAGCGATCAGGCTGCTCGTATTGCTCAGGCTAAAATGGGCTTCTATGTGCATACCGGCTACCGAGGTACTAATCTAGAGAATCTCAAGGCCGATTATACGCCTGACGTATCGGGATTTAAGCAGCACAAAGATGTGCATATGCATCTCTGGAATCAGGGCTTTGATTCCAAGAAGGCCAAATACACCGACGAAGAGCATGGCACGTTCAAACGGGAAATGAACGCTGCCGGTAAAATACTCACCGGTGCGGATCGACATCAGCTGTTCAGTTCTTTGAATGCTTTACCGCAGGATCATGTAACCACCTACATCAACAAGAGTGTGGTGCACGGCGAAACTCCGAGCGTGGAAGGACTGGCCAAGCACGTTGCTGCCAAGCATCAGAAGGCCATAGACAGCGTGAAAACCGACAAGGCCAAGGCACAGAAGCAGATGGCCATGGAATCCGATTTGGCTCATATTAAAAAGCACAAAAAACATCTGGATGCAGTATTGAAGATGCATCAGCACATCGCCAATGCCAAGAACGCTCTCTTGCCGGCTCTAACTCGTGGCGATACAACCGGTTATAAATATTCAATCAACGGACAGCCCAGCACCGCCGAAGGTACCGTGGCAGTTACCCGAGAGAATCGCCCCACCAAATACATTAATCGAGGCAGCGGCGGATTTGCTCAGGCTAATCTAAGCAAAGGCGGATTTAAATGAAGACTCTGCGACAGATTCGCGAAGACATGGTGAACTACAATCATACCAATCAACATTGGCAGATGCGTCATGACAGCGAAGGTCACGGACTCAAAGGCGAGCATCCACATGTAATATTGAAGAATGCTCGTCCGCACATCGATTATGATGCACAGGAAGCCGGCAAACGAGTTTATGCATATATGCACGGAACACCGGCCAAAGCAATACCTAAGGGTCATGTTAAAAGAGCTATTAAATTTAATCCCGGTAACATTGAGCATCCGTTCGTTCACAAAGACGATAATACTCCGGTAACTCATGCTCATTACGTGGAATTCCAAGGACGCGAAGTACACGCGCATTACAAGCAATGAAAAGTCTATTAGAACACATAGAAACGCTGGATGAGGCTGCCAAGAAGAGCAGCCTGCATGTCTTTGACATCGACGATACCCTGTTCCATACGCATGCCAAGATCCATGTAAAGGATCGCACAGGCAAGACCGTACAGACTCTGAGCAATTCCGAATTCAATGATCACAAGCTGGAAAAAGGTCATAGCTACGACTTTCATGAGTTTAGAAGTGCTCGTAAGTTTGCTACAACAAGTCAGCCTATACCAAAAATGCTGCGAAAGATCAAGGCCATACATCATCACGTAGTCAATGTTCCGCATAGTCGTGTTATCATGAATACTGCTCGAGCCGACTTTGATGATAAGAATAAGTTCTTGGATACATTTCGCCGACATGGTGTGGCTGTGGATCATGCTGAAAAGCCCATACATGCACATCGCGCCGGCAACGAGCCCGGCAACGATCTGCCGGCCGTTAAAAAGAACGCTGTGCTGCGCCGCTATCTGGACAAGCATCCCTATGGTAGTGTGCATATGTACGATGACAGTAAAACCAATTTGCATCACTTTTTAAAACTAAAACACGAATATCCTTCGACCAACTTCCATGCCTGGCATGCTCAGCCCGACGGTAGTTTACAGAAGTTCCATTCCGAGGAATCAAAATGAAAAGCTTTCGCAGCGTAATTGCCGAAGCAACCAAACCCAAATCCCGGGTTGTGTTGTTTGGTCGCATGAATCCGGTCACCAGTGGACACGAAGAAAATGTCAAGGCAGCGCATAAGATTGCGCAGGCTCATGGTGCGGAACTGCATGTGGTGGCCAGTCATACCCATGACAAGAAAAAGAATCCCCTGACTCGCGAACAAAAGGCCACACATCTGAAACGAGCTTTTGGTCATCTGGAAAATACGCATATCAGCACCAGTTCACCGGACGAGCCCAGCATTCTGCATCAGGCCAGCAAAGCACATGCTGCCGGTGTCAAACATCTGATCCTTGCCGGTGGTGGCGATAGAGCCGCAGGATATCACAAGTTGCTGCATGACTACAACGGTGTGCATGGCAAGAGTCACGGCTACTACAAGTTTGATCGCATCACTACGGAAAACACCGGCGAAAGAAAAGAAGGCATCAGTGGCACCGACATGCGCAAGCACGCTGCCAGCGGCAACTACGAAAAGTTCAAAGCCAATCTACCATCCAAGATTCGCGCTTCAGAAAAGCACAGTCATGCTATCTACAGCGACGTGCGTCACGGCATGGGCATGCACGAAGAGAATCAGAGAGAAGCCTATGTAGCCGGCGAGGTTCTGCGTCTTGGCGAAATGGTCAACGACACCTATACCGGTCTAAATGGCCGCATTGTATATCGTGGTCCAACCTATGTCACTGTACAGATTGACGAAGAACTAGCAGTAAAACGCTGGTTGGATGCGGTTGATAGTTTGATGGAAGAAGACGCTCCGGCAGCACGTCGTAGTTTTGCTGCATATATGAACAACCCTAGTCAGACTGCCAAGGCAGATCCGCAGCACATCAACACAGAACGCAGTCTAGATCGAATTCGCGGTCATGCTCAGGCACACTCCGCATTTCACACTGATGCGCAGCGCGGAGATGTTGATCCAACCATGCTGGCCGGTGCCTTGGATAGCACTGCTCATTATTTGAATATCTTGGATTGGGCCGAACAAGAAGGTAAGTTAGATGATCACGCAGTCGCAGAATTTGAACGCAACATGGCCAAGGCAGCCGGCCTGCTGGCCGGTGCACAGGCCCTGGATCATCATCACAATTACATGCAGGATGCGGCTCATAGAATGATGAGGATTGCATCGCATATCAAGCTGCACAGCGAAGCCTTTGATCCCAATAAACACCAGGATAAAGATGGTGTGGATGAAAAAGATTTGGAAGAAATTGAACGTCACATCAATCAACTGCGCTGGGCCGACATCAGACATCTATATGCCGATCAGGAACACCAGGAAGCCGAAGAAGAATTTGAGTTGGATGGTGATGCACTATCCGAAGATCTAACAGCGGCTCAACGCATGAAAAAGAAGCTGGACTTCTTAAAGTCTCGGTCACGTCGTGAAATAGCTGCGCGTGTGGCTCGTCATCGTGCCAGCACACCAGCCAAATTAAAGAAGCGAGCCATTGTCGGTGCCCGCACCATGATTATGTCGCGCTTGTTGCGAGGTCGTAATAAAGCCGATCTAAGTGCAGCCGAAAAGAATCGCATTGAAAACATAGTCAGCAAAAGCCGAGCCGCGGTAACAAGAATCAGCAATCGTCTTTTACCTAAACTGCGTAAACTTGAACAGGAACGCCTGCAACATCAGCACGAACAGAATGATGCTGCACCCATAGAGATTAAGGTAGCAAACATCGCAACCGCACTTGCCGGTGTAACAACTCAAGACGGATTGAGATCTTTACCTAAACCCGAACAACACAAAGGTGTGCGACGCCTCAAACAATTTCGCAAGATGGAGGTTTAAATGTTGGTAGATGATTTAAAAAGAGTGCAGGCCGATACATTCGCCCTATATGCCAAGTCTCACTATTATCATTGGAATGTAGAAGGTCCGGACTTTGTACAGTACCATGAATTTTTGGGCAAGATCTACGAAGAGCTTTTTGCGGCCGTTGATGTCATTGCCGAGCAGGTCCGAGCCCTACAGAGCTATGCTCCAGCCGCTCATCGCATGCTCATGGAACTTACTAAAATTCAGGACGACAATACCATACCTGCGGCTCTGGATATGTTCAAAAGACTGTTGGCTGACAACGAAACTGTAATGGAAGGTCTGCTTACTGCGTATATGAGCGCAGATGCTGCGGGCGAAGTTGGTTTGAGTAACTTCCTGCAGGACCGCTATGATGCGCACAAGAAGCTGGCCTGGATGCTGCGCAGCCTAATTAAATAATAAATACTGCGATGAGCTAGGAGATTAACTATGGGTCCAGAAAAACAGCAGGCAATTGCAGCACAGGATGAAAAACTACACGAAGAAATTCGCAGCATACTTGTAGAGTTTATCAGTCAAAAGATCGATAAAGCACAGAAGGATGCAAAGATTACAGCGGCCGCTGATCGTTATAAAAACCGACCAGAAATTGCGGCCTGGGTCAACGAAATTACGCAGGCCGCTATCGGCGTGCAATAAGGAAAGATATGGCAAAGACATTGTTTGATATTCGCGAAGAAGCCGAGCTCATGGAAAAACTGCGAGCCGCAGATCCTACGGGTAAATGGATATCGGATTTTGTGCACAGTGACAATCCCAAGTTTGCCGGCAAGAGTAAAAAAGAACGCATCCGCATGGCGTTAGGTGCAGCCTATGGTGCTAAACGACAAAACGAAGAAACTGAAATCGAAGAAGAATACTATGTCAAGGTCAACAATGCCTTGAAGACTACTCCCAGCGGAGCGCATGTCATGAAGTTTCCCACTCGTGAAGGTGCGGAACGTCATGCCAAAGAACATAAAAAACGCAATCCCAACCATCAGGTTTCGGTTACCAATTCTGCGGCTAGCAATGCTGCGGTATGGCACGGCGGTACTAAGACTCGTCCCTATGCCATGGCCGAACAGGAAAACATGCATCGCATTGGATTGACTGTAACTGATCCTAACCATCCCATGGTTAGCAAGCGCAAGGAAACCATTCAGAAAACAATACGTATAAAAGGCGATGACCGTGAAACAGCCATCAAGGGCGCCATTGCACATTATAAACGCAAAGGCTACAAAGTACATGATCATCACTACATTGGTACTGTCAACGAAGAAATCGATTTAGACGAAGCCATCAAGCTCGGCTCCAAGGTAATGATTCATGCACCCGGCAAGAGCTATCATGGTAAAACCGGTCATGTCGGCGAAATTCGCAACGGTGCCTTCAAAGGCGCACCCAAGACATATACAGTGGACCATGACGGTGGTTCTATTCAGCTAGACAAAAAGAACATCAAAATGCATGCTGAAGAAGTTGGCATTGACGAAGCAGCCTGGGGTAAAGACAAGCTGGCCAATCTTCAGGCAGCACATGCTCGTCATTCAGAGAAGGCCATAGCGGCCAATAAAGCCGGCGATCATGAAGCAGTAAAAGTTCATATGAGTAAAATGAACATGGTTAAAAATCAGATGAACAAGATCAAGCAAAACGAAGATGTGAAGCTTGACGAAGCCGGCGGTATGAAAAGTGCGGCTCTGGTAAAGGCTATGATGAGAAAGCAGAAACAGACGGCTGTTATGTCACCAGAAAAACAAGCTCAACAGAAACAAGAATATCAGGATAAAAAACAGCAGAACGAAATGAGCAATATTACTTTCGATAACACCGGACAGAGTGTGGGTGTTAGCGCAGGCAGCATGAGTCACAGCGGTTTGGTTAAACCCGTGCATCTAATCAAGCCGGAAAAGGATGCTCAGGCCCGGGCTCGTAGTTTGAAACACAAAGAAAAGAAGATGAAGACCGAGGCCAAGAGTCTGTACGATCGTCATCAAGAGCTCCGCAAGAAAAGCGGCTTGCCGGACCCCAGCCATTATTTAAAATTGGCCAAACAAAAGCAGGCAGAGATTGATGCCATGAAAGCAGATCAGGGCAGCACCGAGCGGCTACATACCGTAGCTCCAGAACCACATCCTGGCGGTCAGAGAACATTTACTGGTTTAAGAAACAAATAATGAAATCTTTTAAACAGATTCGTGAAGAGTCACCACCGAGAGTAGAAAAAGGCTACTACAAAGGCCAGCATTTTCATTTTGCTCGTCGCAAGGCCGGCAAAAGTGCCAGCAGTAAAAGCGGTGGAACAAGTACGGCCAGCAGCCCCAGCGGCGAAGGCAGCGGATCAGGTAGCGGAGGAGGCACCGGTGGCGGCGGAAACGGCGGCGGTGGTAACGGAGACGGAGCATGAAAAATCTAAGAAAAATACGCGAAGAAAAAGCAGTATGGGATAAACCCAATCCTGTGAAAAATCACAGCAAACTAAGTCCCAGCGATAAGGCTCGGGCTCGTAATCGCGCTCGAAGTGCGGGCCGTCCCTATCCCAACATGGTGGACAATATCTGGGCAGCTCGCAAAGAAGAAACTGAAATTGGTGAAGCCAAGGAACGGCAGGAATATGATTACGAAGGTGACATGGCCCGTAGTCAACTGCGCAGCATCATAGCCAATGCACAGGCTGTACATGACATGCTCAAGCCTGACACCAACATGGCTGAATGGGTGCAGAGCAAAATTACCCTGGCTGCCGATTATATCAGCACAGCTGCAGACTACATGCAGAGCGAAAAGGGCGAGGTCAAAGAAAACACCAGCGCAGATAGATTTAAAAAGTATATTAGACCAGTAGTCAAGACTACTCCGAAGATTGAACGTTCTACCGAACCCGCAGGCCGTACCTCAGATCATGTTGAATGGAAGGTTACCGGTCCAACCGGAGAAATTCATAGATTTAAAAGTAAAAAAGAAGCACAGGCGCACTACAATTCTTTTAGCGAAGCCGCTCCAGCCTGGACTCGCAAAGAAGGCAAGAGTCCCAGCGGCGGTTTGAATGCCAAGGGCATAGCCAGCTATCGCCGAGCCAATCCTGGATCAAAGTTGAGCATGGCAGTAACTACTCCGCCGAGCAAATTAGATCCCGACGGCAAAGCCGCAGGTCGACGTCGTAGTTTCTGCGCTAGAATGGGCGGCAGCAAAGGTCCGATGAAAGATGAAAAGGGTCGTCCAACACGCAAGGCTCTGGCTCTAAGGAAATGGAACTGCTAACAATGAAATTATTTACAGACATCCGTTTACACGAAGCCGCTGATAAAATGGTGGGAACCATTGGATCAGACAAGAAAGGCCTACGGCATCTTAAAAACTATGTCATGCCTTACTTGAGTGCCGAAGGACGTAAAAAGACTGCCGATGAATTTGCGCAACACGGTAGCATGGATCATGAAGGTCATGGCACTCACTATGATCCCAGAGTTACACACAACTTTACTCTGGCAACCAAGCAGGGCGAACACGCCGCAGGTACACCAGTGCGAGTAACTCATGTCAGTCAAGGCGCCAACAATAGTTTGATTGCTCATACCCAACAGCACGGTCAGATCAGCATGGCTGCTTTGAACAAGCCCGAAGGTTTGAAGAAGCCGGCAATTACTCGCGAAGGCTTTGATGTGGAAGGCACCATTGCCCGACACTTGGGCACCACAGCAGCGGGATCAACTAAACACGGCTATGATTTCCACTATGGCGCCGGCGATAACGAAGTTCGTGGCAAGGTTAAACACGTACCAGAAGTAGATAAGAAAACCGGCGGTGCTACTCCGGTGGTGCGCGGAGAGAGCAAGTTAGACAAAGGCAAGATGGGACAGAGTACCCTAAAGCATACCAAAGAACGGGGCTGGCATTTTACCAACGAGGCTCTGGCGCCGCACATGGAAAAAGCCCAGATCGATGGCAAGCCCATTCTTCAGCATCTCAACGAACATCATCCCAACGGCGTAATTGATCGTCCGTATTCCATACCAGCACCTGCGGGCATGGCACAGCATTACTTGCGCTCCAGCAATGTCAATACCCTGCACATTCACAATAAAAAAGAAAAGCGCGGCACCACCTTCACCATCGGCAATAAAAATTCGCTCAAAGGCAAGACCAAGCTCGGCCATTTAAGCGACAATGACCTGGAACGATTGAATGGTACGCTGAGCATTGAAAAAACAACAACCGGTAGTACTCAGGCAGCACATCGCCCTAAACAAGGAGTGATGAAAGAATTTGCCAATATGAGTCATACCAATCCTGAAAAGCATCGTGATTTGACCAATGAGCAACACGCACATGAGTTTAAGCAGCATCTGGGACATCAGCTCGGAGAAAACTTTCAAGACGGACGTCGTCCACAGGACCGTGGCGACATGGCCAGACATGGATTAAAAGGCAAGAGTCTAAGTGCGCTTAGAAAGATCCGATCATCGGCATCAGCCAGTCCACGAAAGAAGCAGTTAGCACATTGGTACGTCAATATGCATAGTAAAGATTAAATAGTATCATTAAATAGCCACACCGTGATGGTATAGGGTTTGTCAATAACTGTCAATAGTAAAAAAGGAAATAAAATGAAAAATCTGTTAGAATCGATTCGCAACATGTATGCTGCGCAGGCCGAAGCTACCATGATGCAGGACGACGGCAAGGTTGTGCATAACTGTGCTAAACACGTCGAACACGCTGAATGGGGTCAGGGCAACTGCATCAGCGAAGAACATGCCGATCCAGACCGCTATGGTAACATTGCCTGGTATGATGTAATGTTCGAACACGGTCTGGAGCGCGGTGTACCAACCGCGGAACTCAATATCCTGCGGGCTGAAAGTCACATGCACAGCATGAAAAAGGCCAAAAAGGTTGCTGAAGCCCTGAACACCAATGCTCCGGTCAGCATCGATCCTAAACAGGCCATCAAGAAAAAGGCCATGGACGACGCTTTAGATGCAGCCAACAAGCAGGGCACCACCGGTGAGATCGATAAGATTGTACACCAGGGTGTGACCAAAGAAGAAAAAGAAGAAAAATTTGAAGCCGATGAAGTGCAGGCCGCTGGTCATAAAAAGACCAAAGAGAAGTATGAGACCCTGAGCAAGATGCCGCAGCGTATGAAGGAAGATTTCGATCCAGTAGATGAAACCATTATCTACAAAGATCGCGAATACAGCATCGACGAAGCCGATAAGAACTACGATGCATACTTCCGTGCTAAATTAAAGTCCGCTGGCAAATCCATTGGCGATATGAGCGACGAAGAAAAGAAGGCGTTCTTCAATAAAGTGGATGCGGGCTTCAAAGCCAAGAACGAAGATGTATTTCTAGAAGCCTACATGGCCAGCGATCTTATGGCAGTTAAAGACGCTCATAGGAAAGCCGGCAATAAGATCAGCAATGAAACCACTAGCAGCAAAGGTGGTCAAGCTCATCATAGTTTTGTAGTAACAACACCAGCAGGTAAACGCACTCGTCACATCTATCATGGCAGCACCAAGAAGGTGGAAACCATGTCGGCGGCTCCACGCAGCAAAGAAGCCAAAGAAACCGGTGAAGACGACGACGATAAATAAAACAGTAATCCATTTTTAAGGAGAAGTAACATGCCATTATGGGGCGCAACAACCAGCGATGAGAGCAAGCCTAAAAACTTGACCGCTGAAGAAAAAAGTCGCACTTTCGCGACAACCCGCGGCTGGGAGATTCGTCGCCCAGACGGCCTGGACGAAGTTATTGTTGCTATTCGCAATCTCAGCGGTGGTGCAACAACCAGTACTAAACTTGGCGCAGCAACCATCAGCCAGGTGTACTTTACCAACGCTAATGTAAACGTCGGTACGTTAAGCACCGTACGTGTAGTGTGGAACGAACGCATTACACCAACAACCACTGGTACATTGGTTGTGCGTGATCTCACCAACAGCGCGAATATTACTGCTACTCGTTACGGTACACCGGGTCCGAACTATCTGGACTTCCAATTCCGTGCTCCGGTATCTAGTGCGGCCTTGGCAGTGCAGGCTCAGACCATTACTCTGGGTGTAAATGACTATGGTTTAACCGATGTTACTTCGGACCTTACTATTGCCAGCGGCGATGTAGTTAGCGCAGGCTTGGTTTCCAACGGTACCAGCACCTTGGTTACATCATATAACCAAGCAACTATTACCAGCGTATACTTTGATGCCAATAGCTACAGCACCGGTAGCACTGGACGCGTAGTAGTGGTGTGGAATGATCTAGTAACTGCTACGACCACTGGTACAATGACTGTTACTGCTACCAACACCAGCGGCTACACCATTACTGCTACACGCACTGGTGCATTGGATGGTACAAGCATTGCTCGCTTTGCGTTTACCTCTCCAAATACCACTGGCCAGACTCTGAGCATTACAAGTCAGACACTCAGCATTGGTCTGGTGAATTACGGAACCCTGGCCGTTACATCGGATCTGAGCATTGCACTTGTTGATGTTCTTGGTGCAGCCAATGACGGTGGTAGCACAAGTGTTGTAACAACTATCTAAGGAAGTTAAATGGCTGATACTAAACTCAGCGACTTAGCCACAGCAAGTACAGCAGGTTATTCCGACCTGCTGTACTTGGTTCAAGGTGGAGTAAGCAAACGAATTGCAGTTAATGTTTTCGTCACCAGCTTGGCAACATTGGTTAATTCATCGTATGCTACCATGGCCTATGTTACTGCGACATTGGTTAACTATACAACTAACGCTAATTTGACCAGTACTTTGGTTAGTTACACTACCAATGCTAATTTGACATCAACATTGGCTAGTTACACCACAAATGCTAACTTGACCAGTACACTGGCAGCGTTTACAGTTAGTAAATTACAGTATTCCAGTCTTACTGTTCAACTGAATTCATCTGGAAGCGTAACATTACCAAACAATGCTCAAATAAAAGATAATGCAAACACTTCTGTATCATTTGGCTACAGAGCTGGTGTTACTAATCAGGCTGCTAACACAATTATATTTAATGCCAGCGATAGTACGGTCAATGGCGTTAGTGGACAAACAAGTAGTTTTTATGTTGCACCAATCAGACAATTTAGCAGTATTAGTGCGTATGCAACCAACAGAGTATTGCAGTACAATGAGACTACAAAAGAAATAACCTATAGCAATAAATTAGATGCTGTAAGTCCATACATCACAGGTTATAGTTCAGAAGTTCATGTTAGCCCAGTTGCTCTTGATGATTCTGGTAATGGAACTATTGGTGATCCAGTTAAAACCATTGCTCGAGCGCAAGTACTGGCTGCAGCAGCGTTTGAAACCACTGGGGTTGGTGAAAGAAAAACAATTGTTCTGCATCCAGGTAATTATACTGAAAATGTAACCATAGATACTCAGTATACTGTACTAACCACGCATGAGTTGGTGGGTAAAAACACCACACTATCTGGTACACTGACCATTACCAAAGGCTGTACCATTGATGGTCTAAAAATGAACAATCTAGTTATCACAGCTAGTTCTGCAAATGGAACAGTTGATATCATAGGTAGTACAGTATCAACAGCTGTATCAAAGACATCCAGTGCATACACAGTATTCAGAGGATGTGATTTATCTACAGCTACATTAAGTGTTACTGGTAATGGCACAGTTGTAATGGATGGTGGTAATTATTTTACAGTTGCTGTGAATAATTCCGCTGCTGCAGTTCTGGCCAAAGCAGTTATCAGCATGGGTCCAGTGACGCTGACCGCAGGAACGCTACAGCTTGCTGACACACTGATCTACTCTGCTACTAATACGTCTAACGCCATAACTCAAAGTGCTGGATCGGTATTAACATTAAATAATAGTCAGACACTAATACCCGATTTATCAAATGTAGCAAGAAATAGTTTTGGAGGATATTATTCTATTCTTCATTCTGTTTATGATAAACCAAACTCTACATTTACAGGGGTGTCATTAAACGCAAATTCCTACAGTCAGTACATCAATGCTGATAGATTAATTTTATCAGCGGGTGGTGATATTCTTAATAGTTCTGGTAATTCAGTTATATGTAACATACCCTGCCCAACCTCCAGTGTTCCAGTAACAGTAACCAGCACCGGCACGGCTGGACAACTAGCTTACAGTTCAAGCCATGTGTACATATGTGTAGCAACTGATACCTGGAGACGTGCAGCGTTAACAACCTGGTAAAACAATGAAGCCTGAATTGACTGACGAAAACTTTTTAATGTATGCAATAAAGAATTACGATAATCCCGGATGTTCGGGATTGTCGGAATTTCATGACGACGTAAAACGTCTGCGCTACGTAAAACGACTGCTGGGCCGCTACCATGTCGGTGGCGAGCTCAAAGAGCGTTTGATTATAAATCACTTGATGATATTGTACAATGTATTTGGTGTGGAAGCTGCCACCAGTTTATTGTTTTTTCGCATGCCCCAAGAACTCTGGACCTACTTAAAAACTTTTCTGGTGTTTTTAAACTTCATGCCTCAGCACGTTATAGTTAGTACCGGCATTCGCATACCAGAAAGCCAGATACCCTTGGATCAAACCATTGTTGAAAAACTAAGGAAAATTTAATGTCTCGCTTTGTTGATGCTGTCATAACCTACAGAATTTTAAAGATACTTACTACGCCTTTTGATCAAACCGATGCCTATAGATTGGGAATCATTGATGCCAAAGGCCGAGTATTAAAAAAACAAACCGAATTAAACAGCGTGGAAGAACGCGACAGCTATACTCTGCTGCATCGCATGATCTATCGCCTCAAACGCATCATTGAAAAGGTGCCCATTGAAAACAAGCGCATAGTCAGCTTTGCTGCTGCCCTGAGTCTAATCAAAGAACACATTGACGCCACCGCCGAGCCCTTGCCGTCGGAATTTGAATCGCGTCTTTTAACTATTACTGAATCCCTGGATCTGGAAGAAGAACTGTTTGTAGTAGAAAACTTTCTCGCAGGTCGCGGTATTGACGGATCCGCAGTACCCGGTTTTCGCCAATACCTGGAGGATGTAAGCATATCCAATGCCGTGGGGCTTGGATTCAGCAGCCAGGCCACACCAGTAGCCAATCCTAATTTGGCTGGTCGTGACATGGGATTATTGACGCGCAACAAAATACTTAGAAGAAAGAAACCCAATGTTTAAAAAATTAATCAACGCTATCTGGCCCGCCACACCACCCATCGATCAAAGCCGTCTGGCCGCTCGTGTAGATGCTACACCAGTACAGAGCCAGGTTCAAACTCAATCTAAAGTTGAAGTTACGGTGCAAAGTTCGCAGGCCGAACAAATTAAAAAAGCTGTGGCAAAAAATGCCAAACCCTCCAATAAACCGGTGGTACCAAAAACAGCGGCAGAGAAAAAGAAAAGCAAAAAGCCAAGTAAATGAATCGTGCACTTCAAGAAAAACGAACACTGGTGGAACTGGCTCGAAGATTTGGCCAGGAACCTGCACCTCGTCTACTTGAAGAATTGGCAATATTAGAAAGAGATGAAGAACAACGATTAAAACGAGAATCCGATCTTCGTGAACGCATTGCAACTGACCTAAACACCATGTTTAGAAAGGCAGAAATCAATGAGTTGGTTCAACCATCGCCCGAGCCCGCTGCGGCGACCCCCGCAGCCTTGCCCGTTACCCTCACCGAGACCCCGGCGGATCAGGTATTAGAAATAACCGTACCCACGCCTAGACTTCAGGATGCGGTAGCGGATTATATCAAACGCAATGTCCGAGAAAGTACGGTGGTCAATCCCGAACCGGTGTTGGCTCAGCCTCAGCGAGATCTAGAACGCGAAGTAAAATATCTCAAAGAATGGGTGGGCAAAATAGCTGCCACCGGACCCGGCGGTGGAGAAGTAAACCTGCGATATCTGGACGATGTTGATCGGTCTACCATCGACGACGGTCAGTATTTAAGATACAATGCTCCCACTAAAAAGTTTGTATTTGATCATGGCACTAAAAACATCTACTATGGTGCCTTTCAAAGCAATGTAACACAGACCAGCTCGGCTACCAGTGCCACGGCCATTGCATGTGAAATCATGGATTATAGTCGTGGCGTAAGCATGACCAGCAACGGCATTACTAGCAGTATTAGTCGCATTGTCATTGCTCATCCTGGTACCTATAATCTGCAGTTTAGTGCACAACTTGTCAACAGTGGCAATGCCATTGATCCAGTGTTTATCTGGTATCGGCAAAACGGCATGGATATACAACAAACTAATAGTCAGATAACCGTGCCAGGCAAGCAGGGAAATGTCGATGGAGCAATTATTGCTGGTTGGAATTTCTTTATAAGAACAACCAATGTCAATGAATACATTGAGCTCATGTGGTTTGTCGCCGATCAAACACATACATTTATAGCAGCCACAACCAGTCAGGCAGCAACAGCAACCACACCATTTTTGCCCAGCATTCCTAGCATCATCCTTACGGTCAATGAAATAACCATTGACAACAGTTAACATATAAATAACCGATGTCTATCGAAACACAAATAGCCGTGGTTGAACAAGAGCTAGTCCAGACTCAGACTCTGCTGACTCGGGTAGACCATGCTATAGAAAAACTAACCGACGTAACGGCGGACATCGGCAAAATACTGGCGGTACATGACCAGCGGCTGGAACGCGGTGAGAAGGCAACCAGCGACATCTTCGACCTTCTAGAAAAACGCAGACACGAAATGGACGCCGACATCAAAGAACTGCATAGCAGAATCACCACCACCACTCGCGAACTCAGCACCGAAATATCCAATGTGCAGCACTGCGTAGTCAATGGCATCGAAGATCTCAAACGAGAACTCAAAGAAGATCAGCGGTATCACAACGAAAAGCAAAAAAGTCTGGAAGATAGAATCGCTAGTTTGGAGCGTTGGCGCTATACTCTGGTAGGTGCGGGCATTGTTGGTGGTTATGTTTTGACCAAGGTAATTGGAATGGTGGACTTTGTAATAAAGTAATTGACTCTTTCACAGTAGTATCATATACTTAGGCTCTAATAGGAGCCTTTTCCAATCATGAGCCTTTACATCGACATCAAATATTTGAATCAGATCGGTAGTCGTCTTCCGTTATTTAAAAAGAAGAGCGATCATCTGTGGAACTGTCGTTGCACCATCTGCGGCGACAGCAGTAAAAAGAAGAACAAGGCTCGCGGCTACTTCTTTAAACAGAAAAACGATCTATTCTATAAATGCCATAACTGCGATGCCAGCCAGCATTTTGGTACCTTTTTGAAGAACTTTGACAACGGTCTCTATCGTCAATATGCTTTGGAACGATATAGCAACGGTGAGAACCGTCGGGCTCACAGCAATCCCGAACATGATTTGATGAGTCAGTTTAGTTTTGCCCTGCCCGAAGAAACTTTTGAACCGCCGGCCAGTCTATTGGATGAACTCTTACCCCGAGTCAATACCTTGCCCGAAGATCACGAAGTCCGACAGTTTTGCCGAGCTCGAGCCATACCAAACTATCAGCTGAGTCGCTTGTATTTTATCGATGACATGCGCCGCATTGTGCAGCTCAGTCCCCGGATGCAGGACAAGATAGTAACCGCGGAACCTAGACTGGTCATGCCATTCAGAGACCGCACCGGACGATTGGTTGGCGTAACCTGCCGAGCCCTGCGCGGTGAAGCTCTGCGATATATAGTAGTGCGCATTGATGAGGACGCTCCGTTGATCTTTGGTAGAGAAGACATCAATCCTTTGACCACTGTTTACGCTGTGGAGGGTCCAATTGATAGTCTATTTCTTCCAAATTCTGTTGCTGTTGGTGGTACTGGCTTTAGCCGGCTTGATGATCTTGGAATTGAGCAGCGTCGCATCACCGTGGTTATCGACAATCAACCGCGCAATCGTGAAGTGGTGGCGATTTATAAAAAGGTGATTGATGCGGGCTATCGAGTCTTTATCTGGCCGGGCCGTTTTGCCGAACAAAAAGACATCAACGACGTGGTGTTGGCCAATCCGGGCTTTAATAGTCGAAGATTGCAGGACATCATTGATGAGCATAGTTTTGCGGGTCTGAAGGCCCAGGCACAATTTAACGTATGGAAGAGGGTTTGAATGTCAAATGCACAGTTAGTTAGTTATAGTAAGCAGGCCTTGAATTTTGCTGGCGTGGGTGAAGTCAGTGATCTGCAGGAACTGGTGGCATACTGCGCTCGAGTGAGCAATCCCAGCAATCAACACAATACTGAAACATCGGAAAAACTTATTCGCTATCTGGTAAAGAATCGGCACTGGAGTCCGTTTGAAATGGTCAACATCTGCATCGAAGTCAATACAACTCGTGACATAGCTCGTCAACTGCTGCGACATCGCTCATTTAGTTTTCAGGAATTCAGTCAACGCTATGCCGATGTCAGTGAACTTGCGGGCAGTGGTTTTAACTATGTCTTTCGTGAGGCGCGCCTACAAGACACCAAGAACCGACAAAATAGCATTGCCATTGATAAAAACGACGTGGAACAGGCGTATTTTGCTCACGTATGGGAGAAAAAACAACGAGAACTCATTGATTGGGTTGATTCTACCTATAAATGGGCCATAGAAAACGGCATGGCCAAAGAACAGGCCCGAGCAATTCTTCCCGAAGGATTGACCATGAGCCGGCTCTATGTCAACGGAACTCTGCGCAGCTGGCTGCACTATATAGATGTCCGTACCGAGCCAGGCACTCAATTGGAGCATCAGATTCTGGCTCGTCAATGCGCCGAAGTAATTGCACGATTATTCCCCAGTATTATAGAGTTTGATCACTCGACCGATAAATCTGCATAAATAGAAGACCAAATAATAACAAGGAAAAGTTCATGTGGATGCTTAACTTCATACCCGATGCCTGGATTACCGCAGCCGTAAATCTAGCCATCGCAGTCAGCGTTATTGGGCTGGCAGCAACCTGGCTGCTGAGTCGATTGCCCATGATCGGCGGATATGCTAAAATTATTCGTCTGGTCTGTGTTGGCATACTTTTAATTTCTGTGTATTTCAAAGGCAGTCTAGAAAACGAATTAGTATGGCGCGCCCGAGTAGCAGAACTTGAAGAAAAGATCAAGGCGGCCGAAGCCAAATCTCAGAAGGTCAACACCGTCATCAAAAACAAAATCATCACCAAAACAAAGGTGGTGCACGATACTCAAATTGTAGTTCAGGAAAAGATACGAGAAGTAGAAAAGGTCATCAACGAAAAATGCGAAATAGATCCTGCAGTCATTGATATACACAATCGGGCTGCTGAAACACCGGGAGAAGCTAAATGAAAAAATTTCTAGTTTTACTTTTAATGCTCGGTGGATGTTCAACAGCTGTACCGGTGAAACGCACATTTCCAGAAGTACCCAATGAATTAAAAGTAACCTGTCCAGATTTAAAGAAGGTAGCAGTAGAATCAAAATTAAGCGACATACTCAGCACAGTAACACAAAATTATGCAACATATCATGAATGTCGTATCAAGCATGACGCTTGGGTAGAATGGTACGACAGTCAACGTAAAATATTCGAAGAAGTTAAATAACAACAATTAAATTGGAGTAACAATGTCAGGTAAGATACACGGCATTACGGTAGACTATTCTCGCGACGATTTGTTTGATGAATTAGGCATCAAGCGTCTCCGGGAAAGTTATATGAAGGAAGATGAGAAATCACCACAGGAAAGGTTCGCCTATGTTAGCAAAAGTTTCGGAAGCAATGATGCTCACGCTCAGCGTCTTTACGATTATAGCAGTCGGCATTGGCTATCTTATAGCACTCCTATTTTATCTTTTGGCCGCAGTAAGCGTGGTCTGCCTATTTCTTGCTTTCTTCCCTATTTGGATGATAGTGCAGAAGGTCTTGTCGACACTCTCAGCGAAGTAAACTGGCTCAGCATGCTGGGCGGAGGAGTTGGAATTGGACTGGGAATCCGCAGTGCTGATGATAAGTCTGTGGGCATCATGCCTCATCTACGTACATATGATGCTTCAAGTCTCGCCTATCGTCAGGGTCGTACTCGCCGCGGTAGTTATGCCGCTTATCTTGATATTAGCCATCCAGACATTATTAGTTTTCTTGAAATGAGAAAGCCTACGGGTGATCCCAATATGCGCACCCTGAACCTGCATCACGGCATCAACATCACCGATGACTTCATGCACATCATTGAACGCTGCATGCTAGATAAAACCGCAGACGATACCTGGGAACTGCGTGATCCCAACAGCGGCACGGTCAAGGATCGAGTCAGTGCCCGTGAACTCTGGCAGCGTATTCTGGAAATGCGCATGCAGACCGGTGAGCCATATATTCACTTCATCGATGCCAGTAACCGAGCCTTGCCGGAGTTTCAAAAGAAGCTCGGCCTGCAGATTCGTCAAAGCAATCTATGCTCGGAAATTATTCTACCCACCAACAAGGAACGCACCGCGGTATGCTGCCTGAGTTCGCTTAACCTGGAATACTACGATGAGTGGAAGCATGATGCCTTGTTCCTCCGAGACGTTGCTGAAATGCTGGACAATGTGCTGCAGTATTTTATTGATAATGCTCCTAGTGCAATCAGCCGAGCCATTTACTCTGCTACTCGTGAGCGCAGCATCGGCGTTGGTGCTTTAGGCTGGCATGCTTATCTGCAGAAGAACAATCTGGCCTGGGAAAGTCCCATGGCCGTAGGTCGTAATCAACAAATTTTTAAACACATTCGTCAAGGATTAGATCATGCAAATATTGAATTGGGTAAGGAACGAGGTGAAGCTCCTGACTGTAGTGGCACTGGTCGCCGGTTCGCTCATGTTATGGCTATTGCTCCCAATGCTAGTTCATCCATCCTCATGGGTAATACTAGCCCTAGTATTGAGCCACTACGTGCTAATGCTTATCGACAAGACACATTATCAGGAAGCATGCTCAATAAAAACAAATGGCTGGACCGAATCATCCAGGAAAAGTGCGCCGCAGATCATGACCTGGACTACAACGAAATCTGGGCCAGCATCATTGCCAACGACGGTAGCGTGCAACACCTTACCGACCTATTGGACGACTGGACTCGAGATGTGTTCAAAACCAGCATGGAAATCGACCAACGATGGCTTGTACAGCATGCCGCTGACCGGCAGACCCATATCGACCAAGCTCAGTCTCTCAATCTCTTCTTCCGACCCGACGCAAATGTCAAGTATATTCATGCAGTACATTTTCAAGCCTGGAAGAGCGGTCTCAAGACTTTATACTATTGCCGAAGCGAAAAAATTGGCAAAGCCGATAAAGTAGCTAAAAAAATTGAACGTCAGGTAATCCAGGAAATTGATCTCAAGGCCCTGGCCAGCAGTGACGATGTCTGCATAGCCTGCGAAGGATAATCATGGCACATTTAACAGCCAACATACCACCCATACACTGCTGGGTTCGACGAGAGTTTTTATATGATTTTAAATCTGGGCACGGCGAGTTTGAACCCTGCATCTGGGTCAGCATAAAAAGCATTCGCGGCCAGGCATTTCGCATCGAAGCCTATCTACCTAACTACGGAGCATTGTATGACAAGTTACCAATATCAGCGTTTGTGTCTCGCCGAGAAAATATTGACGCACGGAATTTTTTGGATCTAGACACCCTGCAGATCTGGGATTGTTTCAGTCATGATTTTACCGTAGTCAAAAAAGCATTTTTAAGCAATCTCAGCTGCAAATTCTACGCAAAAAACAAAAAGTTCTACAACGGTAACTACATGTTTACCGTGGACCACAGTGCACCGGACTTCAATGTATTGGACACCGGCTATGCTGAATGGCCGGAGGATCATAAGAGTTTTAATTTTATTGAACTAGACAATGGACAGTATGCGGCCCAGCCCAACAACCGCTGCATATTTTTAGATGCAGCCAGCAACCCGCCGGAACTTAAATTTCCGGACTTCAAGGTCTGCACTAAAAAATATGTGGTGGAACAAAATCCAAAATGGTTTTTGGGAGATACCGATACTGTGATGTACGAAACAACCAAGGAGAAAAAACAATGAAAAAAATAATGTTTGCGATTCTGTGCTTGATTGGTGCAGCAGCCGCAGCCAATCCCATAGATGACCAGTGCGGTCAATTTGTATTCAACGGCGCACCGGTTACTGCCATTGCTGCCAATACTCAGTACATCTGCAAGAAAAACTATGCCATTCATTATCGCTATGACACCAAGACAGCGGAGTATGTAGTACAGCACCTCACCCTGGCCAGCATCAGCGGTCCGGCCAAACGCAAGGACGATTTTAGAGCAGATCCAGATGTGCCAAAACAGCATCAGTCGGTGCTCGGCGATTATGCTGGCCTGCCCTTTGACCGCGGTCATCTCAGTCCCGGTGCCGACAATACTCAGACCGCAGAAATAATGAGCGAAAGTTTCTTCCTCAGCAACATGGTGCCACAGGTACCCAACAACAATCGCGGCATCTGGAAACAGCTGGAAACAGCGGTGCGAGGCTGGGTTCGATCTGGTCGCGACATCTATGTTGTCAGTGGCACTGTGTACGATCCCGGTTATAAAAACATCGGTCGTCAAGTAGGCATACCCAGCCGTCTGTTCAAAGTAGTGATTGATGCCAAGTCCAATACTGCCATAGCCTTTTTGATGCCAAATGCCGCCTTGCCGGTTAAAGATCTTCCTCACTATGCTGTCAGCATTGCGGATGTAGAAGCTGCCACTGGCATCAATTTCATGCCTGCCCTGCCGTCCAATAATCGCATCGAAACCGAAAAACCCAATCTTGCAGCCTGGCCTGGCCTTTAAAAATATATTGACAAATAGTGGAGATTAAATTAAAATGCGTAAAGTAGCACTTTTTATCCATCACCCTCGATGTTCCATACAATGCGGCAATGGTATAATCGAAGCGTTATCTCCCAACTATACATTTAAAATTTTTACCAAGCACACAGTAGAACGAGATTTTTTTGATGATGTAGATCTAGTAGCATTTCCCGGTGGCGAAGGCGATTCCGAATCCTGGCATCAGCTGTTCAATAACAATGGAACAAAGATATATGATTTTCTAAATCGTGGTGGTAAGTATTTGGGTATCTGCATGGGCGCATATTGGGCCGGCAGTCATTATTTTGATATACTAAAGGATGTGGATGCTGTGCAATATATTACAAGACCAAATACTGATACAAAACGACCGCACGCCAAGGCCATGCCCATAACCTGGAATGGTGAACCACATAAAATGTTCTTCTTCGACGGTTGTGCCCTGGCAGGCGATGAAACAAAATTTACGACGATTGCAAGATATGCCAATGGCGATCCCATGGCTATTATACAAAACAACATCGGCATCATAGGCTGTCATCCAGAAAGCACACCTATCTGGTACACCTATCACAGCTGGATGAAAAACGAGTATCACGGTGGCGTACAACATAAATTATTGTTGGATTTTGTCGACACCCTAATGGAGAAGTAATGAAGAAAAAAACCAATTTAACAGACGATAGAAATAGTTTCAAGCCCTTTAACTATCCCTGGGCCTATGACAGCTGGTTGAAACACGAACAGAGTCATTGGCTGCATACCGAAGTACCCATGTTGGAAGATGTCAAAGATTGGAAGAACAAATTAACCGAAGCTGAAAAGACCTTCTTGACCAACATCTTTCGTTTCTTTACACAGGGCGACATTGATGTGGCCGGTGGTTATGTAAAGAACTATCTGCCGTATTTTAAACAGCCCGAAGTTCGCATGATGTTGCTGGGATTTGCTGCGCGTGAAGCCTTGCATGTAGCTGCCTATAGTCACCTCATTGAGACTCTGGGTATGCCAGATTCAACCTATGCGGAATTTCTGGAATATCAGGAGATGAAGGATAAACATGATTACGTACTTGGTATTAGCGCACAGAATGGCGATGTTGCTAGTACTGCTGCTCACATTGCAGTATTCAGTGCTTTCACCGAAGGCATGCAGTTATTCAGTTCCTTTATCATGCTACTTAACTTCCCACGCCACGGTAAAATGAAGGGCATGGGACAGATTATTACCTGGTCAATCGTGGATGAGACTCAGCACTGCGAGAGCATGATCAAACTGTTCCGCACCTATGTGGAAGAGAACAAGCAAATCTGGAACGACGAACTCAAAGAACGCATCTATTCAATCGCAGAAAAGATGGTGGAGCTCGAAGATAAATTTATTGACCTGGCCTTTGGTGTGAACAGCATGGAAAATTTAACTGCTGCCGAAGTCAAACAATATATACGTTATATCGCTGATCGCCGTCTGATTAGTCTTGGTCTAAAAGGTATCTTCAAAGTTAAAAAGAATCCTTTGCCTTGGGTTGAAGAAATGATCAATGCTCCAACTCATACGAACTTTTTTGAAAATCGCGCCACAGACTATGCCAAAGGTGCCTTGAGTGGTAACTGGGAAGAGGTGTGGGCTTAACCATGGTAAATTATGAAACCAAGATTTCTATTTCTCAATACACGAGAAGCCAACTGCAGCATCTATAAATCAGGTCTCCAAATCTACAGTGCCTTGGCTGATGCCGAGCACTGGGACATGGACTACGTAGAAATTCCGGACTTTGATGTGGCTGCCCTCTATCAGGGGCGCATTGTTGTTAATGATCAGGAGCTAGAGCCCTACGATGTTTACATCTTTAATTACCACGATATTACTATGCGTGGTACTGAGAATATCCGGTCGGAAAACTTTGCAAGATTGGCTGGAATTAAATATAGCATCATCCTGGAGATGGAGCCCAATAACCCGTATAGTCGATTATTCAGTGACGACTTTGATGGCTATCTGGTTATGGATCCTACTTTTGTTAGCAACAATGCTCGCTTTCATGCCTTCCCTAGACCTATTCCTTCTGCTGTTGTTGATGAATATCAGCATCAGGATGTTCCAGTAATCGGCAGCTTTGGATTTGCTACTCAGGACAAATACTTTGATCGCATTGTGGAAGCCGCGGCCAAGGAATTGAACGAAGCCAAGATTAAGATCAATATTCCCAAGGCCAGCTATGCTGATCCACAGGACACCATGTATGAAATGATTCGTCAATCCTGTTTGTCCAAGGCTCGGCCCGGCATTGAAGTAGAATTCACTCGTGAGTTTTTTACCGATGAAGAATTGATTCGATGGTGCAGTCGCAATACCCTGAATATGTTCATGTATGATCGTCATATGCCCGGCCTGGCCGCGGTTACCGATCAGGCCATTGCATCGGGTCGTCCCTTGTTAGTTAGTCGCAATGAAACATTCCGACACATACATAGCTATTGCCGAGCCTATCCGGATCGCAGCATCACCGGTGCCATAGAAAAGCACGCCGATGCGGTGCGACGCATGCAGGAGGACTGGAGCTGGACAAGTTGCCAACGCAGATTGAAAGAAATTCTATTTGAGGATTGATATGACCAAAGATGAGCAGGTACTGGGTATTGCCAGTATTCAAAAGAATGAAAGTAAATGGATTGTTGAATGGGTGAGCTGGCATCTCTTGCAGGGCTTTAGCAAGTTCTATATCTATAATCACATGAGTGAAGATAACACTCGTGAAATCTACGAACAACTCAGCGATCACTATGACATTACTATTCATGATGTAGAAGGTCACAATGTAAGCTATCCCATGATGCAGCATTACCTGGACACCTATCGTCCGGAATGTGATTGGATCAGTTATAATGATACCGATGAGTTTATGATGCCAGTGGGTGCCGATAAAACCGTGAAGGATATCTTCTGGGACCATTGGGATGATCCAATTTCCGCTCTAGGCATTTACTGGACCTACTATGGCAGCAATGGTCATAACGAGCCCGGCGATTGCCCTCCGCTGGTAACTCAGGCCTATACTAAACGTGGTCATTTAAATCATCCCTTGCATCATCACATGAAGAGCGTGGTACGCGGCCGTGGTCGCGGTGGTTGGGTCAAAGCAACCAATCCGCATGTCTACACCACAGAATTTGGTACCACAGATTTAGAAGGTCGTCCAATTCTTCCTCATCAGGGCTGGAATCAAGGTGGTACACCAAGCCATAATATCATTCGTATCAATCACTACTGGTGCAAGAGCTATGAATGGTTTACTCGTATTAAACAGCCCAGAGGTTATAGATTTGATCGTCCGCCCGAAGATACATTTACTGAAGTAGCATTAGATAGTTGGTGGAGACAGAACCTCAACGAAGAAGATGACGACACGCTGTGGACAAACTGGGGTGATAAATTACTGGGTAAGATTGATGAAGTGAAGAGCAAATTAACCATTGAACCCAACATGTATTCGAGACTTAAATGAAGAAAATTTTAATCATTGGTAATGCCGGTTATATTGGTAGTCGTTTGGAAAAACATCTAGACGACCTGCACGATGTGGCCGGTGTAGACACAGAATGGTTTGGTGCTGGTAGTGCCAAAACCATTGTCAAAGATTATCGCAATCTCCCCGCTGATGTAGTCAAGGCCGCCGATGTAATTATTCTGCTGGCCGGCCACAGCGGCGTCAAGATGTGTGACAACGAAATACAGCACAGCTGGCGCAACAATGTCAGCAACTTCGTGGACCTGGTCAGTAAAATGCGACGTGATCAACAATTGATCTATGCCAGCTCCGGATCGGTGTATGGCAATGCCAACAGCAGTGTATTCCAACCAGTAAACAACTATGACATCACCAAGTATGTGCTGGATCTAGAAGCCCAGCGTTTCATCAACGACGGCTATAAAATTCTGGGTCTGCGATTTGGTACTGTGAACGGTTTTAGCACCAATCTAAGATCGGAACTGATGATCAATGCCATGGTCAACAATGCAGTCAGTCAAGGCAAGATTACGGTGAACAACAAGTATGTGCGCCGACCGATTTTGGCATTGAGTGATGTCTGTGGTGCCATGGAAGCCATGATTGATGTGCCGGCGCCGCGCAGTGGAATCTATGATCTCTGCAGTTTCAATGACAGAGTAATTGACATTGCGGAAGATGTATGTCATTATATGGATGTAGAATTACAAGAGACGCCGGACCGAGCCGGTGTGTATGACTTTGTTATTAACAACGAACGATTTAGTCGAGAGTTCGATTATCGATTTACCGCTACTCGTCAAGAGGTGATCGGCGAGGTAGCTGCCAATCTCAACCTGTGCAGAAAAGGTGATCGCAATACTCCAAAGGAATATCAATGATTGAAAATGCAAAACAATTGACCGAATGCTGCGCCTGTGGCAGCGAAGATCTGCGGGTGGCTCTGGATCTGGGTCAACAGCCCCTGGCCAACAGCTATCTAAAGTCGCCCATTGAACCGGAAACCGCGTTTCCCCTGACGGCCATGGTGTGCACCGAATGCTGTCATGTGCAGTTGAGTCATGCCATACATCCGGATTTGATGTTTAAAAATTATCTGTATGTCAGCGGAACCACCGACACCTTGAAAAAGAACATGCTGTGGTTCACAGAATTTGTGCAGGAATACACCAACAGAAACTACGGCAACGTGCTGGACATCGGATGCAACGACGGTACACAACTGGACTTCTTCAAAGAAAAAGGTTGGAAAACCTATGGCATTGATCCAGCGGAGAACATTGTACCTACCGCAGTAGAAAAAGGTCATGATGTGGCCTGCGGTTATTTTACTGCGGAAGTAGTGCCGACTCTGCGCAGTTTCAAACCCGACGTAATTGTGGCTCAGAATGTAGTGGCTCATAACTATGATGCTCTGCGGTTCCTGGAAAATGTCAGAGATGTGATGCACAAAGACACAGTATTCTTCATGCAGATCAGTCAGGTAGATATGATTCGCAACAATGAATTTGATACCTGTTATCATGAACACATCAATTTCTTCAATGTTCAGAGCCTGAGTAAGATTGCAGAACGAGCCGGTCTGTTTATTCAAGACATCGTAAAGCAACCTATTCACGGCAATAGCTATATTGTGATCATGAGCACCAGCTATGGCAATCCGTATCGCATTGAAAATTTAATTGCCCTGGACCGAGCCGATGGCATGTATGATCTCAGTACCTATGAACGCTGGGGAACCAATGCACGTCGATTGATGGATGAATTAAATGCCACAGTAGCCAATTATCGCAGTCAGGGATTCAAGGTTGTGGGCTATGGTGCGGCAGCCAAGGGCATGGTAGTCACCAATTTTGCCGAACTGGATCTGGACTTTATCATCGACGACAATCCGCTGAAGCAGGGTCGTTACACTCCGGGTCGTCATACACCCATAGTTAGCATCGATGAACTGCAGAAGTATGAAAATGTTCCGCTGGTGTTTGTACCCCTGGCCTGGAATTTCTTTGATGAGATTCAGCGTCGAGTTCAGGCAGTGCGCGCCAATCCCGATCATTTTATTCGATATTTTCCAGAGGTAGAAATTGTTACCTGAGTATGCACAGAAACGCATGGATATATGCAAGGGCTGCGAGAAGTTTAATCGCATAGCCCGCATCTGTAAAAGCTGTGGCTGCTTCATGCCCGGCAAAGTTTTAATGAAAAGCAAAAGCTGTCCAGATGGACATTGGGGAAAAATAGATGAAACTAAAGATGATCAAAGCTCACCTGGATGTTGCCCAGCGCTACGCCGAGCTAAGCAAGGCCCGGAGGCTTAAGGTCGGAGCCATAGTAGTCAAAAACGATAGAATTATAAGTATTGGCTATAACGGTACAGCACCAGGCGATGACAATAACTGTGAAGACATTCAGTGGATGCCACGTGACACCGGCGGCTGGTTAAACCCCGATGAAATTCATCAGATGTATCCCCTGGTTGGAGAGCATCCGGAATATGGTCAATGGCATTATCGGTTGAAGACTCGTGACAACGTAATCCACGCCGAAGAAAATGCCATAGCCAAGCTGGCTCGCAGTCACGAAAGTGGCGAAGGAGCCACCCTGTTTATTACCCATGCGCCGTGTCAACAATGCGCCAAACTCATACTGCAGAGTGGTATTAAGGCAGTTTGGTATGCTCGGCCATATCGCAGCGACGACGGAATCAACTATTTACGAGCTCATGGTGTATCCTGTCATGAGTATCGAGAAAGTAATAATGCCAACTACGCACCATGAATGTGATAACTGTGATGCGGTTTTTAGAATAAAATATGACATGGATGACCACTATTATCGAGTCAGCCATTGTCCTTTTTGCGGTGAACAGCTGGACCAGGAAGATAACTACGACATCGAAGAGGAATAAATAGCCGATTATAATCGGGGATTTATTATGTGGTTATTTGAAGGTCGAGAGTTTCAAGAATCCGATATTGCCGACAATATCGGTTACGTCTACATGATAACCAATCTCACCGATGGACGTCGATACATCGGAAAGAAATTATTTTATTTTAGCAAAACCCGTCAAGTCAAAGGCCGGAAAAAAAGAACCAAGGTCCTCAGCGACTGGCCAACCTACTGGAGTTCGAGTCCTGAACTACAGGCTGATGTGGAACGACTTGGCGCAGCAAACTTCCGTCGCGAAATACTCTATCTCTGCAAAACCAAGGGCACTCTAAGCTACATCGAAGCTCGCGAACAATTCTCATTCAGGGTCCTGGAGCAGCCCGAAGCCTGGTACAACGGCATTATTCAGTGCCGAATTCACCGAAGTCACGTAAAACTTTGATCACAGAGCCAGTGATATCAATGGTTCTCCTACGGCTTGACATTTTGCATCAAGGTGCTATAATGGTAGTATGATGAGAAAAAAGCGATCCGATAGAAACCACATAGTATATGTTATCACCAATAACGTCACAGGTGAGAAATATGTGGGTATCACAGCAGGTTCCAACAGAAAAGCATTGTTAGTTAGAATACAGAAGCACGTTTGGCGTGCTAAGAATGAGAACAAGGGCTGGGCTCTCTGCAACAGCATCGTGACATACGGTACCATAGCCCATAGTTATGGCATTTACCAGGTTGTCAGAGGCAAGGCAGCAGCCCACGCATTAGAACGCGAATTGATCGCAACATATCAGCCAGCATTGAACAGCACCGGAATTAAGCGGGCTTGACATTTTGATTCAAGGTGCTATAATGGTAGTATGGTAAATGATAAAGACACATCGATGACAATAGTTAAAGGTTATGGCGCAACAGCCACAGGCAGAGAATATGTGCTTTGGCATGTTGTTGCCGAAGATGGTTATATTATTGATAGCTTCAGTAGAAAATATGATGCTAAAATTTGGATTGAAAGGAATAAAAATGAGAGTTTTAAGTGAAAGAGTAGTTTTTGAAGAAGACCGCAGTGCAGAAGTTGGAGTTAGCAAGGTCTATGTTGTCACCAATCGTATTACCGAAGAGGATAGCGTGGGCGATGTAGTCTTGCGTGTATTTGCTACCTTTGAAGATGCGGTACGCTATGCTGAATTCGAGCGTGATTTGAACGAGTTGGACGACTACGCTGTTATTGAAAAGGCGGTATTATAATGAAGACGTTTGATACGTTTGAAGAGGTAGTTGGGATGAAGCATTGCATGAAACGACCTATCGTAGTTCATGCTAAAAAGATGGAGGTGGAATTCCGAGTCAATACCCTGGAAGGCGATTATAAGCAGGGCAAGCCTGGCGACTATCTCATGCGAGGCATTGACGGTGAGCTCTATATCTGTGACGGTCCTATCTTTGAAAAAACCTACGATTTTTTAAATGAATAAATATCGAGCCAATGTCGGCATCAAGGAGAAACCATGAACCAATACATCTTTTTAGTTGAACTCAGTTCAACCGAAATCTATCACTACGTTGTTGCTGCAGACAGTCGCGACGACGCCGAAGCACGTATCCGTGCCAAGTACGCAGACATTCCACACATGCACTATGTCGCCGAAGCAACCACATTCCATGACTGATACTGACGCTGATTTGAAGAAGTTTGTATGTCGAGGCTGCGGATACACGGGCTTCGACATACAAGAATACTTCTCAGGGACACCAAGCACCCGCTGTATTTGGTGTTCGAAGTACGGGGCGCCGAAGAAACCCGTTGCAAAACCCACAGACAGCGTGGCTTCTGACACGGCAGAAAAGGCTTGACATTTCGGTTCGTTCCTATAGAATAGAGGTATAGTAAATAAGGAGAGAACGAAATGACAAAGCTCACAGAATATAGCCTAGAAATTTATAAAGCAGATCGTCGTATCAAGCGTGACGAACGCTATGGTCGTAATAAAGCAGGACTGCGTTTCATAGAAGTCATAGACTTTGCACCCGTTACCCGAGACTATATTGATACCGTAGTCGCCGCTAAACGCAAGCAGGGGTTCGTTGTTGATTTGTTTGAGACTTATGTCGTCCAAAAGAACTTTTTGAACGGCAAAGAGTTCAAAGAACGCTACGATACACCGAACTATTGCAGCCCAAGCAGCGAAGCCTATTATAGCATGTAATTGAGGAGATGACGATGGAAATGATTGAGATTGTATTTGCGGTTTTAGCCGCAGTAGTGGGTGTGTATATTGTAGTTGATGCTGAGATTGATCGTCGGGAGATGAAATAATGAAAAGCTATGCTGAATTCAATGCCAACCCAGAAACTATTTTTGTGGAAGGTCGTCTAGGTCCTTTGCTGGGCTATAAACTCAAACGAGTCAACGTCGAAGGTCGTGGCATTGACATGGCCTATAATAGTTATTATTTCTGTTCAACCACCGGCAGCCTGGTTACCTATGGCAAGGGTGGCAAAGCCAAGACACTAAAGCCAACCAAATTTGGTAAGTTTAGTCTACAGGAACGCAACAATCAAGACGTACGCTTTACTCGCAGCATCAAAGTTGATGTTGAAGAAGTCATGGCCTGCGCTCGTGAGCAGATTTTTGGAGCATGATATGAGTGGATACCGCAGCAAGAAATTGATGAGCAATGACCGTCAAGGACAGGGCATCGAAATTGTTGGCTTGAATATAGAACAGGCCGAGCTATTGGATGCCATGTGGAGTTTTCAAGACGAAGAAGACCTGCAGGAATGGCAAGAAAGTCTGCCCCTGGCCAAAAGCCAGATTGTGGATAGTCTGATTGTTACTATTCTGCTAGAGCATTTTGACCGCATCCTGGACATAGAACCAGACTACGCCCTGGCCAACGAATATCTGAGAAGGTTTACCTTGCAATGAACGATGCATTTATAGCCCTGCAGTGGCGTGATGAATTGGCTGACACTTTATACTTCGGTGGCTTTGATGCTGTGTATAGTAAAGACACCATCCGAGGTAAGAAGGCCTACATATTCTCATCGCCAAAAATTAACTTGACAATCACCGGACGCTCAATTATAATCGACGATGTTAAGTTTAAATCTGTGCGCGATGCCAAGCGCCATATATGTGAAAGGTATGTACGATGAATCCCTTGTTAGATAGTTGGACACCAAATTGGTATGCTCAGGCCAGCGAAGGCGATCAGGCCGGCTTCCGTGAATGGTTTCGCGGAGTACTTCGCACTGAACGAGTCAATATCTGCTTCATCAAATCCGATGGTACAGAACGCTGGCTGCATGGTAGCCTGCATCCGGATCTTATTCCTGCAGATAAATTGCAGAAAGAAGAAGCCAGCACTCGTAAACGCTCAGAAGAAGCTCAGACTGTGTGGGACATTGATAAACAGGATTGGCGCAGTTTCCGCTGGGACAGCATTCGGGAATTTTCATTTTCTCTAGGAGAACTGCATGTCTAATGCTGTTATCAATGGCCCGGAACCCAAGGCTTTAGATTATACCGAGCTAGACAATCGCGGCATCTTGATGCGCAATCTCAACTGGTATAGCTACGAAAAAGAACGCAAGGATGCCCTGGCGTTTGTGCGCGCCTACTTGAAAAAGCACGATGCCAAGAGTGTGCAGACCTGGGACCGAATCGATGGTAACTACTTTGTACCAACCTATGGCTGGATCGCTCGCATGATCCTGCAGGGCTCGACCTTTGATGAACGCACCCTGCAGCGTCTACAGACTCATATTTCGGACTGCTTAAAAACCGCAGTAGAGAATACGGACCCTGAACCAGTAGTACCGGCAGTCACAGCCAAGAAAAGCATTCAAGCTGCCATGGCTGAAAAGCAGGCAGAATTTCTCGGCGAAGTCGAAGGTGAGATCGATAATTTCATTATCAACGGCTATCGTTCTACGGGCTTTAGTTTGTACAAGTACTGTCAATCACATAATGTGGCCAAGCAGTATATGACAGCGGTGGAAGACATCTGCATACGACGTGCAGCCGAACTCGCTATGATAGGTACTGATGAACAGATAACCGAAGCCTATGCACATCTGGGCAAGCGCAATCTGCGAGCCTATGTAGACTTTTTAAACAGTCTGGTAGAAGATGCAGAAAAATATGCCAACTTCAAGAAGGCCAATCGCAAGCCTCGAGCCAAGAAGCAGAAGCCCGCAGGTGAGCAGGTAGCCAAATTAAAGTATCTGAAAACCTCGGAAGCTTTGAATTTAGAAAGTCTGCATCCGGCTAACATGGTGGGAGCGCAGCAGGTCTGGGTTTATAATACAAAGAATAAAAAACTTGGCGTATACCACGCCACAGGGGCTGCGGGTTTTAGCGTCAAAGGATCCAGCCTGCAGAGCTATGATCCAGAAGCTAGTGTGCAGCGCACTCTGCGCAAACCAGCAGACGTGATTGCAGCCATGATGAAGGCCAGCAAGGTTCCGCTGCGTCGCATATTGAGTGACCTCAGCACAACCGAGACTCCGTTGAATGGTCGTTTCAATGACGATATACTTATACTAAGGATTTTGTGACCCCTATTATAGAGCTTCTGATCGGCGGTTTCTTTTCCGGCATAGGCTGGTGGAGTGCCAACCACTTTGTAATCGATAAGTACTGGGATCCTAAACCCGAGGCTACACCGGTGGTAATAGTGCAACCCAAGAAGGAAGAACGCAAAGAAGAACCGCCGGCGGCTCTAGAACCACAACAAGGACCGTAATTAATCTAACTTTATTTTACACGGAGTAGACGCCAATGTGGAAACTTCAGGCATGGTTGAATAAACATTTTCCTCGATTGTTGGATCTTTGGTTGCAGTTCACATTCATGGAATGGGTGCTGCTTTTTGCGGTTGCCGCCATCATCCTACTATAAATACCGGATCACCAACTAATATGCGCTTCAATGAAGAAAATTCTGCTGCTAATTCTGCTTGTGGCTGCAAATGCCGCTGCTCGACCGGCACACCCACAGAGAAAACCTGCGGCTGCAAGAATCCCACCAAGTGTGCTACTCTACAATCTGACCGACGATCGTGCTGTGCTAATGCGCAATCCCGATCAACGTCGTCCCCTGGCTAGCATAACCAAGCTCATGACTGCCATGGTCAGTTTAGACCATGACTCGGATCTACAGCGAGCCGTAAAATTTCGCGGACGCAGCATGCCACGGGGTTATGTATTTAACTATCTGCTGATCCGCAGTGACAACGAAGCCGCAGAATATCTGGCTCGCAATCATCCCGGCGGTCGTTCGGCATTCATTCAAGAAATGAACATCAAGTCCCGAGAGCTGCGCATGCACCGCACCTTTTTTGATGATCCCAGCGGACGCAGTGCCTTGAATGTTACTACAGTATATGACATCAATCTGATGCTCATGCACACCCTGAAGTATGCTGCCATTACGGAAATATCGCCGGTGGCAGAAAAAACTCTGACTGTACCGGTGCAACAGCGTCGTAAGTTTCGCTTTCAAGAGGTGCATCTTCGCAACACCAATTTTCAACTGCTGTTTGAATTTGATAATGCCGTAGTAAGTAAAACCGGATTTACCAATGCTGCCGGTCGTTGTCTAGCCATGATTGTGGAAAAGAACGGTCGACGGTTTAGCGTGATTGTATTGGGCACCGATAGTGTGAATCAACGCACACGAACGGTGGAAGATCTGATGTACCATTATGCGGAGTAAACATGAGTCACGAAGACGATAAAATTCATCACAGTGAAAGACTGCATCAAAAAGAAACTAAAATTCAGCGACAGATGGAGATTGCTCGTGCCTATAATATGCACAAAGATCGGAAATGGAAATACATTGATCAGCCACATCGAAATCATAAAAAAGCAATTTTGAACTGCGGAGATCCGAAATGCTATATGTGCATGAATCCACGTCGGGCCGATGGAGAACGCACTGTGCAGGAACGCCGATTCGATCAACGAAGGCTGCACGAAGAAAAGCTTGACAACTAGGATCATTTCATATATACTGGAGGTATCATGAAAGTTGAAGATGTGGTGCAGAGAATGAAGGAATTGAAGCAGTGGCAGATTGTTACTGCAGTACCTGAAGAATTTGATTTTTATGGACCAGTGCCCTATGACATGAAAATCAGTGGCGGCGTTGCCACTGTCACAGTATGGGCCGTGAGCTTGGAAGAAGCACGGGAGCGAGTCAATGAATATTTTGCGGGTGGGATTTAGATCGGCAGCAGCGTTACTTGTATTGTCTGCCACTGCCAATGCTGCCATAGTGCACGGCACTGGCGAATATCGTTTTGGTCCGGATACTGCGGAATCCGTGGCCTGTGAATATGCCTTAGATCGAGCTCGTCGCAATGCCATAGAAAATGCCATCGGCGAAAGCATTGAATACCAGACCAACGAAGTCTGTAGAAATGCAGCCTGTTCTACTCATCGCGAATTATACGCCGAAACCACCGGTCAAATTCGTCGCATCATCAATAAAACCGCTGTAGTTGCACCCGACAACCGATCCTCGGTCTGTACTGTGAACATCCAAGCCGATGTCATCAAATTAGAAAATAAAATCCATTTAACCATAACCAGTAAGCACGATCTCGATCACGGAGAACGCTTTACTGTGAACGCCATTGCCAATCGTCCTGGCCACTATGTAATCTTCAATCTCTATGACGATGTCTATACCACGGTGCATGCCGGTGCGTTATCTACGGCTGATTCCGAAACTTCGTTGACCGGAGAACGCGAATTAGTCGCGACCGTGCCCAACGGACTGTATCAAAGCCGCGAACTGCTTGTAGTTTTGTATGCGGAAAAAAGCTTGACAATCCGGCCGAAATATACTAGAATGGAATTTGAGCACCTAGTAAATAGTATACCGTTCACCGGTAGAAAAATTGTTAATTATCCATTAATTATATCGAGGAAATGATGAAAAAATTATACGTGTTAACTCCCTTAGTATTGGCATTAACTGCATGCGGTTCCGTAAAATATAACACCGGAGTAGAAATCGAAGGTCCAGGACAGCGCATGTTCAGCAACGAAGTAAATTATCCGAGCTGGTATACGGCTCAGCCCGATGCCAAAGATAAAAATCTCTATGCCGTGGCTACCGAAGACAGCGACAATTTTCAGTTTGCTGTGGACCGTGCCATGTTGAGTGCTAAAAGAGAATTGGCTGCTAACTTCAGTTCATATACCAGCGCCATGATGAAGGACTTTGCCTATCAGAGTGGTACCAGCAAAGCGTCGCATGCCGACATCGAACGTACCACCAAGATGGTGGTTGCCAAGGTAAACTTGATTGGTGTGCATCGTGATCAGTTCAAAGTGGTGCATGAAAAAGACGGTTATCGTGCATTCGTAAGACTGAAGTATAGTGCGGACGAAAGCAATCGTCTGTTGATGCAGGAAATTAAACGCGATGCCGGTTTGGCTACCAAGTTCAAGGCCAGCAAGGCATTCCGTGAACTCGAAGAAGAAGTCAATAGAATTGAAGCACAAAAAGTAGAACAAATCAACGCAACGAAAGAATAAAATGATCATAGTTGATTTTAATCAGACCGCCATCAGTACCTTGATGGCGGAGTTGGCAGGCCGTACCGACGTAGAGATTCGCAAGGATCTTATCCGTCACATGATTGTCAATGCCATACGCAGTTACCGAGTTAAGTTCGGCAACGAGTTTGGCGAAATGGTCATTGCCTGCGACAATCGCAAATACTGGCGCAAGGATAAGTTTCCACACTATAAGGCTAGCCGTAAAAAGGCTCGTCAAGACAGTGGCTTTGATTGGAAGCTGATCTTTGACACGCTGGCAGAAATTCGTGCGGAACTGCATCAGTTCTTTCCCTATCAGGTCATTGATGTGGATGGAGCCGAGGCTGACGACGTAATTGCCACCCTGGCTACCTGGACACAGACCAACAATCTGCGACAGGATGGCATGTTTGGTGGAGCCGAGCCCGAGCCCGTGCTTATTCTGAGCGGTGACCATGACTTCATTCAACTGCAACGCTATAAGAATGTCAGTCAATATTCGCCCATACATAAAAAATGGATTAAACCCGAAGGTTCCATCAATGCCTATTTGATGGAACATATTATTAAAGGCGACAAAGGCGATGGCATTCCTAATATTCTTAGCCCTGATGATTGCTTTATTACTGAGACACGACAGAAACCGGTGAGCAGTAAAAAGCTCGCAGAATGGGTCAAAGTAACTCCGGACGAATTTGCACCCTTGGTGGATGATGCCACTCAGCGCAATTTCAATCGCAATCGCTATCTCATTGACTTTGACTATATACCAGATACAGTGCGCAACGGCATTGTGGAGGCCTGGACTACTCAGCCACGCAAGGACCGCAGTCAACTGCTCAATTACTTCATTGAAAATAAGATGAAGAACATGATCGAATCATTGGGAGATTTTTAATGCATTATCTGATACCGGAAATTCTAGAACAGGTCAGCGCCATCAAGGGCGAAGCCGAACGAGTAGCACATCTAAAAAAGTTCGAAGGCAACAAGATGTTGAAGTATGTACTGGCCTTGAACTTTGATCCAAAGGTGGAATTTGATCTACCCAAAGGCGAACCTCCGTATAAACGATCACCGCATCCAGTAAACATGGCCGAGACCAATTTCTATGCAGAGTCGCGACGTCTGTATCTGGTGATCAAAGACCATCCACGTCGTCCCAAGTCACTGAAGCGTACTCAGATTGAAAACATCTTCATCCAGATGCTCGAAGGCATCAACGGCATTGAAGCCGATATGTTTATCGCACTCAAAGACAAAGAACTGCATCGCCGGTATCGCGGAGTTACTGAGGCAGTAGTGCGCCAGGCATTTCCCGGCATTTTAGGTCCAGATCCCGAGCCCAAGGCCAAGAAAGCCAAAGAGCCGGCGTAGACCCATTGATCTGCTTGATGTTTCCTGCTTGACATTTTGATGCAAGGTGCTATAATATAGGTATGGATAAGGAGATTGTTATGGAAATGATTGATGTTAAAGAATGGGATGCGGCCTTCGGTGGGTTCAATGGTTGGATGGCTCAAATAGAAGAAGACCGCATTAATTTTGAACTTCAGCTATTGGCTGAAGAAGCATTTGACATGGCTGCTGATCTGCAATATAATGCAATGACCGACGAATTTAGTGCAGAGTTTTCCAGCAACCTACCCATAGATTCGCTATAATGCCTTTTGCTCTAGCCCCAGTAGTAGTAGCAGTAGCGGCTGCCGTCACGCCGCTGCCCAAGTATGGTACTGTCACTCAGGTGTTCTATGATCGTGTACAGACCAATCAACCCATACGTACCTGCACTCTTCAGCCCAAGTATTACAGTGAAAGTGGTCAGCCGGTGGGCGTCCGAGAAATTTGTACCCCCTATTAAAAAGGATTTATATTATGCTTAAATTACTGCGACCTTTTACTTCTGCGGAATCCAGCAGCGCCATGCTTTGGGTAATGTTGGCACTCTTAGTGCTCATAGGTATTATAGGTCCATTGTTGGTTATTCAGGCATTGAATACTTTGTTTGCTCTCAGCATTCCCTATAATATGAGTACCTGGAGCAGTGTGGTTATTATTCATATGTTTCTCAATCTGGCAGTAAAATTAAAATGAGCATGCATCTGGAAGGCCCTTGGTTGAGCACCACCGGCAAACGTCGCGGCAAGAAGAAGTATCGCAGCTCTGAACACAAGCAGAAGGAGCAGCAGCTTGCCGAGTCGTGGTCAGAGTTGCAGAAAAAATATCCGGTGGCGCCAGCTAGAAAATTGCAGCGCAATGTATATACTGGCCCTAAGAATATGAACATGGAGCGCAATACTCGCCACATACCCAGCGTAGATACCGGCCTGGGCACGACGGCTCCGGTTCGGCAGCAGCAGTATACTGGCGATAAGATGATAGGTATAGGTACCATGCACAAGAGTAACATGGTTCCAATCTTTAGCGACAAAGAAGCCAAGGACATTTCTACTATGAGGCGAGGATGAAAAACTTATATTATTGAGCTGCATTTTGATGATGACAGGTTGTGCAGTTGTACACAACGTTGTAGCTGATGTTCGGCTCGGAGTTCAGCAGGATATCGATGGCTTCAAAGCAGACTGGATCAGGACATTTGGCAATGAACGAACGAATTGAAGAGCTGGCCTATCAGTCCGGCATTGCCCTGGGTAATAATTATGCCGAAGGCAGCCGCAGAGATTTACTTGAAAAGTTCGCCGAGTTAATTATTAGAGAATGTACTGATAGATGCGGTAGCCAAGCTGACCAGAGGAACATACTTAAATCATTTGGATTAGAAGTAGAAAGTAACATCAAATATCCTAGTCCTGAACGTGATGGAAGCGTAAATTCTCAGTATGAAAGAGAATATAACTTGCCTAAGGGTTAAAGAATGAACGATAGAATTAAAGAACTTGCTGAAGAAGCAGTTAATGCTGTTCAATCACGTCCCAATGGTATTTGCGATATGAGCAAGTATAATCAAAAGTTTGCCGAGTTGATTGTCAGGGAATGTGCTTCTTTGTTTCCTCTGACATTTACCGATGAACAGTATCAGCGCAGAATTGATAAAACTATTCTTAAACATTTTGGGCTTGATCAATGAACGATAAATTAGAAAATCTACTATATGAGTCTGGTCTAACTGCTCAGGGCAGTCTGGACGACATGGATGAATACGATCGACGGGCCATTGACCGACTTGTTGACTTGATTGTCAATGAGTGTGCGTTAGTTGGCCGACGTCACATATTAGAACGCCATGGCATGAGCCTGGATTACACCGGCCGTGTATTGGTTGAAGATGCAATTAGAAATCACTTTAAGGAGCAGCAATGAAGGCAAATTCCGGATTTAAGATGAAGAAAGAAACCAAGCGCATGCTGGCGCAGATCAGCGATGTGCATGAACGCGGCGAACTGCGTCGTGCCATGATTACGGCCCAGCTTCAAAGCATGATCCGTCCAAAGAAAGAACGTCGCACCCAGGAAAGCAGCGATGAGTAAGCCCAACATAATACTTGTCACTGGTCCTCGACGCCAGTGCGGTATTCATGCTTATAGCAGCAATGTATTCAATCTGCTCAGTGGTTCGGAAAACTACAATTTTTATCTGGCAGAGATTGGCAGTGAGCAGGAACTGTTTGACTATCTGCAGCAGTATGCGGTGGATGGCATCCTCTATAATTGGCATCCAATGACCACTGCCTGGCTGACATCCGACGTTACTCGACGAATCGCTGTACCGCAGTTCTACATCGACGGTCACGATTGTTTCACTGAGTTGGATAACACCAGGGCCGAGATTCATATCTCTCCGGTGGGTACCGATCCCAGACATCATAGTCCGCGACCAGTGATCTTTTATGATGACATCGTGTACGCGCCGCCCGGTGAACGACTAAAAATTGGTACCAGCGGCTTTGGTCACGACGGCAAGAAGCTGCCGGACATCATGGCCATCATAAATGCGGAGTTCACCGAAGAACCCATTGATCTGCGTCTGCATCTATCACTTGGCGATTATATTCCCGGTGCTCAGCAGCTAGCGGAAAACATCGGCAATCAGGCTAGAAGCATGGCCAATGCCAATATCCGTGTTGAGATTACGCATGCGTTTCTCGAACATCGAGAATTGGTAGCCTGGATGAATCAGAACGACATCAACATCTTTTACTATGACTACGGCGGCATCGGTAACAGCGAAGGTGTGAGTGCTAGCATGGATCTAGCCTTAGCAGCTCGTAAGCCCATTGCGGTGAATAAGAGTGTGCATTTCCGTCATGTATATGCGGAGAGCCGAGACTTGACAAAAACTCCAATTCGTGATATAATCGCAGCAGGTATTGAACCCTTGCAGCCATTTTACGATAGCTGGAATCAGCGCACCATGATTGAGTTTTATGAAGACATTATGAATCCTTACTTTAATGGAGATGTGAATGAGCAAGCAGATAAGTAATCCAGCGGACCGCAAGGCTATTAATGGAGCCATGCAGGAAATCAGCAACAGCATGACACGCATTGCTGCGGAGCGTGACTTAATCAAAGAAGCCATAGCCGACACCTGCGAGAAGTTTGAATTGGATAAGAAAATTTTCCGTCGCATGGTCAAAGTATATCACAAGAGTACGTTCAGCGAAGAGGTGGCCGAGCATGCGGAATTTGAAGCCTTGTATGAAACCATCACCAACCAGACCACGAGCTCATGATGTTTGATCAACTACAGCAGTCCTTTTATATCATAGAATATGCTCCGCGTGACACCATGGGGCGAACCCGTGATTGGTGCTTCGGCGGCCTGGCTAAAAACGATGCGGAAATTACAGCCATGCGAGATAAGATCGAATCTCAGCACGCTTGTGTGGAAATACACGTGCATCCCTATACCCATCTCGGGGCTTGACATTCAATCCGAGTTCTGCTATAATGACGTATGATCCAAATGATAGAGGAGATTATATGATTGAACAGACCATGGCAAGAATGAGTCGCGTTGAAGCAGTGCTAGCCGATGCCCGCAGTACCTGGGCCAAGCAGCATTGGAAGATTGTGTTGGAACAGCTTCGTCGTGAACTACAGCGTCAAGTGCGCAAGGATAATTGATATGATCTTGGATATACTAGAAGACTTGGCCAGCAATAATAGTCGGCTCTACAAAGAACAGGTGCTGCGCGATAACATCAACAACGAAACTTTGAAGTCGGTGATCAAACTCGCACTCAATCCTTTCGTGAATTTTTATATCCGTAAGATTCCGGACTATACTTTCAACCTCATTAGCAAGAAGCAGGATACCCTGGATCAGGCCATGCTGCGTCTAAATCTGCTCAGCAGTCGTACCTTGACCGGCAATGCCGGTATTGAACACCTGAAGATTGTGCTAGAGAGCGTGGCTCCGGTAGATGCCCGAGTTATCGAACGCATCATTGCCAAGGACTTGAAATGTGGAGTTAGCGAAGCCACAGTCAATAAAATATGGCCGGATCTTATTCCTAGCTATCCCTGCATGCTGGCGTCAGCCTATGATCACAAGTTAGTTGAAAGAGTACGATGGCCAGCGTTTGCTCAGCTCAAAATGGATGGCATGCGCTTCAACGCGATAGTAAAAAATGGCAAGGTAGAATTTCGCAGCCGCAATGGTAAAGAAGTTGTCGTACCCAATGCAGTATTTGAAGAACCATTCCGACACATGGCCAACTTCTACAAAGACGACATGGTGTTTGATGGTGAACTAACTGTGGTTGACGCTGCCGGAAAAATCTTAGATCGCAAAACCGGCAATGGCATCTTGAACAAAGCAGTCAAAGGCACCATGAGTGAAGCCGAGGCCCTGCGAGTACGCGCTACTGTCTGGGACGCCATACCATTGTCCGGTTTTGAGGCCGGTGTGGACAACACGCCCTATAATCAGCGATTGACTCGACTCTATGAGTGCATGGATGATCTGCAGAAACAGCGCAACCTTGCGCACTATGTGAGTCTGGTATATACTAAAAAGATTGACAGTGAATATGAAGCCAAGCAGATATTTGAACGTTTCTTGGCCGAAGGTCAGGAAGGCATCATACTTAAGACCCAGGAAGGTATCTGGGAAAATAAACGCAGCAAGAGCTTGATTAAGTTCAAGGGCGAGCTAGAATGCGACCTAGTGGTCGTTGGCTGGGAAGAAGGGACAGGAAAAAATGTGGGTCGTCTTGGTGCTCTGGTGCTTGAGTCTAATTGTCGTGGTATCCGGGTCAATGTGGGTACGGGCTTTAGCGATGCTGATCGGCTTAGCATTAATTCTTCAAATAGCGTCGGAAGAATCGTTTCCGTCAAATACAACGCCCGAATCAAGGACAAGACTTCAAGTACAGAGAGTCTATTCCTCCCAGTATTTGTTGAGTTTAGATCAGACAAGTCAGCGGCCGATGAAGCAAAGGATATAAAATAATGGAAAAATTCTTTGAACTACGTGACGGTGACCGCATGTGGGCAACGGTTGAACACAGCGGTTCTGTCTGCAAATTCACCATATATAATCAGGCAAATGGCAGTACTACATTGGTTATGCCGCGCCGGTTGTTGGCTGGTTTAGCTGAATCTCTAAACCTTGGTATTCCAGAAAGCGAGACATCATGGGACCTCCAAACAAAATAAATTTAATAGTAATTGGCCTGCTGTTAATGATGTTTTTCATCATAGTATTTTTACCAGCTCCCAATTCACGATTCTATGATTGTGGCATGGCTGAGTGGCACCCCGATATTCCTAATTCAGTGAGAGAAGCATGCAGAAATCGATATACAACCGTCGAACCCAGTCTTCGGATTCAGAAGTAGAAACCTTTGTCAGTGGCAATGAGATCTGGGCCCAGTACAAGCTAGAACTGCTGCTGTTGGCCTGCAAGCAGTTTTTGAACGATCTGCACGACCGGGATTCGCCCCGCACTGTAGAAGAAGTAGTGGCTGAATTCAAGGCCATCATTGATGCCACCGATCAGGATGTACATGATCATGGCAGCGTAGTAGATCTCATCGGCAGCATGCAGGCCCAGGGCAACGATGAAAAAGAATAAATACTGGTATGACAGCCAGTATAATTCAATTTCCGGAACGACCACGCATTCAAACCGGTCTGATGATTCCCCTGTACACAGCGGAAGAAGTTGAAGTTACTCTGGCAGCCATCAATGTTTATAGCCGACAAAAATACCGTTTCAACGAAGAAGACCTGCAGTATCTGGATGCCCAGACGGTCTGGCAGTGCCTGATGTTGGGTCGATTGAGTACGGTATTTTCCACCAACACCAAAAACGTCATCAAACGCATACTAGCCAATACGGAGAGTGTACGAAAAACTTGACTTTATACTACGCTTATACTATAATTATATCATGACATCTCGCATCGGGTTTTGCTGTAAATGGATTGACCACCCAGAACAAATCGACGGATTCCAAAAAGATGATGACGCACGTCGTCTCAATACCCGCACCACTACTGTGGCCTGGCTTAATAGACAGGAACAGAACGTAGCCGAACAACGGCTCTGGGATTTGATGGTGCATAACATCGAGAGTGTGCGGCTTTTAATTGAACGAGTAGGAGCATTGGATGAACATAAAAAGATGGTGCGTCTCGGCAGCGATCTTCTCCCTGTCTATACTGAGCCTTATTGGCGCTATTATTGGCACCGGAGCGATGTTCGTGCTTACTGTGAGTCACATTTTTCTAGAGTCGGAGAGATTGCACGAGCCCTTGATGTACGCCTCAGTTTTCACCCTGGTCAGTTTTGTGTGCTTGCTAGTCATCACCCTGACATCGTTAATAGATCCGTAGAGGAGTTTGAATATCATGCAGATATGGTTAGATGGATGGGCTACGGCCAGAAGTTCCAGGACTTCAAAGTCAATGTCCACATTGCCGGCAAACGCGGACCCCAAGGCATCAAAGACGTGCTGGGTCGTCTCAGCACCGAAGCACGCAACTGCATCACCATTGAAAACGACGAAACCAAGCACGGCCTGGACGCCAGCCTCGAACTCCAGGATGACGTCGCATTGGTTTTAGACATCCACCACCATTGGGTAAGAACCGGAGAATATATTGAACCAGACGATGACCGCGTTAAACGCATTCAAGATAGCTGGCGCGGTGTGCGTCCTGCTATGCACTATAGCATTAGCCGAGAAGATGTCCTGGTTGGGCACGATGTCAATACCAGACCCGACCTTGAAAGTCTGCTTCAGTCCGGGGTCAAACGGGGCAACCTGCGAGCACACAGCGACTATTATTGGAACCAAGCTGCGAATGACTGGGCCCTGAGCTTTACTCCGAACTTTGACATTCAATGCGAAAGCAAGGCAAAAAATCTAGCTCGTGATCAGCTAGTTCAAAACTTCTTTTGATATACATAACATATGCCTACTTATGATTATGCATGTTCAGCATGCAACGAAACATTCGAAAAGATTCTTTCAATCGGAAACCGACACCAACCTTCAGAAGAAGCCTGCCCCGCCTGCGGTAAGACAGGAACAGTCAGTTTATCCATAGGTGCTCCTCCGATTGGTGATTCAGTTAGACTGGGGATACGTAAAATTGACAATGGCTTCAAGGAAGTCTTGCAGAAGATCCATCAGAACAATCCTAAATCTAATTTGAACAGTAAATGGTAATCAAAAACATTGATGAATAGCGGAGGAGAACGGGTGACTGTTCTCCTTTTCTTTTGACATGACCCATCAACGCATACTTCGAAGGGCGCCCATGGCCAAGAAATCCTCTAACGCCGCATTACTTCACTCCGTAGATCCACAGGTTAAAATAAAATCCGTACCACAGCAGAAACTGCGTGTCACCTTAAATGACATGATTACAATAGCTCCACTGACCAAAAATCAAGCAACCTTTTTTGAACTGTATAAACAGCAGACTCAATGCACCCTATTGCATGGTGTGGCTGGTACCGGAAAAACATTCATTGCACTATATCGCGCCCTAGAGGAGGTGTTAGATAAGGCCAATAGTTTTGAGCAGGTAATCATAGTCCGATCAGCGGTGGCCAGCCGTGACATCGGTCATTTACCCGGAGACGAGAACGAAAAAACTCAGGTTTATACCGCTCCTTATATTGACATCTGCAGCAGATTATTTAATAATAGACATGATGCATTTCAAAGACTGCAGGAACAGAAAGCCATCCGGTTCATGATTACCAGCTTTGTGAGAGGCATTACTCTAGACAATGCCATCATTGTTGTGGATGAATGCCAGAACATGACTGACATGGAATTGAACAGCATAATGACCCGAGTTGGAGATAACAGCAAGATCATTTTCTGCGGTGACTTCCGACAGACCGATCTCTGTAAAAAAGGCGACATCAGCGGCATACATAAGTTCATTGGTATTACTGAACGCATGCCGAGCTTCCGCACCGTGGAATTTGAAGTCGATGATATTGTGCGTTCAGATATTGTCAAGGAATATATACTAGCTCGCATGGAGTATGAATCAAAACACGTATAGGATGATATGAAGAAAACTTTGATAAGTCACTTTTATAATGAAGAATACCTGCTTCCCTGGTTCCTAAAACACCACAGGCAGGTATTCGACCATGGCATAATGATTAACTATGGCAGCACAGATCGTAGTGTGGAGATTATCAAAGAGCTCTGCCCAGGCTGGGACATCATAGATAGTCGCAATCAATGGTTTGATCCCGGCCCAGTAGATCAGGAAGTCATGGACATTGAACGCAGTCTCGAAGGCTGGAGAGTGTGCTTGAACGTCACTGAACAGATTGTTGGTGATTGGAGCATACTAGACACCACCGAAGAGAATCAACTATTGATGCCGGCTCTGTATTTTGTGGATCGACAATTAGATGAAGTAAGCCACGACCAGCCCTTGTATGCACAGAAGTTCGATGGCTTTGCCTGGACTGATCCCGAACCCGATCACGGCGGCGATTGTTTCCGCTGGCGTCAGGCTCGCAGCATTCATCGCACGCCTGTGCAATATCCGGGCCAGGGTCGTCACTATACTTCCTATACCACAGATAAGCTGGTCATCTTTTACTATGGCTGGTGTCCGTTGAATGAGACCGCAGTAGGTCGTAAATTGGGCATCGGCGATAAAGTACCGGATTGGATACAGGCCGGACGACATCATACCCTGGGCATTGAATGGATGAACGATGCCTACGAAAACACATATCTAAAACGCACTCGCGATTTAACTGCAGACATGCAGAGATATATACAAGACCACAATCGTTATGTTGAAGCAAAATGTTAATTCATGCACCCATTAGCATTGGTGAGCTATTCGATAAAATCACCATTCTCGAACTCAAACGAGAACACACCCAGGACCAAGACAAGTTAAAGAACATAGTTCTGGAACTCACCGAACTTCGCCGGCTCAGGCCCCCGATTACTCCTTTACTCAGTAAGTTGATTATTGAGCTTAAAGACGCCAATCAGGTACTCTGGGATGCCGAAGACGAAATTCGCGTATTGATGCGCACCAATGAATATGGAGCAAGATTTACCACCTTTACTAAGCTAGCGCATCAAACCAACGACACTCGCAACAAAATCAAACGAGAGATAAATAACATCACTGGCTCAGCCATTGTTGAAGAAAAACTGTACTATTAATTGGAGATAGCATGGAAAGACCTGAATTGGCCCTTCATATGGGTTCACACTATGTGAGTGACTTTGTCAAAGATCAACCCACTCGCGAAAAATATCCCCTGGACCTTTATTTTGACGAAAGCCTGATGGCCGTGCGTCTGCACAATCTTGCACCGCCGGACACCATGTGGGGTCAATACTGGTATCGCAGCGGCATCAATCAAAGCATGCGCGATGAACTGCAGCGCATTGTCACTGAAGTTACGGATCGAGTTAAACTCGCTGAAGGCGACGTCTGGTTGGACATTGCCTGCAACGACGGTACCCTGCTGAGCATGACACCGAAAAAATGTCGTCGCCTGGGCATCGATCCCTGCAATGATGACTATGCCAAAGAGAGCCGACAGCATGCCACCATTGTGCAGGATTATTTCAGCGCCCAGGCCTATGCGGACAGCGGCATCAGCCACAAGGCCAAGGTCATTACCTGCATCGCCATGTTCTATGATCTCGATAACCCGCGCGGCTTTGTCCGGGATCTCTACGAAGTGCTGGACGACAATGGCACACTGGTGCTGCAGATGAGCTATACGCCGCTGATGATCAAACAGCTGGCCTTTGATAACATCTGTCATGAGCATACCTATTACTATAATCTGCACAGCATTGAAAGCATTTTTGTACCCGCAGGTTTCCGCATTGTGGATTGTTCCCTGAACGACACCAACGGCGGCAGCTTCAGAGTTTACCTGCAGAAGGAGGTGGCTCGCATCGATAGCTTTGCCACCGCACCACAGCGTGATGTCTGCAACTATCGAGTAGAAAGCATTTTTAATCTGGAAAAAGAACCGCGCTACGACATCACTAGAAAAGAAACCTGGGCGGACTTTGGTGCTAAACTAGCCGAGTTGAAGCACGATGTAGTAACATTCATTGACCAGGCCCTGGCCGAAGGCAAGACAGTAATGGGCTACGGTGCTTCAACCAAAGGCAATACCCTGCTGCAATATTTTGATTTGGATCATACTAAAATTACGGCGATTGCAGAACGCAGTCCTTATAAGTTTGGTCTGAGAACCATTGGCACCAACATTCCTATTATCAGTGAAGAAGAAATGCGAGCCGCACAACCGGACTATCTGCTGGTTCTGCCCTGGCATTTTATCGATGAGTTTGAACGTCGTGAGTCCGACTATCTGGACAAAGGCGGCGCCCTGCTGGTGCCTTGCCCGAATTTCAGAATTGTTAAACGATGAGCGACACACCCATGCAGGAGTGGAACAATGGTCAGATCCTGAGCCATTGGACTGCTAGTCGACATGGCCAGGGCTATGAATACAAAGAACTCATGGGCGAACAAATCATGCGGTTTCCTTCGGAGCTCGGAGTTAATTGGGTTCCCTTGGAGCCGCACGATGAAGTAGCGGCCTGTACGGCGCTGGGCAAATTATATGACAAAGAAGTCTTTGACATGATAGCCATCAATGTTCCCGATGACGCAGTAATCATCGATCTTGGAGCACATCTTGGCCAGATGTCGCAGGCATTTGCCAAACATGCAGCACGCGGTTGGGTACATGCCGTGGAAGCGCATCCCCTGATCTATGAAGTCATGGCCATGAACTTTGCAGAAAACAACGTCAAAAATATTACGGCCTATCATCGAGCAATCTGGGATACCTCAGATAAAGAACTGTTTTATCCTCGCGAAGATTATTCGCGTTGGCGCAATCGTTCGAGTTTTGGTATTGAACCGCTGGCAGCAATATCGCCGCATGGCCACGTTGTGCATTCCATGACAGTGGATGAGTTGAATCTGCCACGAGTAGATGCCATAAAGATCGATGTACAGGGTTCGGATCTAGCAGCCATGCGAGGTGCCAGGGAAACCATAAAACGCTGTCGGCCCATCATTGTTTTTGAATTGGAAAGTTACATCACTGAAAAATGGTTCCAAGAAAAAGCCAGCGACTATCTTAACTTTGTAGCCGACATCGGTTATACTGTGGTTGAAATATATCAGCACAATTATCTGATAGCTCCTGAAGGAGTTAAACTTAAAACATTGAATTTAACAGCAGAAAAAGTACAGGAAAAAGACGGTGAAAATTATTTTTTATAATCAGTTCCACAACGGCGATTGCTTTGTTAGCAAAAGCTATGTTAGGGATTTAATTCAAACCATACGGACCAGCAAACCAGATGTTGAGTTTGAATATGCTCACAACAATCATCCACAGCTCCTGTTGGATGTTCCAGCCACCTATCGACCAGTAAATGGTCTGCCCGTAGATCGCATGCTGCGCATCGGTCGCATGGGTGAGGACATTGTAGTCAATACCTGGGTAGGCTGCTGGCAGGGTGAGATTTTTGGTTTTGGTGAGCATATTAATTTTAAACGACTGCACGATATCTGGCGTCGTTACTATGCTGCCATCGGTAAAATATTGGGCCTGGATCTGCCCTTTGGCGATGATCCGCAGATCTATGTTCCATATATTGATGATAGCTTTTATCGCACCGATCTAATTCGCAACTACATGCAGGGCTATGCCAAGAAACGCAAGATACTGATCTGCAACGGACCAGCCAACAGCGGACAGAGCCAGATGGGTAACTTTATTGCGGAGATAGATGTGCTGAGTCAGGAGTATCCGGACATTCAGTTTATTGCTACGGAGCGCACAAAAATTCGTCGACTAAATGTCAGTCATACCCACGACATTTTTGCCTTTGATGTGGAAGGTAAATGCGACTTAAATGAAATTGCTCTATTGAGTCGTCACTGCGATTTGATTGTTGGTAAAAACAGCGGACCCTATAGCTTTGCTCATCATCGTGTTAATATGTTTGATGGCAATAAAACCTTTCTTTGTTTCAGTACGCAGGCCACATCCTGTCTAAATGCCGAACAACGATGGCCGGCTAAATTTTTATTTACCGATAAAGTCAGTCATCCCGACGCTTTGTCGGTGCTGAGATACACCATTGACCAAGTTCTTACTAAACCACAGGCACTATGAAAACTACATTTATTGTAACATCGGCTCTAGTCACCGATATCGGAGTATTTGATCTAACTACTCGTCTTCAACAAACACACCAGACTCTGGACAGCATCTATGCCAAGTTTCCCGACGCCAATGTACTGTTTGTTGACGGCGGTAAAACCGAATTAAAAACTACGCAGCATCCCTTGCTGGAAAATCTCAAGGATAGAGTGGGTGCATTTCTAGATCTAACCGACGATGAGCAGATTCAACATCTGCATACCATTCCAACCAATCATAAACGAGAGATGGGTGGTGTGGCTGGTCTGGTAAAGAGCATGGCCGAGATGACCATCTTTCAACAGGCTCTGCTAACTCTGCGTGACTATGAACAAATTGCTCCGCTGAAAGAAGTAGATCGTATTTTTAAAGTAACTGGCCGCTATCAGCTTAGTCCGTTGTTCAATCCCGATGTATATCGAGTAACCACTGGCAAGTATGCCTTCAAGGAACGCACCCCGAGCTGGATTCACAATCCCCTAGAAACAGTAGGCACCGATCACTGCTTCCAGAGTCGCTGCTGGAGTTTTGATGCTGCGCTGCTCAACGAAGTCATAGATAAGTATGATAGGATGATGGAAGACCTGCAGGCCTTGGCCGATGAAAATAAATACATCGACATTGAACATCTGCTTTACAAACACATCGGTCCGGATAACGCCATTGAATTTGACTATGTTCATTTCATGGGCACCATCGGACCCAATGGCACAATGATTTATGATTGAGGATGATATGGAACAGACTAATTTAATTTTGGGTACGGCATTTGGTTATAAAATTGATGCCATTGCACCTTTTGTATTAAGTTGGAAACGCTACTGCAGTCAGCATCCGCTGGTGCTGCTCATCGAGCCTGACTGCACTCAGGAAAAAATTAACTGGTTGCTTGACCAGGGCGTGGATGTGCGTTTCTTTACCGCGGCATACTGGATTCCCAGTGCCATTCATAACACTCGCTATTTCAAATATCTGGACATACTGCTGGAAGGTCGCGGTTACTACGACAAGGTATTCCTCTGCGACGTGCGCGATCTAGTATTCCAAGGCGATGTATTTGCACAAATTCCCGACGCTGGCCTGCATGCCTTCCAGGAAGATCTGGAATTTACAGCTGGCACCGAAAGATTCAATCGCGCCATTCTCATCAATAACTACGGTGAGAAAGAAATTGAATTCTTCGAAGACAAGCCCATCATCTGCTCAGGTACCACGCTCGGCGATGCCGAAAGCATCATGCGCTATATCCTGGCCCTGATCAACGAACGTAGTTTAGATGCCATGCAGAAGGCCGGCGGCATTCCCGATGAGCAGGCCTGCCATAACTGGATCTTCCATAAAAATCTCTTAGATCATGTGCAGCATAAAAATGGTGATGGTGTAGCTACAATATGTCTAACTCACCCTAATAAGATTAAGTTTGATGGTGATGAACTTATAATATACGGACAACGACCTGCGGTAGTACATCAGTGGGACCGTCATCCAAATCTAGTAGAACATTACAATAAACTCTATGTAAAGGATCTAGCATGACTTTCAACTTCACTAAAGACCAGATCGCCAAGTGCGCTCATAATAACAAAGAACCGGAAAAACTGCATGCAGCTCTTGCCGCAGTTTTACCTAAGTATGAAATCAACACCAAAGAGCGTGTGGCAGCCTTCATGGCTCAATGCGGCCATGAGAGTGTGGACTTCACCAAACTCAAAGAGAATCTAAACTATTCAGCTAAGGGACTGCACGGCACCTGGCCCAAGCGTTTCGTTTCCGAAGAAGCGGCCAAGCCCTATGAGCGTAATCCAGAAAAGATTGCCAACAAGGTATATTCGGATCGCATGGGCAATGGTCCAGAAGCCAGCGGCGATGGTTGGAAGTATCGTGGTCGTGGTGCTATTCAGCTCACCGGCAAAGATAACTATACAGCATTCAGCAAGGCTGTTGGTAAAACCATGGATGAGACTGTGGCGTATCTAGACACTCTGGAAGGCGCCATTGAAAGTGCCTGCTGGTTCTGGAAAAAGAATGGCCTGAATGCCATTGCCGATGCCAAGGACATGACCAAAGCTACTAAAGTAATCAACGGCGGTAATCTCGGTCTGGCTGAGCGTAAGAAACACTTTGAAGAAAATATAAAACACCTATCATAATATGACCTTTAATCATGTGGGATTCGGGCTGGGACAGCCCGTTCCCAGACTTGAACAAATAACTGAAAGCACCGGTCGCCGAGTCTATAATACTCCGACCGGTCTTCGCTATCCCAGCGTTACCACCGTTCTCTCCGAAAAAAATCGAGACGTAATTTTAGATTGGAGAAAACGCGTAGGAGCCGAACAGGCCAACACCATAAGTCGAGTAGCCGCAGGTCGAGGTACGGGCATGCACAAGGCCGCAGAGCGCTATCTGGACAATCAATCTCCGTTCGATACATCTAAGACCATCAATCCCCTGCATTTCGAAATGTTTAAAAAGTTGATGCCCTTGTTGGATCGCGTTGATAATATACATTGCCAGGAGACAGCTCTGTATTCTCATCACCTCAGACTGGCCGGAACTGTGGATTGTATTGGCGAATTTGACGGTAAATTATCAATTATCGACTTCAAATCTAGCACAAAACCCAAGAAAAAAGAATGGATTTCTAGTTATTTTATGCAGGCCGCTGCTTATGCCATAATGTATGAAGAGCTCACTAAAATACCCATTAATAGATTGGCAGTATTGATTGCCGTGGAAGAAGGCGAACCGCAGGTGTTTACTGAGTTCAGAGATAAATGGGTCAGTGAATTATTGATGTGGCGAGATAATTATGAAAATCTATCGACAGCTATTGACAGGTAGCCTATAATAGCGGTGTAGACTGATAATAAGGATCGATGATGAATTTAAGTGATTACGTAAAAGTATATGACAATACATTACCGCCACAATATTGCGACCGATTAATCAAGGACTTTGAAGCCTATGATCGGAAACATTATCAGGATGATGGTATCAAGAAGTTCACAGAAATCAATCTAATGCAGGCCGCCTGGGATTACCGGCCCTTGCTTGGAACCATACAGCAGTACAAGGCACGTTATTGGTCGGAATGCGGTCTAGATGATCGCAACGTGCAACCCGATCACAGCTGGGAAGAAATTCGCATGAAGCGGTATCTGCCGCACATCGATGAATTTCGCCCTCATTGTGATACCTGGAATGGAGCGAGCATGAAACGCTTTCTAGTCTATTTCTGGTATTTAAACGACGTCGAAGATGGCGGTGAAACTGAAATCTATGGCCTGGACCGGCCCATTAGAGTGCAGCCTCGTCGATCCAGACTGATCATGTTCCCCACCGGCTTTCAATATCTGCACGCAGGATTGATGCCGCGGTCGGGACCAAAATATATCGTAGGTGGTTACCTACACTACAGTTAGGAGAAACAATGAGTGTTACATTAAAAAATCTTGAAAGTGCCCTGGCTGGCGAAAGCATGGCACATATTAAGTACCGCTACTTTGCCAAAATTGCGCGCGAAGAAGGTCATGAAGAAATTGCTCGTCATTTCGAGCATACCGCGGATCAGGAGATTGTGCATGCCTGGGGTCATCTAGAACTGCTGATTGGCCGTCCTAATACCAAAGAATGTTTGGAGAAGGCCATCGAAGGTGAGACCTACGAATACACGCAGATGTATCCGCAGTTCAAGGTCATTGCAGAAGCCGAAGGCAATGTTGAAGCAGCCAAAGAAGCCGCCCATCAGATCGATGAAAGTCGTGAACACGCTGAAGCATTTGCCGATGTATTGAAAAAAGCAGAACGTAGATTTGCGGCACTGGCCAAGATTGAGAAACGTCATGCCGAAGCATATCAACAAATCAAGGAGACACTATGAGCGAAGTACATGTATGCGTAGTCTGTGGTCATGAACACGACGAAGAATTGGAAGGTGCCTGGAATACATTGCCAGACCATTTTACCTGTCCAGAGTGCGGTGCCTATAAAGAAGACTACGAGGTTCTATGATTGACTGCATGATACTCGGCGACAGCATTGCGGTTGGTACGCATCATCACCGACCTGAATGTGTGGCCTTGGCCAACGGTGGCATCAATACTGCGGACTGGAATCGCATCTATTTAAGTGGATCTCTGCAGGCGCGTGCTGTGATCATCAGTCTGGGCAGCAACGATTGGCGCAGCATCAACACCATGGGCAATTTAAAGGCTCTGCGTGAACAGGTTAAGGCTGAGCGAGTGTTCTGGATTCTTCCGGCTATTAAACCGGATCGGCAAGAAATGATTCGCAAAATTGCCGAAGTCTATGGCGATACCGTATTGCCCATACCGGAACTTAGCAAGGATGGGGTGCATCCTACGGGTCGAGGTTATCGGCAGCTAGCCAACTCCACTAAATAAAGATATTGTTGTATGAAGTAGATGGAAAAGTATTCTGGACGGCGGTTCGATTCCGCCCAGCTCCACCAGAAGCATATTTGCAGACCGTGCCACACCTTGTGAAAAGGACTGTACTGCAGGACGAAGTATGTTTCTGATGGGGCTGACCTGGTTTCGACAGGGTAACAAGTACTGACATGGACAACACGGTAGGCGATCTCCGTAAAAGAAGCAAAACCTATAACTGCAAACGACGAGTTATACGCTCTAGCTGCTTAAGCACTAGATGAGGTTTCGCCGGCTGTCCTTATTATCCAATCAGCCGGCAATTCTAATAAAAATAACATGCAAAAAACCTATCGCAGTATTTTTATCAGCGATGTGCATCTTGGCACCCGAGATTGCAAGGCTGAACAGTTAAACAATTTTCTTAAACACAATACCTGTGACACTCTGTACCTGGTGGGTGATATCATCGACGCCTGGCGTATACAGCAGAATAAATGGCGATGGAAGCAGAGTCATACCAATGTAGTGCGCCGAATCATGGGTCACGCTAAACGTGGAACTCGTGTAGTCTATGTAGCCGGCAACCACGATGAATTTTTAAGACCACTGATGCCCTATGGCATAGGTTTTGGATTAATTGAAGTAACAAATCAGATTGAGCACATAGGTGCCGACGGTAAACATTATCTGGTGGTACATGGCGATCTCTTTGACGGCATAACCAGACTAGCCCCCTGGATAAGTTTTCTAGGAGATAAGGCCTATGACTTTGTACTCAGTCTTAACAGCAAGTATAATTGGATACGCCATCGCATGGGCTTTGGTTATTGGAGTCTATCTAAGTATCTCAAGCATAAGGTCAAGAAGGCCATGGACTTTATGTTTCAGTTTGAGCGTAATCTTGTTGGCTATTGCCGCAAGCGTGGTTTTGATGGAGTGATATGCGGACACATCCACCACGCAGAGATCAAAGAGATAGATGGCATAGTTTATATGAACGATGGTGATTGGGTTGAGAGTTGCACAGCATTGGTGGAACATCATGATGGAGCATGGGAGATTGTAACCTGGACCCAGGAAAAGGATAAAATTAATGAAACTCAGTGACAAAATCACCATTGTTGTTCCCTGCAAGAATGAGGCGGACTATATTCCTCACTTGTTGGAGTCTTTGCGTAAACAAGATATTGGTAACACCAGAATTATAATTGCTGATTGTTCTACAGATAATACTAGACAGGTTATACGTTATCACACTCATCAAGATCAAAATGTTGAAATTATTGACGGGGGCCCAGTTTCCATTGCCAAGAACAATGGCGCCAGACTTGTAACAACTCCATATATACTATTCATTGACAGCGATGTTAGATTTTTCTCCGACACCGTTATAGCAGATACTGTGCGTGAATTAGAAGACAGAGATTTGGATTTAATTGGTCTTTATTTAAAATGCTATGACAACGACTTCAGAGCCAACGTTGGATTTATGTTGTTCAATGCTATCAACAACATAATGAAACACTGGGTACCATTTGCTGTTGGTGCATATATGTTGACCCGCAGATCGAAGTTTGAAGAATTTGGTGGATTTGCTGAAAAGTATGGTACCAGTGAAGATTTCTTCCTGTCCAAGATGTATGCAGTCAACAAGTTCAAATTGATGAATCACTATCTAGGTCAGGATAGTCGCAGATTTCAGAAGATGGGATACTTTGGCATGGCCCGGTATCTGATTAAAAATTTTTGGAATCGCAACAACGCAAAGTATTGGAATGAAATAGATTATTCAAAATATTGGAATTAAATTATATACTAAGGATGATATGAACATTAAACCATTGAAAAAAACCGTGGCAGTCGTGCGTCTCAAAAACAAAGAAACTTCCGAGTCTGGATTGATCATCAAAGGCAATGTCGGTGCCAGCATCGACAAAGCCCAGGCCATTGCCATTGGACCAGACGTAACCTTGCTTCGAGTAGGCGACACCTTGTTGGTGGATTGGAACAAGGTCAATCCAACTACAATCGATGGTATTCCAACCTACTTCCTCAGCGAAGACGATGTGGCCGGAGTATTTGACGAATAAATTGACTTTATTGCTGATTTAATACATAATAGTATTTCAATGAAGAATATTCGCATAATTAGAACCGGCATCAATGTTGATGAAATTCTTGCACAGTTAGAAGAATTCAAAGACGATTGGGGTGCGCAGAAAAAGCTTCCGGGCACGGCTCTGCAGGATCCGGCTAAATACGAAACCACTGTAGATATTCTACAGTTAGTCATGGGTGGTATTGAGCGATTAGGTCAATATGTCGGTGATACCGAAATTTGTCATCAAACACCGGCGCTGAAGCATCATCGCGCCATGGTGGATTTCCTAAAGGAAAATTTTCATGCAGTGCGACGCTGTGCGTTCTTCAGTCTGCCCGTAGGCATGAAGGTTGGACGTCACATTGATCATGGAAGCTATTATCTGGACAAGGATCGATATCATCTGAGTCTGCAGGGACGCTATAAGTATAGTGTGGAAGATCCCGATGGCACCGTCGAAGCGGTGGTCATCGAACCCGGTACCCTGATGTGGTTCAATAACAAGTATCATCATTGGAGTGAGAATGTTGCGGATGTTCCACGAGTGTCATTTATATTTGATGTACCGCATCACGCAACCAATCCCTAGGAGTTGAATTTGAATTTAAAGCATAAATTTCCCGGCAGTGAAGACATAGATCGCAACGGCAGTCAGGCCGGTCAGGATTTGTTTGTCATACAGATGCTGGATGGCAAAGAACACGGCTCCTATCTGGAGATTGGCTGCAATGTTCCGGAATACACCAACAACACCTGGTTGCTGGAAAATGCCTTTACCTGGCGAGGGGTGAGCCTGGATATTTTACCGCATGCAGTGAATCAGTTCAATGCTGAACGAGCCAATCCCGCAGTCCTGGCCGATGCCTGTTATGTGGACTACAATGATCTGCTCAATCAAGCAGACATCACCGATCAGATCATCGATTATCTGAGCATGGACTGCGATCCACCGAACATTACATTTCAAGCTCTGCAGCAGATTTTTAATACCAGCCAACGTCGTTATCGAGTAATTACATTCGAACATGATAGCTATTTGGCTGGCAACGACATTCGAGATCAAAGCAGAGAATATTTGACCAATCATGGATATGAATTGGTGATTAGTAATGTTAGTGTGGAAGGTTATGGTGCTTTTGAAGATTGGTGGGTTGATCCCAATCTCGTTGATAAAGACATCATAAATACATTGAGAAATAATGATTTAAATCAAGCCAAGTTATGGCGCGATACTATTATGGCAGATTAATGATTTCCTGTAGCGGTGATTTGCATAGATATAATAGCAGAAATTTTTCTGCACAACCAGGAGATTGATATGAAATGGACCACCCCCTCAGCACAGGATCTGCGTTTTGGTTTTGAAATCACCATGTACATCGCAAATCGTTGATAGATAAATAATCTTAGGGTTGGAAGATCCCTAAAACTTCCACTACACACTCACAACACAGAAAGGTAACATCATGAGTAATCTAACTCCGTTCGAGATTCGCCTTGAACTTCTAAAAATGGCGAAAGACATGCTGGTCGAAGAATACTTTGGCAAGCGTGATCAACTTCAAGAAGACTGGCGCATTAGGGTCGAGGTTGCCAAATTAAACGGCGGCGCTATTCCAGACCATCCAGCAGTGCCAGCATATCCCAGTGAAACCGATGTCATCAATAAAGCCAAAGAGCTCAACGGCTTCGTTTCCAATACACCCACAGATAAAGTAAGCAAAAAATCTGCCTAACGGGAAGGGGCGGTTCGCCGCCCTGCAACTTAAAGGAGAAGTAATGCTAAACAAGCACATCACAAAAATTTTCTTTGCAGTAATGTTTTTATCGTTTGGTTTAGGTACAGTCAGTAATCCCATCACACCGGCACAGGCTGCCGATGCTGCTATGCAGCAGAAATATGCAGAATTTAGAAAGAAGGAAGAGCAGAGATTGCAGAAAGAAATTGTCTGCATGGCTCGCAATATTTACTTTGAAAGCGGCAGCGAACCCTATCGCGGTAAAATTGCCGTGGCCCAGGTTACCATGAATCGAGTGCAGAGCGGAGACTATCCCGGTACCGTCTGTGGTGTTGTACATCAAAAGTCTCACAACCAGGGAATCACTGTATGTCAGTTCAGCTGGGTATGTGAAGGCAATTTAAAAATTCGTGCACCGGAATTGTATGCAGAAAGTCTGCGAGTAGCGCGACGTGTAATGCTTGACGGTGTGCGTCTACCGGAACTTCGAGGCGCAAAATTCTTTCATGCCACCTATGTAAACCCGGGCTGGAAACGCAAACCCAAGGCTAGAATTGGCAATCACATCTTTTACTAATCATGAAAACCTGGAAGAAGTTATTGACTTTCAGCACTCTAGAGTTTACAATTATTTTAAACCCAGTAAATTGGAGTTGGTGGAAGTTAGATATATACTATGAAGATGGTTGGGGATGTCGCAAAGACTACCCTACCATCAATCTGAAGTGCTTATTTTTTAAATTTTATTTTTGTTTCGACAATGGAGATTGGTAGATCATGAAACTAAAGCCGCCGCAGCGTAATCCTAACAAACAGATTAATCCGCTGTTCATTAATAAACCCCAACCACCTAAGCAGAAGAGCGTATTCATCGCTACTCCGATGTTCGGCGGCCAATGCAATTACATGTACATGATCAGTTTGATCAATCTCTTGAACCGCCTTGGTCAGGCCGGTATTCCAGCGATGTTTGAAATTGCCGCCAATGAAAGCCTGATTACCAAGGCTCGTAATATTCTGGTGGAAGGATTCCTTAAATCACAGGCCACACATCTGCTGTTCCTGGATGCCGACCTGGGCTTTGATGCCGACGATGTGATGCGCATGATTCAGTGCGACAAAGACATTATTGGCGGTCAATATGCCAAGAAGAAAATTAACTGGGAAGTAGTTAAGAATGTGGTCAAAGGCAATCCCGACATTCCTGGTCATGCCATCAATGCCGTGGTTGCGGAATCAACCTTCAAGCCCGTAGGTGACAGCCTGACATTTAATATTGCCGAGCCAGTAGAAGTAGAAAGCATTGCCACTGGCCTGATGTTGGTTAACCGCGATGTATTTACCAAGATGGCAGCTGAATTGCCGGAGATCAAGATCATCAGCGGCGGTTCCGAAACCATGGATCCAAAGACCATGACTCGTGTTACAGATCCACATCGTGAAGCTCATGCTTACTTCGATGTTAGCATTGATCCAGAAACTCGTGCCTATACCTCCGAAGACTTTACCTTCTGCAAACGCTGGCGTCAACTCGGCGGCAAAATTTGGTTGGCACCTTGGACTCGTACCGTGCATGTAGGAACCTATGAGTATGTCTGTGATCTGGCAGCAGTGGCCACATTTACACAGCAGCATCTGCAGGCACAGAATCAACAGGCTCATGCTGGTGTAACTCCCGTAGAAGTGTAATATGGCAATCAACGAAAAGATTGGTGCCAGGGAAATAGTTGGTCTGCAGCTCACCAATAAAAAAGGTGAGATTGTAGATCAACGCATAGTACCGGAAAATGGACCGGAGATTACTACTCAATTTGTCATTAGTCGTGAGTTTAGTTCAGCTAACGAGTTTAGTTTGTTTGTGGAACGACAGCATGTTGAAAGCGGTGTACCGCACATGGAAATTGTAATCAATTACTGTGCGGAAAAAGACATTGATATTGAAGTAGTGGCTCCACTGATCAATAAAAGCCTCCGAGAAAAGATTCGGTTAGAAGCCGAAGAGTCTAATATGATGAAGAAAAGTGGTAGACTACCTCTATGATTATGACTGAGTTTGAAGCCTATAAGATGTACCTGGCAATGCGCAATCACTTTCAAACCGAAGACTACGACGTTATAAAAATGCGGGGTCGTATTCGAGCAAGTCGCAAGAGCTTTTTCGACACCGGCAAGGAACCGCAGTTTCGTCGTCTGGTCAAGCAGTACAAGGATGCCGAAATCTGTGACTTCTTTCTAGCCAACTTTGTGGATGGTAATCGCTATGGTGGAGTGTATGATAGTGAAGCCACCGAATGTTATCGTCAATGGTTGGCTCGTCGAGAAAGTCTGCGTTATCGATTTGAACAGGATCTGCATATTTTACAGACAGAATGTGACGAGGCCGGAATAAATAACCTGGCTGATGCATTAAACAGCATCGAAGGTCAACATCCGCTGATTGTGCGCTGTTATTTGAGAAAGACCATTCAAATCGAAACTCTGGTGATTTTAAACAAATTGATGAATTGGGCAGCCAACGTCAATGACAATTGCAAGGATACTTTGATATGGCCGGATCTTAGCAGACTTATTCGCAAGTATAATCCATTTTTACGGATCAAGGAAGATGACTACAGAACTATCCTCGGAAGATTTACCTGATTTAACTGAAGCACGCCTTGAAAATCTCGAACATCGAGTGCAGGACATGGTTTTTGAAATCAACCAACTGCATGACATGATCCGCGAAACGCATAAATTTATTATTCAACTTGGAAAGAATCAGGCTTATTTGGCTGAGCGAGTAAGTCGTTGGCCATTTATTAAGGTGTGATTCGGGAAAATACGGAGATTGAAATGTCGGTAAAGAAGTATCGTACATCGGATTATGATGACGAAGTTCGAAGTAAAAGAGAATATCGGTCGGAAAAACGTATTGACAAATATCCTCAGACCATATATACTATGATGTCCGATGAAGAATTGGATTTTGATGAGCAGGAACTAGATGAAGAACAGCAGTAAACATACAACGCCTATACAACGTAAATACAAGGAGATACTAATATGGCATTCAATAGTCTAAGCGAACTACGCAGCAGCCGCGGTAATTTTGACAACCTCATGAAGGAAGTTGAAAAGATTGGCAAACCCGAAGGTGGTAGTAACAGTCGGGATGACGATCGTTTTTGGCAACCGGAAGTAGATAAGTCCGGCAATGGCTATGCAGTAATTCGTTTCTTGCCCCCGCCCAAAGGTGAAGAGCTGCCCTGGGTGCGTATTTGGAATCATGGTTTTCAGGGTCCAACCGGGAAGTGGTATATTGAGAATTCACTGACCACCATCGGCAAACCTGATCCAGTATCCGAACTCAACAACGAGCTCTGGAACAGCGGTAGCGAAGCCAGCAAAGAAGTGGCACGAAAGCAGAAGCGCAAGCTGAGCTATATTTGTAATGTCTTAATCATCAGCGATAGCAAGCATCCGGAAAACGAAGGCAAGGTCAAGCTGTTTAAGTTTGGCAAGAAAATCTTCGACAAGATCAAGGATGTGATGCAGCCGCAGTTCGAAGACGAAGCACCAGTCAATCCTTTTGACTTCTGGAAGGGTGCAAACTTTAAACTCAAGATTCGCAATGTCGAAGGTTATCGTAACTACGACAAGTCGGAATTTGATGCCACAGCGGCATTGAGTGAAGATGATGCGGAAATTGAAAAGGTTTGGAACAACCAGCACAGTCTGCAGGCATTCCTGGATCCAAGCAACTTCAAGAGCTACGAAGAGCTCAAGAAGAAATTGGATGGTGTGCTAAGTGGTGCCAATGCCGCTGTGGCGCGAGCTGAAAAGATGGACCTCGACGAAGACACACCGGCTGTTAAGGCTGTGGCTAAAGCCGCACCCAAGGCCGCGGTTGAAGAAGAGGATGATGAAAGTCTTAGCTACTTTGCCAAGCTAGCTGCCGACGATTAATCGCAAGCAACAAAAAACCCCGCTTCGGCGGGGTTTCTACTATTAGAAAGCGTTGTATAGTCGGTTCATGTAATTATTGAACGCATTGTCTTCGGGTCGCACCGGAGCTCGCATCACCGTGGTTACTGTGTTATCACCGCCCTTGGTAGTTGGAGCATTCACAGTAGGTGCGTTGATAATAACCGGAGCCGCAGCAGCGGAGCGTTGATCTGCTATGGCAGTAGTGCGAGCCGCTATTTCCGGTCCTTGTGCGGGACGCAGACTCGGAGCCACTGCGGAGTCGTCGCCAATGCCCAGATATCTAGTATACCAGGGCGCATCTTTTAAGCGTTCCTGTCTTTCCGGACTGTTCAATTCATTGAATTGATTTTTAATGTTGCCTAATTTTTCAAAGGTCGACATTTCCTGTTCTTTCATGAACTGACCCTTGGCTACTTGTTCAGGATCTCCGCTGGCAATCATGGCATCATATTTGGCCGTACGTTCTGCCCGCGCCTTTTCTTCCATGTCGTCGATCATGTTCATGCCAAAATAGCCGGCAATTAACGACAGACCCATGACTACGGGACTACCGGGTTTGACGTTCTTGGCGGCCTTGGCAGCATTGCCGGCATTTGGGCGGCCACCACCAGTTGGTTTACCACCCATGCCTGTGGGAATGATAGGCGGAACGCCCGGGCCGTTGTTCTGTTGATTTTTTACTACATCAGTAAGTTCTTTGATGGCCTTGACAATTTTTTCCGAGCCTTTGGCAAATGGGCCAGCGGCATCGTCAGCTCGGTATGAACCGGCATCGCTGAACATGGTATTTTCCTTGACCTCAGCTTTAGGTAAGGGATTTACCTGACCATCGCTTTTAGGTACAATTAATTCCGGACCTTTTTCTCCGACAAGATAGGGTCGACCTTTGACAATAGGACCACCCTTGGCTCGCGCTTCAACTTTAACTTTAGGTCCACTCCCCATGAGCTGATCCTGCTGTCCCTGCAGAATATTTGGTCGAGCCCGTGTTTCAGTGGAACGGAAATTGTCTAGAAAATTCTGAGTCTTTTCCGTGCGCTTATTTTCAAAACCACGCTCAAATTTTTCCATCATCATATTGCCAAGTATAGAACCAGCAGCGGCACCGCGCCCCATGACCGCATCTTTGGCATCTACCTTCTCACCTTTAGCGTTAAATATGTCGCCGTTGGCGTCGCGGCTCATGCCACTCTTCAATACTTCTCGACGACCAAGCAGAGCCTTCAATGCATCACCAAAGGTTCCCTGATTGCCGCGCACACCCGCAGCAGCATTTTCACTGGTTCTTTCTGCAAGACCCATCAGTGATTTTTTAGCGCCGGTATCCTCAGTGGCTTCCATGGCACCACGCAGGCGCTCCAATTCTTTTCTCAGGACCTTGCTGTCTTCACTGCCGGCTTCCTGAAGTTTGATTAACGTGTCTTCAATCTGCTGAAATATCTCTCGCTGATCTTCGTTGGCCTCTGCCAGCAGGCTATCGCGTCGCTCAGTCTCTTTGATAAATTGATCAAAGGTTCCGCGATTTTTAGCGGTCAGCGTTTCATTGAGGCTGCCGCCTTTCTGAAGTTTAACTTTTTCTCCGATGACTTCTGCCAGCTTGGTGAGTCGCTGGTTGCGCTCGGCCTCAGTTAACGGTTTGTCTTCTGCGTCTTTCTTGCTGCTCCGACCTTTTTCCTGCAGGAATTTTGGCAATCCTCGTTTGATATCCGAGCTAAGATTCTTTATTTCATTTTTAACGTCAACTAGGCCCACGGAACCGGGTACTGCTCTTCTTGTAACGATCTTTCTAATGTCCGAATCTTCTTTGGCCATTTGTAGATCATTGACAACTGCTGCTTTAGCAATGGTATCTAATTTGCTTAGCTGTTCTTTAGCAATCTCTAGTTGTTTTTCAGACAGTTCGCCGGCAGTCATCATGCGTTCCTGCGCCTGCATCAATTCTTCTAAGGATATACCCTTGCTTTTGGTTTTAGTTCCGCGGGCCATGTTGTTTACTCTTTATTGTCGGTTGGTATGGAATTGTTTTCAATGGCTGCTGTTTTCTCTTTAGTACGTCCATAGGCAGCCACACCCAGCACAGCACCCATGGCAATGTGGAAAAATCCTCCACTCTGCAGGGTAATAGGCACCCATTGACGAAATGCATCATTGGCTGCCTGTGTTTCCCAGAACTGTACTGCGGTAAACATGATGGGGAAAATCACAAAATCAAACAGGCAGCAGACCATGTACATCCAACCCATGGCAGGACGCCATTTATTCTGCATCCAATCTTCTTTGGGATTAACCACAGCCATGATTATTCCTCCTCAGGCCCATTGGGTGGTGGAGCATCATCCTTTTGTGACTTACCGATTTGAATGCCGGTAATGATACCAATGAAACCACCGATGATGGTCTGGAATGCCGGACTCAGAATTTTAAATACTTCGTCGTTGCTTACCAGATCGTTGGGTGCGAACAAACCAACAACCAATGATACACACATGCTGATGATTACAAAAGTTAATGTATAGGTACATACTCTAACAATGTTTAATCCCAGTGTGGCTTTTTCTAATTCTATTTTGTCTTTTAGTTCTTCATTCATGTTACTACCCCTTCTTTTGTTGTTGTAATCGTTTATTTTCTTCTTCAAGGTGGTTAATTAATAACATAACATAAATTTCCCTTTCCCAGGGCAGCATATTTTCCAGCTCAGTTAAACTATACTTATGGTGTTGCATCAAATTAAAATTGGTCTGGTAATAATTAAACAGGCTTTCATGAGAAAGGATCAACCGAAAAAACTTTGCATACCCTCCACAACGACGTCGTTGTCTTTTTCACAGGCCTTGCAGTGCCATTGCAATCGATGGCGCAGCACAGGCATGGTGTTGAAAAATTCTTCGATGGTGTCTAAATTACCGGGTCGAAGATTTTCCACAAATTCTATGAGCTCTTCTGAACTATAATCTTCGGCAGCAAACATTTCATCATCCTGCCAGATGCTTTGTATGCAACGAGCAATCAAAGCAATGGTGGTGTCAACCGAAGGCTCGGCTCCAAATTCTTCAATCTCAGTGAGTCGCGGATAGCGCATCTGCACCACAATGCCGGCGCCCAAATCAATGCTGGCATTGTGTCCATCGGTATGCTGTACCGCAACCTTGGTGATGTCCAGTACAGCCTTGGTTTTTTCACCACAGTTGCAGGTCAACTGCATGTCCACATTCTCACCGATGCTGCGAGCGCGTATCTGTAGAAACAGATATTCCACATCAAAGGCCGGTAGCCGATGTGCCTGCACCTTGCCGAAACTGCAGGCATGAATAATGTTCTCAATGGCTGATATCTGTTCCTGATTGTCGTTGGCTACTGCCATGAGCAGCTGTTTTTGTTCTTTTACTAAGAACGGTCTAAACTGCACCGTCTCACCGGTGCTCGGTAACTGTACATTAAAACGGGGAACATCAAAAGTTGGTAGCGACATAATTTTCTTTCATTTAAGCTAGTTTAGAATCAATGAGAGGACGTTCATCCGGAGTATCAACACCGGCAATTCTTCTTTCTGGTATGGAAGGATCGTTCCAATTAATATTGTTGCTGAGTTTTTCCTGTGGTGAAGCTGGCACGGACCAGTTCCAGCGACGATAGTTGAAGGTTACGCTGAGTTCATGCACCTGGCCGGTGGATCCGTGATCAAGAGTCAGAGGATTTACTGACACCGGAAAGGCCAGATCAAAATTTGCTTCATAGGCTATGCTTTCTTTGTTGATCGCAGTATTCTCTGTAAGTACCTTACCTACACGTTTGCCAGGATCTGGCAGAGATGGCACCTGAATTAATTGTCGTACCTTCATGTTCACGGTATAGCTATCGCGATATTCAGTGATGCCGGTTTTGCGATTTACAATGCCGTCGATCCATTCATCAAAAAATGCCTTGACGTGCATTTTTTCATCCACATAAAAAGTTAGGGTAAGATTGTCGCCGCCGTAGTCCACGCCTATGGGACGATATTCCGGCGGACCAAAATATTGATTGCGGCTGGTTAATATGCGACTCTGTGGAAGCTGAGCCGCCTTGCAGTACACACTAACAAGCTGGGTTGCGCCAGACCATTTTTTTACGCACAAGGGATTGGGTATCTCAACTTCAAATCTATAGGGCCGGGCCATGCCCTTGGCTGCATAAGAAATAAAGTTGGAAAGGCTGAATTTTGATTTCATCGGGTCATCCTACGGGTATCGCGAAATACCGCTTCTTTGTTGGTTTTGACAAATCGTTCTATGGGCATCTGACTTGCTGCCAGCCATTGATCGTCGGGAATTTCTAAAAAACTGCTCTGCATCTGAGCGGTCAAATAATGCTTGACCGCGACCTGGGCTCCGGGAAAGCGACTGCTGTTGCTTAGTAATTGCCAGCTGAATGCGGTTTTTCTACTAGCCCCGGCCTTGGCTGCAATATCTAACAGCGCACTCATTAATTTAAATCGCATGACATAGGGTAGATAGTGCAGGTTTAATCCTAGAAATCCGCCCTGAGCCCGTTCAAAAGGAAACACCAGGGGCATGGTATCGTAGTACGGCAGAGTATCTTTGTGCTTGGGATCGTAGTGAAACAAGTAGAGCTTGCCGATGTCTGGGCGAGTTATTAGCCGAGCCTGCGAGATGCTGCTGTCCACGGTGCGCTGCAGATTCTGCAGTTTTCCGACCTGCGTACGATACCAGGCCTGACTGCGTTGCGCCGATCCGGCGTTGATTCTCAGATTGTCAAAGGGGTTTGTAGCCATATGTTTATTTATCTATGCCCAATTCTTTTTCTGTGAGTACAAGAAATCGCCAGTCCCGCTCTTCGCAGAAGGCTCGAGCTCGTTCCCATTTGGCCTGATTGACGACATAGCTGCTGACTTCCTGAATATAGCGACGAGTCTGTTTGGCCGGACGTTTCGGTGGTTCGGTGAATTTCTTGGGTTTGATCTCTATCAAATAGCGTTTTACGCTGCCGTTGGCGTCTCGAATTTTTACAAAGAAATCCACGAAATATCGATGCACACGACCATCCACCGGCGATAAATAAGGTATAACCACCTCTTCGCTGCCCCATTCTAGTACTGCAGGATTGTTGTCGCACCATTTCATGAATTTTAATTCCCACATGGATCGATAGAATACCTGCTGCGCATTGCCGATATACTTGTTGTAATTGCGCACCGGATAGCGACCATTGTGAGTATGTTTTGCGTACATCGATAAATAACTTAGAACGATAACCGGATATTTATATGCCAGCAACACCAAAACCCGCTACCACCGACGATCTAAACAGCATTACTTTAGAACGCAATCGTGGCCGCAGCAAAACCGGACAGACCTATGATGTGCAGCAGCTGAGGTTTCCGGAAAACACCATGGGCGATCCTGATCTTCAGCATTCGGTGCTGTTTCTCATCAATGTGCGAGGCAAGAGCAAGGCCAAGGATCGAGCCGGCGGAGCCAGCACAGAAATCATCGGTGATGACACCGGCAGCACAGACCGCCGGCAAGTCGGAGAAAACATACAGGGTATGATCAAACCCATGGCCATAGCCGGCAGCGCCTATCTAGCCAACAGTCTAGCTCAAAAAGTACTGGCCAATACTGCGGCCGGAGCCAGTGCCAAGGTCAAGGTTTTGGGTACTCTAGGAGCAGTTACTGCAGGAGCATTAACTGGTGCAGCGGCCGGCGACAAGATCTCGCAGTGGTTTGAGCCCGACAAAAGATTTAGAATTAAGACCGCGATTCAGCTGGCTCTCAATGAACGACCCAGTGTGAAATATGGCGTACAGTATGGCACCACAGATCTGGGCACCATCGGCGGATTCCTAGGCGGCGGAGCCAGTGCCCTGGACATGAATCAGATGATGCCGGAAATGGCAAGAAAGGCCATCATCAATCTTGCTGCGGTTCCTGCAGGCATTGCTGCCAATCTCACCGGCGACAGCAACTTTGATCTAGGCGGAGCCATCAGCGCAGCCACGGCCATGACACCCAACCCGTTTCGTGAACAGATTTTTCAAAGCGTGGATAACCGAACCTTTACCTTTGACTACAAATTTCTGCCAAAAAGCGAACAAGAAAGTCGCAAGGTTAAAAACATAATCACAGAATTCAAGTATCACATGCATCCGGAATTAAGTGCCGGCGGATTGTTCTACATCTATCCCAGCGAATTCAACATCGTATATTTCTTTGGTAAAAAAGAAAATCCCTGGGTACATAAAATATCAACCTGTGTATTAACTGATATGTCCATAGACTACGGCAACAATTCAACCTTTGGATCGTTTGCCAACGGTGCACCCAATGAGATTAACATGAAACTTACATTCCGTGAACTCGAAGTTCTTACCAAAGAACGCATAGATCCCGGAGGATATTAATCGTGTATTTTAAAAACTTTCCTAGAATGCTCTACACCTTGGATGGTAGTACCACCAATTTTGTAATGACTGATTTTTTTCGTCGAGTAATTTCTTCGGACAACAACACCATAGGAACTCTGAGCTACGATGAATATGATGTTCTCGACGGTGAAACACCGGAAATAGTAGCAGCTAAAATCTATGATAACTCCGAACTGCATTGGATCATACTTCTGGTGAACAACATCATAGATCCGCGCTATGACTGGCCCTTGCCGGTAGGTACTTTGCTGACCTTGGTTACCAATAAATACGGTGCGGGCAATGAGTATGCTGTGCATCACTACATCAATGCCGATAATGACATAGTACACAGCAGTTTTGCCGGTACCAAGTATCCAGTGAGTAACTATACCTACGAAGAAGAGCTTAACGAAACTCGACGAAGAATAAAAATATTAAAACCCAATTTTGTGTCTCAGTATATTCAAAATTTTGAACAGGCAATAGGACGTTAACATGGCATCAAACAGCACCAATCTCAGCGGCGGCCTGCAGGGCGCCGGCGATGTGGAAATCACAGAATTATTGCTCATCGGCAACGACGGTGTAGAACACGATATTCGTCAATTTCTTCTGGAGCTCAATCTCTATGAAGACATGTTCCGACCCGGCCTGTATGGCAACATGATGATGGTGGATGCCTTGAACCTGTCCAGACTTGTTCCTCTGCGCGGCGATGAATATGTGCGCATCAAAATTCGTACTCCAACTACAAGCCAGTATTTTTTCAAAACCTTCAGAGTATATGCCATCACCGACGGTCGTTTCCTGCAGGACAGCAGCAAACAAACCTATGTCCTGCAGTTCTGTAGTTCAGAAATCATAGTAGATGCAGTAAGTCCAATCTATCGCAGTTTCTCCGGAAAAATCAGCGACGTGGTGCAGCAGATCTACCTCGACAGTCTACAGACAAGTCGCAATGGTTTACCCAATGACGAAAACTCCCTGACCATCATCGGTGAGACCGAAAACCGCATCAAGTATGTGAGTCCGGGTTGGACACCGTTGCAGAACATCAGCTGGCTGGCGGCTCGCAGTCTGTGCGAAGGATACCTGGCACCTAACTATGTATTCTTTGAAAGCAACAAAGGCTATTATTATGCCAACATTGAAACCATTATCGACGGAGCAATACAAAGCAAGAGCATATTTGCACAGTATATCTACATGGCGCAGAATGTATCTGCACCCCAGGAAGAGAATCAAACCGGCAGTGATTATTACAAAGACGTAAATCGCGAATTTCAAAAAATCGAAAGTTTAGAGATTGTAAGTTCACCCAATGCTCTGCGCAGCATTGAAAACGGTCATTTTGCCAACAGATTGATTAATTTTGATATAATTAAAAAAGACTATGTGGTCTATGATTATGATCATGTGGCCAGCTACGGCGATTACCGACATCTGGAAAACATCGGCGGCACTAGCAACGATGTCTGCAATCCATCGCGCTTAGGAACCATACGCGGCCCAGGCTCGTTCGTGAACATGTATCCCAAGGCTCCGTTGTTGTATAATGATGCACAGGCCAATGTTTCAGAAATTGTGGAACGCATTCTTCCGCGACGCATCAGCACCATGAATGAACTGAGCACAATTAAGTTGGTGCTCACAGTTCCGGGCCGCAGTGATGCCGAAGTCGGCAACATTATCTACCTGAAGTATCCGCAGGCTCGGCCTCGCGATGCCGGAGACAGCAGTCTTAATTTAGATGATCCCATGTATTCTGGTTTCTATCTGGTTACTGCAATACATCATAAATTCAATCATCTCAAGCACGTAATGATCATGGAAGTCTGCAAAGACTCAGTACAAAAAACCAAAGGATGGAATAACTAATGACGGTGTCAGCTAATAATCTCTACGGTCGCGACGGCTTCTTTTGGTGGATCGGTGTGGTAGAAAATCGCAACGATCCCGCACTCCTGGGTCGGTGTCAGGTACGCATATTTGGATATCATACCGATAACACCGATCTTTTACCCACTGCGGATCTGCCCTGGGCCATACCCATGCAGCCCATTACATCCGCGGCCATGAGCGGTGTGGGCACTACTCCCTTGGGTGCCATGCCCGGCAGCTGGGTCATGGGTTTCTTTGCCGACGGTAAAGACTGTCAGCAGCCCATCATCATGGGTACATTTGCGGGCTTTAAATTACCTACCGAAGCATGTACGGCCAACAACACTTTAGAAAAATTGTTTGCCAATGATGTGCGCAAGGATGAGAACGGCAATCCGGTGCTGGACAGCCGTGGCGAGCCCGTGAAGATTGTGCAGAGCACCAGCAACACCGTAACAGCAGTACCCACCAACAACACCGGACCGGTGTTTGCAGTAGTTGGTGATAGCATTGCTCTGGGTGTGGGTGGTAGTTTGGCTAGACTCAGCGGTGGAGCCGGTGTTTCACAGCTGGCTACTGTGGGTGCATTTTCCGGCACCGTCCTGGCCAGTGTACAGAAAAGCCCTAATATTCAAAATTCTCGATTTGCCATCATCAGCGTGGGTACCAACGACATTCAGGGTGGACGTGGCAACATCGAACAGCTGAAAAGCAACTCAGAAAAACTTCGTACTGCGCTGGCCGCCAAGGCCTATCTATGGATCTTGCCCTATGATCGCGCAGCACGAACCGCCATCCTGTCAGTGGCTTTGAAGAACGGCGATCAAACTCTGGACCTCATTGACTTTGCCACCAAGGACAACATACATCCGGTGGACTACAATGCCGTAGCGCGCAGCATCCGGGGATCGTTGTCCATTGCCGGCCAGAGCAGCACCTTGCCCACGGGCTACACCGGCAACAATAACTTTAGCACGGGTGTGGTGCCCAGCAGTTTTGTGCTTCGTGATCTTCCGCCGCTGAGTAAAAGCGATGTGCAGGTGTTGATGAACAGCATCGGCTATGCTGAAAGTGGTAGTGTGCCCGGTGGTACACAGGGGCATGGCATTAAAAACAGTTTGAATTTCATCGGTAAGTATCAGTTTGGCGCACAGGTTTTGACCAGCCAGGGATATTTAAATTGGGCTCGAGCCGGCAATGGCAAGCAGGTAAGCTATTCAGAAAATGCCATGGCCAACAATGTCACTGGAGTATGGAAGGGCACCGACGGTATCACTAGCACCGAAGCCTTCCTGCGGAACAAAGATCTGCAGGAACGTTTGATGTTTGACCTGTTGGAAAAAAATTGGAAGCAGCTGTCAAAGAACGGCATCATCAATCCCAATCAAGATCCGCGAGTGGCCGCAGGTCTGCTGCATGCCGCACATCTCAGCGGCGCCGGCGGAGCGCAGATGTGGGCCGTGGGCGGTAAAAATCCATCGGATGCCTTTGGTGCTACTCCGGAAATGGCCTATGCCATCAGCTATGCTGCTCTCAACAGCGGCGGTAAAAATCTCTACAATAAACAGAGTTTCGTTCGTGGACAATTAGCCTATACCAAGCCCCAGGGCATTACTATCGCAGCCCGAGCACCCAACAACGGACGTCAGGTACCACCCAATGCCAATGTAGCCGGCCCGCTCAACGATCCTAAAATTGGCAATGAAAAGGGATTCAATGATCCCGCTAGCATCTATCCGACCTGCGATTATGCCAATCATCCCGACACCAATAAATTGGCCACAGGTCAGGATCTTACTACCACCATTCTCAATGGAAAGATTGCTCGTACCGTAGTCTATGAAAAGGCTCAGACCAATCAAATTGCCAATCTCGGCGGCGGCCTGGCTGGCAATGCCGGACGTCTGGTGGGCGCTGCCATTGACGCCTATCTGGGCATGCAGGAAACCGAAGAAATATCCACGCAGTTTAACGCCGAATATCCCTTCAACAAGGTCATGCAGACCGAAGGCGGCCATGTCATTGAATTTGATGATACCCCGGGACGTGAACGCATACATCTCTATCACAACTCCGGCACATATTTTGAAATTGGTGCCGGTGGTAACATGGTGCAGAAGGTAGAAGGATTCCATCAGGAAATTTCCAGCAAAGGCAAGGATCTGGCGGTGATGGGCAACTACGACATCTATGCCAGCGGCAATGGCACCATAAAAGTCAAGGGTAACTATGTCATTGAAGCTGAAAGTGATGCCTATATTACCGTAAAGGGCGGAGCCAATCTTTCAGTCAGCGGCGACATGAACGTCAGTGTGGGCGGCAACTATAATCTTCGCGCCAGCAACATCATCATGGAAGCCACATTTTCCGGTGTGCCTGGTACTGCACCAACTCAGGCCAGTTTGCTGCCTGGTAACATCACCATGTTTGCCACCAATAATTTTAAAGTTACCGCACTAAAAAATCACGATGTGTATGTTGGTGTAAATCATAACACCACAGTTGTTGGTACCAAACAGACTCTGAGTTTTGGTTTCCTAGATTTAAAATCCATTAGCCTGGTTAGTATTGATGGTTCACAGGTCTACTTTAATACTGGATTGGCCGGTACTCCGCTGACTACTGTGGCCTTGCCCACCGGACTGCTACCACCTACACCGAGCCTTACTCAGGTGGTGGCTGGATTAATTGAATCAGGCGTAGATGAACTTGACAGCTGGTTTAACAAGCCCGGTGGACTGAGCACCGGAGCATCAACAACCGGCGCAGATCCATCGGTTTCGGATTTTACCAAGAAAACCAACGACGATGTGTTGGGTGCCATCGGCGTGCGCAGTTCATCAGACATAGCGGCCGATGCCGGTCGTGCGTCATCCGGCTACACATTTAGCGACATCTCTGTACCAGGCGTACGATCCGGTACAGTAGTGCAGAGTGCGGAATTTACGGGCATGAAGATTATACCGGAAAGCGCAAAGTTAAGCAAAAATACTACCCTGGGTATGTTCACCAACAAAGCAGTACTAAAAGGATTGACCACAGCATTTGCGGTAGCTTTAACTCCGGCTGGTGACAGAAATCTCGGCTTCAAAGAACGTCTGGGTCTGGGTCTGTTATTTGCCGGTAGCAATGCCATTCTTCAACAGGCCGGCATCAGCAATACCCAGAAAATCATCGGCACACTAGGACAAAATCTTGCGATAACACGACTGCGAGGCGAACAGGGCTATCCCTTGGGCTATGGGCTAACCGTGTTGGCACGAACTCTACCTACGCTGGTGGACATCGGCCTGGACACCTATAAAGCCAACAACCCCAATCTGACTCAGTCACAGAAACGCAATCTTGGCTACATCGGCGTAGGTGCTGCTGCTATTTCAGCCACAGTCACCAATCCCAATGCCGGCGGCCGCACTTTTGCACAAAATCTCGGTCTTACTATTCTGGGTGCGGGCTATACCTTTGCAGTGTCCAGCGGACAGCTCACCAGCAATACCCAGCAGGCAGTAGCCATGATCACAGTAAAACTGCTGAGCAACGAAATCAAAGGCGACCGCGCAGCCAATGAACGCCTGGCTCGAGGCATCGGCGGAGCCGCTGTGGGCTATGTTGTTAGCAATGTAGTTACATCCTCCATCAACGCAAGATTGGGCAGCACCACCAGTGCGGGTGCGCGTATTGTAGGCGACTTGTTTGGTGTGGTGGTTAAAAACGCTATACAGGGACAGCGCACCGACGTAAGACGACTTGTAGGTTATGCGGCCGGTACCTATGTCAACGATGTGGTGTACAGCAGCATATTGGCCCAGTATGGTACAGACTCGGCTCAGCTAGCTGCTCAGGCCGGTGGGTTGGCAGGTCGGGCTGTCAGTGGCATTGTAGACGGCAGCCTGAGTTCGGACCGCGGTGGTAGCGTCAATGGTCGTCAACAGGGTGTGGGTGGTATCCGAACCAATTCCACCGGCAGCACTGGCCGACGCCTCACTGGACCGCAGATTGCCACCAATTTGAAGGCCCTGGCTATAAACTGCATAGATCCGATCATCGATCGATATCCGGATACCCGCATACTGGTGGGTTATCGAGAAGACGATCCTGGTCAGCTTGGTACTGGTCAGGCCGTGGAAATCGACTTTCCCAAGCGGCCCAACACCGAATACTATGACATTGCTCGCTGGATCAAAGACAATCTGGCCTTTGATCAGCTGCTGTTGCAGACTGAAACCATACAGGGCAAGGAACGTTTCTGGATTCGCATCAGCTTCAATGCCGATGGCAATCGTCCGGCGGGCGGAGTTTATACTCCGGGCGGCCGCGGACCCAAGGTAGCTACTATGATTGGACAGAAGCTGTATCGTCCGTATCTAGTGCAGGTGGCCACGGCTGGAGTCATAGGATCATAATATGCCAGTATATCAGCTAGTTCCACCGACATTTGTTACTGTGTATGAAAGACAGTCATTTACATTTAATCTGACTTTTTATGACGGTACCAGTGCCATTACTGGAATCAGTGGCATCACCAGCGCACAATATGCCTTTGCTACTGATTCATCGCAGGTCACTACCTGGTTAAATTTTCCCAGCACGGTCAGCGCATCACTGGTTACTGGATCTCTGTTTCAAGAGGTACGACTACAGGGAACCTGGCCGCAGGCATTCTTTGACAGTGAATGGATCAGTCGACCAAGTGCGGCCAGCACCAGCACAGTTACTACTTCAAGCTTCGAAACTGTGGTGCGACCCTATTTTTCTGCGCAACGATATCGTGCAGACACCAACACCGATACCACAGTAGTAATCAGAGTTCAGGCTAACTATGGGTCACCGGCCATACCGGTGACCGGAACCTTTTATGCCACACAACGCATAAGAAACAGCTACAATAAAAAACGCAATCAGGTCATACCATTTGTACAGGGCGGCAGTTCTGATGTTGCAACCTTTAGATTTCCCGGCGGTAGCCTGGGTGGATTTGTTGGTCAAGACATACCGGAACCCAATCCAGAAACCGGTTTGGACAAGTTTCCCATAACTCAGATTATTACCGAAGGCAGTGGAACCGTAACAGTGGCGCCTACAGTTAGCAGCATCACCGTTAAATTAAACGGCGGTGGCGGAGCCGGTGGTGCGGGCTATGTTAGTACTCAATGGTCGGGCAGTGGCGCGGGCGGTGGCGGCGGCGGTTACATTGAATCAATTATATCGGTAAGCAGCGGCCAAATTATAGCATATGTTGTTGGTGAAGGTGGTGATATAACAACCGACAATGCCGGTCGTGGCGGAACTACTCAATTTGGTACTGTTGCTGCCAGCGGTGGCGGCAAAGGTGGCGATGGGTTTATAACACCAGCAAATCCAAAAGCTCTGGGCGGCGCGCCCGGAGGACCCATAGGCAATGCCGGCAGCGATGGTTCAACCGGCCGACCCGATAGTGCGGGAAATATCGCCGATCAGGTCGGCGGTGTTGGTGGCGATGCCTTCAATCCCAACACCGGTCAGGGCGGCGACGGCGGCAATAAATTGTTGCCTACGGGCGCTACGGGATTGAGTGGTACTGGTTATGGTGCCGGCGGTGGAGGTGGTGGAACTCAGCGAGGAACTCAGGGACCGTGGAGCGGAGCTCCGGGCACCGGAGGATTAATTGAACTTAATTATGTAGGCGAGCGATTTAGATTTACAGACTCTATTGCAGCATCTACACTCAACTACAATGTGCGTACCGCAGCTCTAGCTCAGGGCTGGGATGGAGCGGTACCGTTGAGAGCCAACATTACCATTGAAACCGGTGTATATGTATATTCCGATGACGTAAATTTACCGGCATTTAGCAGCGGCGATTTACCCAATTTCAGCGAAGTTAATATCGTCAACAACGGCATCATCATGGGCCGAGGCGGAGATGGTGCTGGTGCGCTTGGTGTCACTTCACCTATTGATGCTCAGCCCGGCGGTTCTGGGATCTTTACTAATCAAAATATTCTTATAACCAACAACGGTACAATACTTGGTGGCGGTGGCGGCGGTGCTGCGGCAGTAGGACGTGTCAATAGTCAAAACTATGGCGCGGCCGGTAGCGGCGGCGGCGGGTCCGGTGGTGGTAAGGGTGGTAGACTGATCTCCACCACGGGCGCAGAAGGCGTGCAGGGGCTGGGTGGCAATCTTGGTGCAGACGGTACTAATGGTGGAAATATTCAGCTAGGTCCTTTTGGTAGTCCGCGCGCGCCGGGTAGTCGCAATGGTCTGGGTGGCGGCGGTGGTAGAATAATTCCTGGTGTGGGTGGTGTGGGTGGGACTTTCGGCACCGATTTTTATGGCCGTGGCGGCGGCGGTGGTGGCGGTGGTGGCGGCGGAGGCATTACCGGCCCCGATGGCTTCGGTGGAGTAACAGTCTTTGCTCAAACCGACGGCGGCATCGGGGGTAGCGGAGCAAACCCAGGAACTGGGTTGGGTAGTGGTGGTGGTGGTGGCTGGGGAGCAGCCGGCGGATCGATAATAGCCCCCTATCCAGCAGCTGGGCGCGGCGGCAAGGCTGTGGAAACCAACGGCAAGGACGTGATATTTTCCAGTTTAGGCACCATCTACGGTTTGGTGTCCGGCAGTGCGGCCGGCGTGGGTTATCAGGTCATGGTGACCAGCAATCAAATTAATTTCAATGCGCGCAATTTCATGGTCGGCAACGGTTGGGATCAGTTCACCACAGCTGTGATTGTTATACCACCATCAGTGTACATCTACAGCGATGATATTGCAAATGCTGGAATGATTATCGATGGAAGTTGGCCCAATGGCATACGCATAAATAACCTTGGTTACATCATTGGCAAAGGTGGTCGTGGTGGAGGGTTCAGCGGCGGCTACATTTCTCCTCAGGCCGGTGGAACGGCTCTTGATACTACGGTAAATCTAACTATAAGCAATTCTGGTTATATTGCTGGCGGCGGAGGTGGAGGCAATGCCGGCACAGGTACCGGTGGTGGCGGTGGCGCCGGCGGCGGTAATGGAGGTACTGGTGCTAGTGGTCCTGGCGGACCAGGTGGCGCGCCAGGAGCAGCCGGCGCCACCGCAGGAGGAAGCTTCGAGGGTCTAAATGGGTTGGGTGGTGGCGCCGGCGGCGGTGGTGGTGCGTATATACTGGTCCGTGATGCCGGCGGGCCTAGTTTTCCAGCTGCTGCCGGTGGCGGCGGTGGTGGTAGAATACTTCCTGGTGTAGGTGGTGGACCCTCTTTTGGGCCCGGAGGCGGCGCGGCCGGCGGTTCAGGTAATAATCCCGGGGCATCGGGCGCCGCCAACCGAGGTGGCGGCGGCGGTGGTGGTTGGGGCGCAGCCGGTGGTGCAGCCTTTAACGGCGCTGGTGGTATAGCAGGCCGGGCCATAACCTCTAACGGCAGAAGAATTACTTTTTTTAAAATAGGAACAATTTGGGGAACAGTAACATGATTATGGAAATATAGTAATTTTTACTTGTTATAACAATTTGGAGATATCATTTTGATCACAGTATATAGAGTACACAATCCATATCAAGGCACATATTCAGATGCCGATAATTTTGAACAAGCCAAAGAACTTTTGGCGAAGGCAGCATGGGAATCATATATGACTTTATGTCATGGCACGCCATTGGCTACAGTTACTGTGCACGCCGACGGCAGTCAAACATGGGGTAACCCAGAACAAGTTATGTCGCCGGAATTAAATGAAGAAGAAATGCAATCAATGATTGCAGATTTTATTAGCAAAGACCAGGTTCTCCCTTTAACTATTGAAAATAAAAATGGCTGATCCTGTAATATCACAGAATAAGGAACGATTATGGCAGCAGTAGCAATTGTCGGAGTACCGTGTTCAGGACACGACTGTTATCCGCCTCGACCTTCGGCGGCTAGCAACAATGCCACGGTTTTTGTCAACGGCATACCCATGCATGCGGTTGGTGATCTATGGCCGGCTCACAGCTGCGACGATGATTTTCACATCGGTGTGGTTGCCAGCGGCAGCGCAAAAACCTTTGTCAACGGTCGACCCGTGGCTAGAATAGGCGATGGTATCGGCGGCGGATGTCTAAGTATTATTTCAGCGGGCAGTGCTAACGTGTACTGCGGAGGATAAATAACGGTATGACCAGAAATACCCGCACCTTTACCGACCTAGACGCTGCCTTTACCCGCAATCCGCGAACTCGCGATGTGGCTACCAAGGCCGACGAAGCCGCGATTCGCAACAGTCTGAGAAATCTGATTCATACACGCAACTATGAGCGACCCTTTCAACCCGAGCTAGGCTGTCAACTGCACAGTCTGATGTTTGAAAGTTTGACGCCCGTAGTAATTACTATTGCGGAACGCACCATCATCACAGTAATCAACAAATACGAACCGCGTGTAGAACTTTTAGAGGTGCAGGTCAGTCCCAATCAAGACGAAAACGCCCTGGAAATTGAAATTCTTTTTAGAATACGCAACACCGAACAGCCCCTGCGTTTCAACACCATATTTACGAGAGTGCGCTAATGGCATCCAATCCCTACATCAGAGTCACTGAGCTGGACTTTGATCAAATAAAAACCAATATACGGACCTTTCTCAGCAGTCAAAGTCAGTTCACAGACTACGATTTCGAGGGCAGTAACCTAAGCGTGCTGGTAGATCTGCTGGCCTATAATACGCACTACAATGCTATCTTGGCCAACATGGCCAGCAATGAAATGTTCATTGATACTGCGCTAAAACGCAGTTCGGTGGCCAGCATAGCCAAGCATCTTAGCTATACTCCGCGCAGTCGTCGAGCCGCCCGAGCCACGGTCAATGTAGCCATAGCCAACGTAGCCAACGGCCCCAACATAGCCACTTTGGAAAGATTCACCAGATTTACTACACAGATTGGCAATACCACCTATAACTTTTTCAATCCCAACAGCTATGTTGTGGAACCCATCAGCGGCGTATATAGTTTTGAAAATGTGGAGATTGTGGAAGGCCGTCAAATCGACTTCTTCTGGAACGTACCCGCCGGCGTAAGTCCCGCAGTAAAGTTTGTGATTCCCAATACCGATGTGGATATCAGCACTCTGCAGGTCAGCGTGCAGTACGGCGGCAGCGGCAGCTACAACGAAACCTTTACTGAGATGGCCGACATCACCAAACTCAGTGCGTCAAGCAACGTATATTTCATCGAAGAGAACAGCGAAGGCCAGTATCAGATCTACTTTGGCGACGGCATACTGGGTAAAAATCTCAGCCCCGGTGACGTTGTGCGAGCCCGTTATGTGGTAACCAGTGGAACCGAAGGCAACATCAGCGGCAACGTAAATCTAAGCTGGTACACCAACACCATTTTAGGTGAAGAGCAAAATGATCGCTACATTGCCACCATCAGTTCGCCCACCGGCGGACAGGATGCAGAAACCACTGACCAGATTCGTTTCAATGCCCGCAATAACTATGTCAGCGGCAATCGCACAGTTACAGCCACAGACTTTGCCACAGCCATACAGCAGGCCTTGCCGGCCGCGGAAAGTGTGAGTGTATGGGGCGGTGAAGCCAATGTACCACCGCGCTACGGTACAGTGTTTATCAGCATCAAGCCCTACGACGGCTATGTATTAACCGACGTAGAAAAAATTCGTCTGGTGACCGATACCCTGCAGCCCCGCAGCATGCCCACACTACAGTATGCTTTCGTTGATCCAGAATATACCTATGTTGGCGTAGATGTCTATGTTAAGTACCGCACGGCCCTGACTACAAGAACCGCACAGCAGCTCAGTGGCCTGGCATCACAAAAAGTCACTGAATACTTTAGTTCGCAGTTGGAAAGATTCAATGCCGGCTTTTTTGCGTCACAGCTGCAGGACGAAATCCAAAACATGGATCCCAGCATCATCAGCAGTATTTTGATCCTGCGACAACAGAAACGCATATCTCCGGTGGTAGGCGAATCCTTTAGTGCCACACTACAATTCCCTGGCAAGATCCATCCCGCAGAATTGGTCAGTACGTTGTTCTTGTATAACAACGGTACTAATTTTATTTCTGCATATCTTGGCGATGCTCCGGACAGCAATCCACCGAACTACGAAGGCAACGGCGCAATTAATTTATATGATTCGGCTACCAATACTGTGCAGGCAACTCTGGGCACAGTAAACTATGGCACGGGTCGAGTAACCATCACCAATTTAAACATCGGCGGTTATCTTGGTGAAAACACCATTCGCATAACCACCAACATTCAAGAAACAAGTCGCGATCTTTTGCCAGCCAACAAGGAAATTTTGGTGTTGGATGATACTCGGGGTGATGCCAGCACCGCTGCCATCAACGGTGTTTCCATCAGCGTAGTATCAACCACAGCATGATAACAAGTCAAACCGTTACCGCGTTTCTTCCGCGACAAATTCCCGACTATGTTCAGGAATACTATCCTATCTTTGTAGTATTTGTCACCAAATATTTTGAATGGCTGGAGCAGGGCGGCAATCCGCAGGCCATCATACAAAACATTCGAGTCAACAACGACGTTGATACTACGGTCAGCAGTCTGCTAACCAAGTTTGTGGAGATGTATGCCCCGGGCATGCCCATACAACCGGCAGCGGATCGCAGCATCATTGTAAAATATTTTCGAGATTTTTATCAGAAAAAGGGCAGTGAAGATACCTTCAAGTTTTTCTTCCGAGCCTTCTACAACGATGACATTACGATATTTTATCCCAATGCCATTCTGTTCAAGCCGTCGGACAACAACTGGTACACTGAACAAAAGCTAACAGTCACCAAAATCAGCGGCGATCCAACAAGTTCAGTGCACACCGTAATTACCGGAGCAACTTCCAAGGCTCGCGCTGTAATCAATGTTTCGCGCAAAGTTAATCGAGGGATCAATACCTGGGAACTGATTGTACAGCCCAGCAGCATTGCCGGCACCTTTGTCAGCGGCGAAACTTTAACAGCCACAGCCTGGGATTGGTCGGATCGCACCAGCAGCCAGGTCACCATGTTGTTGACACGACCACTGGAAACAGCGACCGGTAAATTTCAAAATACCCGCAGCATGCTGAGCAGTGATCAGGTCATTCAAGACAGCTATTATTTTCAGCAGTTCAGCTATGTACTGAGAAGTCGCATTGGTCGTGATACCTGGGCTGGTGCAGTATTAAAAGAACTGCATCCCGCGGGCCTGATCCTGTTCAACGATCTGCTGCTGGACTCAACCATTGCAGTCAATGCCACATCGAGTTTTGCCCGCACCACCAGAGTTGAAACTACGGTGCGCTATGCTACTCGCAATGAATTTTACATTGCTCCGGGCTACAGCTTTGATCGACTCGCAGACTTTCGCACCGGCACCAGCGCAACAACACAGGCTGGCGATATTAGCTACGACGTCAACTACAACTATCCCGGAGAAAAAGTTACGTTTGCTCTGCAGAAAGACGGCGACGAAGCCATCTACGGAACTCTGCGTCAAATAATTCTGCCCTCGGGTCCGAGTTTTGATAAAGTTCGCCCCGGCGTGGGCAATCGTCAGCAGATTATTACCACTGGCAACGGCGTGGACTTTGCGGTTGTCAACGATCGTTATCGCAACACCAGCGCCATGACGCTAACTGCCAATGCGGTAATTGCCAGCTTTACCACCAGCATTACTGCGGTCAGCAGCATGGTATTGATGACTACTTGGGTTAAGGATCCTACGGGCAATGCCAGCAACGAACTGGCCAACGTGCTGAGTGTGTCAGTTACTGCGGAATCTCCCAATACTATTCCAAGTTTGATAGCAGCAGGTCCAATAAATATAACGGATGAGGTACAGAGAAATTATCGCAGCGTTGCTCTAGGAAGTTCGCAGCTTTATCCTAAACTAACATTCTATAGCAGCAGCAACATGATTGCTACTTCCTATAGCTATACAACGTCAACCGCAACATCGACGTTGACTACAAATATTTACCAGTTCCGCCCCTATAATGCCAATAGAGCGCAGAGCTACAGCAGATTTAGCATATTGTTTCAAGGAAGTTCCGCCAGTACTGCGGAAACCATTTCGGTAAGTATAGCAGTAAGTTCAGATTCTATATTTGCCACAACAAGTTCGGATCTATTAAGCATTGTTACCGTTGGTCGGTAATGATAAATAACCCTATAATTCACCAGCAGGTTTAAAATGGCCATAGTAACCAATAAATTTCGAGTAAACGCAGCCAGCAGTTTTGCACAGACCTTTACCACCGACAGCATGTACATGGTGATTGGTCGTCCGCAGAGCTGGAGCGACACCAGCTACAGCACTACGTTCGGCAATCAAACCAACGGAACGCCCGGCGACAATAATCCGCCCAGCCCTTATGACAATCAGGTCAATGAAACAGCGTTCTGGCGCGATGCCATGGCCGGTGTGCGAGTATTCAACAACGATGTTAGACTGGCTACGGTGCGCTACAATTGGTTGCCTACCACCAAGTATGACATGTACCAGCATAACATCAATGCCAGTAATCCTACGGTAAACGGTGTATTTAATCTGGCAGATAGCAACATGATTGTGTATGTAACCAGCACGGGCAATGTCTATAAGTGTATATACAACGGCAAGAGCGCACTGCAACCTACTGCTAGATTTAGCACAGTAGAACCCACTACCACTGGCACAGATCCACAGACTACAGCCGATGGTTATGTCTGGAAGTATCTCTATAATATTCCGGCATCGGAAGTTGATTTTGTAACATCAACCTACATTCCAGTACCAACTACGCAGAGCATCGCCACCAGCAACGGCATCCATGTTATCCTGGTAGACGCTGCCGGCTCGGGCTATACAACCGCTGGTACTACCATTGCAGTCTATGGCGACGGTGTGGGCTGCGCAGCCATACCAACCATCAGCGGTTCCAGCATCAGCACCATCACAGTAACCAATCCTGGCACGGGCTATACCTGGGCCAAGGTGGTGATTACTGGCGCCGGATCTGCTGCCAGCTCAACTGCCATTATTGCTCCCAGCGGCGGTCATGGCAGCAACCTGCGTCAAGAATGTTCGGCTTTCAATGTAATGATGGCCGGCACTATCAGCGGCTATCAAAACAACGACGTGCCGGTAAATCAGGATTTCCGTTCAGTGGCGCTGATTAAAAATCCCTTTACCTATACGGCTAGCACCATAACCAGTACGGGTACAATTGCCACCGGCAGCACCGGTCGCATCAGTCGTAGCCTGAATGTAACATCCACAGCTTCGGTTACACCGGACATCACGTTGCTCGGCGGTAGTTCCGCTGCCATTGGTATTGCGGTGTTCCAGAGTTCCGGTACTACCCAACTTCAATACATTCAACCAGTGCCCGCAGATGTGCCCAACAACATACTGCTGAGCACCCTGAATGTCGCTACCAAGAATTTAAAACAGTTCCAGAACGGTGAAAATATCTCCGGCATCAGTTATGCCGACACCATCAACAGCAGCAATGGAACTACTGCATATCTACCAGAACTTCAGCCCTACAGCGGCGAAGTGCTTTATCTGGATTATCGCCAGCCCGTAACTCGTCAGGCCGGTCAGAACGAAAAAATAAATATTGTCATAAACTTCTAAGGCATCAAGGACAACCATGGATTTCAATACATCACCATATTTTGATGATTTCGATGAATTTAAACAGTTCTATCGAGTGCTGTTTCGTCCTGGCGTAGCAGTTCAGGCTCGCGAGATGAACCAGCTGCAGAGCATCCTGCAGAATCAGGTCACGAAATTTGGTAACCACATTTTCAAAGACGGCAGCATGGTCATTCCCGGCCAGGTTAGCTACAACGACCGGACTCGCTATGTTAAACTTGGCAGCACCACGCTCGGTGGTAACAGTCTAAGTTATCTCGAAGGCAAGGAAATATCAGTGAATGTTGATGGCTCGGGACTGCGAGCCTATGTCATTACTACAGTGGCCACCGATGGTGTGGATCCTGATACTCTAATTGTGTCCTATGTCAGCGGCGGTCAGGTTTTGGCCGATGGTAGCAATCAAACCACGGGCTTTAAATTTCTAGCTGGCCAGCAGCTGTTTGTTGTTGGTGAAGCATCCCTGAGTGTGGTGGTCAGCGAAGCCACATCTGCGGTTACTCCGGACTACAGCGCGATAGCGCAGATCAACGAAGGTGTATATTATCTGGCCGGTCATTTTGTCAGTGTACCGCAGAGTACGGTTGTTGTGGACAAATATGTGGTGGACATCGCCAACATCAGCTACAAGATTGGTATCCAATATACGGAAAGCATAGTCACTGAAAACGAAGACAATACCTTGATTGACAATGCCAACGGTACCTTGAACTATGCTGCGCCCGGCGCACATCGTTATAAGATTGGTACGGCATTTGTGAAATATGAACTAGACACTGCTACTGAAGGATTTGTTGAATTGATCCGAATCCTCAACGGCGTAGTATTGAAAATTCAAAATCGTGCCTTGTATAATGTGCTGGAAGACACCCTGGCTCGTCGAACCTTTGACGAAAGCGGTAACTATGTAGTCAACAATTTCCGTTTCGATGTACGTGAAGCTCGTAAAAACAACCGCGGCTATTGGACCGGTAGTACTCAATATCTTGTTGGCGATTATGTGCAGGAAAGCACCGCAGGTCGATATTTTGTCTGCATCAAAGGCGGCACCAGCGGTGGCACCGAACCGTCGGCATTTGCTAGCTACGATGAATCATCCAGCATCACCGACAGCGCCGGTCCGGTGTGGCGTTATACTCCAACACCGGTTAGCAATCGCGGTCTCTATGATCCGGGCGCTACATCAGCTGCCACTCGCGCTCTGGCCAACAGCAGCAACCTTGTGCTGACCTTTGGGCCTGGCAAGGCCTATGTCAAAGGCTATGAAGTAGACACTATCACCAACAGTTTCCTAACTTTACCAAAATCACGAGCCACTGCAAGTTCCGCCAATGTTACTATTCAAACACCGGCCGGTAACTACATATACATTGATAAAGCTCGTAGCTTTGGTATTCCCAATACCAAACTAGGTTCGCAGGTATTTTTCTACGATCGTCCCATCGGCGGTCCAGCCGACCCCTATAAGTTTGGCTATGGTCGCAAAACCGGTCAGGGTCGCATCAAATATGTAGATTACGACCCCAGCGGCGGTTTAAAATTCGGTCTGTTCGATGTTAAAATGGAACCGGAAAAATTCTTTGATCGCAATGTGGTTAGTATTGTGCAGCCCGACACCAGCGTATCGGTATTGACCAAGAACTACAACATCAGCGGTAGTGTGCGATATGTCGGTGGTACCAGTGGGTTTGTTTTCTCCCAGGCCGACGGTGGTGCAGCCTATGGTTCAGCAAGTGCCGGCAACGACTTTACAGTAACTGGTGTAAGTGTTTCATTCCACACTCAATTTAGAGTCGGCGATTTAGTTTGTTTTGGTACTTCAGCCAATCTCAGCAAATATTTTATTACTAATATCGCCAACTCATCTACCATGACTTTGAATGGTAGTTCAATTGCAGCAATGACCGTTGGAATGACATCAATCCATGTACGCCTACCATTCCAGACCGTATTGGGTGTGGGTGATGGTGGTTCTAGTGCCGCAGTAGCAACTAAATTCCTCAGTGAACTGCGACCCGGCGATACCATGCGCATCGGCTCGGCTACTGGTATTGTTGTTAGTATCACCAGCGATGCTCGACTACAACTGAGCAGCATATCAACCACTGCTCAGAGACATGAAATTGCTTCAGCATCCACCGCCAACACCATTGCTGCGGTTGGTACCAGCGGCATACAACCAGAAATTCTTTATACTGCACAGACCGCAGCATTTGCTTCTGAAGTATATTCCAACTATAACCTGGGTATTAATGCTAAGAAACTCAGCGGTCTCTGGACAGTAACAAGTTTTAGCGGTACTGCAACCAATGTAACATCGCACGCTTCTATCCGACTCACCGGTACCTTAGACGGTAAATTAGCCACCGAAGCCCGAGTCGGCGATTTAATTAGTGTGAACGATCAGCGTCTGGTGTTGACTTTTATTAGCAGCAATAGCCTGGGTTATGCTATACGCATGGATACTTCCATAGTTGGTAGTGCAACTGCACAATATCCGATATTCCGTATCAACAACGTAATTGCGGAAGCCGGCAATGACAGCCTGGTGTTTAAAGTAGCAGATTCGGTGCAGAGCATGAGAAACAGCGTATATCAGGTTTATACAACCTATGCCTGGACACAGACCGCCACCAACTCTTCGCTGGTGTTTACGCTGAGCGCTGGTCAGGGCGGCAACAATCAGGACAGCCTGGCCACCAGCGATCCCAATTACTTTATCATTGCTCGTCGCGACCTATCAAATCTCAGCAACCCCATTGGTGTGCAATCAGTATCCACCGGAGCTGGTGGTGTGGTCACAGTAACTTCCACAGGTTCATTTGTTGCCAGTGGCAATTACATAATGATCTATCCTGTATATAGATCGTCGGCTGATGTAAACAGTTTAGGTGGTCGTAAAACCAAGACTCTGGTTTTGGATGCCAACACAACCTATTTGAGCAGCAGCAATGCTCAAAAATCAGTGCTAACCTTGGATAACACCGACGTATACCGCATCAACAAAATTTTAATGTACAGCAGTTTTGCCGCGGCCTGGCCAGCGACATTTACAGCCGCAGATGTGCAGGACATCACAGAAAACTATACCTTTGATGATGGTCAGCGCGAAATTTTCTATGACTATGGTACGCTGACTTTGAAGAGCGGTCGTCCAGTACCTACCGGTAGTGTGCGAGTATTTTATGATTACTTCAGTCACAGCACCGGCGATTATTTTGCCTACAGCAGCTACGACAATAACTATGTTCCCTATGAAGCCACACCCAAGTATCGCGGCCAAAATCTTCGCGATACTCTGGACTTCCGTCCTAGCATTACTGCCAATGACATCGAAGTTCCACGCTATGGCACGGGTTTCTTGACCAATGTTACCTATTATCTGGGTCGCAAAGACAAGGTGTTATTGGATCAAAACGGAACCTTCTATACAGTAAGTTCACCAAGCTCCTTGAATCCAGTTACACCGGAAGTAAGCAACGACAATGCCGTACAGTTATATGATCTAGAACTGGTGCCATATACACCGGATACTGGTTGGCCATCATTGAGGACCAAGAAGATTGACAATAAACGTTACACCATGAAGGATATTGGTGGTATTGACAAGCGTCTGGAAAATTTAGAAGTTAGCACAGCACTAAGTTTGTTGGAAAGCAAGACCAGTGGATTACAAATTCGTGATAATCTAGATCCAACTTTGGAACGCTACAAAACCGGTTTTTATGTTGATAACTTTGGAGATGCCACCAACGCTGACTTTACTGCAGGATCAAAATTCAGCATTGATTTAGACGCTCAGATATTGACACCGCATGTCTCTGACAACGGCTTTGTACTGCGTGAAAAGATTGCCGGCGTAAGTCCGGCAAGCACAGGCGATGAAATTGCATCTATTGATGGTGCGCGCACAGCGGCCGGAAGTCGTTATCGAGTCAGCGGAGATTTATTGACCCTGGATTATACAACCACACCGTTGATTACTCAGGCTGTAGCCACTACATCCCTGTCAGTTACACCGTTCTTAAAATATCTGTTCTTGAATAACATTGAAGTTACTCCGAACACCGATATTTACACAACGCCGATCCGCATTGATAACATTGTATCAGAAAATACTGCGGTTAATCAACAACAGGCAGTAAGAAATTTAAGAGCTGCCGGCGATTGGAGACCCTATACTATCTCATTGAACGTAGTTAATACCCTGTTGGCTAGCAAAACTGTGAGTGAATTAATTCCGTTCTGCCGAGCCAATACCATTTTATTCAAAATGAAGGGTATGAAACCTCGGGCCGAACACTTTGTGTTCTTCGATGATTTTGATGTTGGCGATCGCTGCAATGGTGCGGTAAAATGGAGTTTTGTAACCCTAGAAAATTTAGACACCAATACAATTCGACCCAATGCTGGTACGGCCGGCGAATGGGGTGGTTATGCTCGCTGGCGTAGTTTGGCAGAAACATATACTGTGTCTGGATCAACGCGTACTCATTACCCCACAGATTATGACGACAAAATGCCAAGTGCAAGTTATCGTGACGGTAATCGCAAATCACTGAGCCGCGGTGCAGTAATGATTATGTATGAAAACAACGTAGAAGTTGGTAGTGGTATTATCATGCATCAAGACGGTACAACTGTGTATTGTGTGAATGGCCGTGGCAAAATGAGTGAAAAATTCATTCGAGCCAATGCCACATCCAACAGCGGCGCAGGTTATAACTACAGCGCGGCCACATTCCGTATCGGCATTAGCACCGACAATATGCGAACCCTGAGCAATCCAACCTCAGTCACACCGAACAATGTCTGCACCGGTACTACTGCGGGCACATTCTTCAGCGACGACAAAGGCAATTTGATTATATTATTTGACCTTCCGGATCAGGATGGTGCACGTTTCATCACCGGGCAGAAGCCCATTGTTATTACCGATGACGTAGAAAACAGCGGCGATAACTGGGACAGCAAGGCCACTGGCAGCTATACTGTGGAAGGCTTTACTGTAACCACCACCAACAGCTATCACAGCACCAAGACCTTTGTAGCCAATCCCTATGATCCGATTGCACAGAGCTTTAAGTTACCGGAATCATTTACCAGCGGTTGCTTTGTAACCGACGTTGACTTCTTCTTTGCGGAAAAACCACTGGTACAGCAGGCTCCGTTGCGTGTAGAGATTCGTCCCTGCGATTTAACTGGTCGTCCAAGCGGTACGGAAATTGTGCCAGGATCCATTGTAACCTTGTATCCCGACGACATCAATGTAGACAGCACAGGACAAACGCCCACCAAGTTCACATTCGAGGTTCCAGTATATCTATTGCCGGATCAATATTATGCCATAGCCTTGAAATCCGACTGCGTATATTACAAGGTCTGGGTAGCCACTCTGGGACAATTTGATATCAGCAATCCAAATCGCATGCACAACAGTCAAACCCTGCTGGGCAGTCTGTTTAAATCACAGGATGGTCAGGTTTGGACTGAAGACCAATTCAGCGATATCAAGTTTACCCTAAACCGCGCTGTATTTAACAAAGATACAGTGGCTAATGCCTATGTGGTAAACGAAGCATATCCAGGTCAGAGCATCGACAGCGATCCTTTTATCTTTACTCACAGCAGTAACTTGGTGCGAGTCAAACATGAAAATCACGGATTCCGCAACGGTGACTTTGTGCGTTTCAGCAGCGAATACTGGAAGGGTCAGTATGAAAATGCCATTGCCGCCAATACTACAGCTACTTTCCCTGGCACCAACATCGATGTCAGCACCATATTTGGTAGTACATTGATATATGATCAGGTCAGTAACAACGACACCAGCGGACGTTTCCAGGTCAGCGAAGTTACATTAAATACCTATGTAATTAACCTAGGCACAACATATGTTGATCTTAGTGTGGGTAGCATATTGTATCCTCCGTCGCGAGGCAGCGGTGGCAATGACATCATTGCCTATGGTAATCTACAGTATCATGTTGCCATACCCGGCGGTAAGATTCTAAACTTCCAGGAAACAGAAACACGATTTGAAGTTGACACGGTGCGAGGCATCACCTATGATACCAACCCAAGCAGCACGGACTACGGAATCACCAATCAAACCACCAACATCAATACACCCACAATATTTGATGAGCCCAAGGTTATTTTGAGTCCAATCAACGAAGGACTCAAACATCCTGGCACATCAACCTATGCCAACGGTGAAGCCTGGCAACATAGTTTCGTGGGTAAGTTTGTGTTATCTAGTACATCAGATCAGGTTAGTCCGGTGATTGATCTGAGCACTCTGCATGTACGCACCATTACACATAATGTGAACAACCCCACAGTAAGTTCTAGACTGTACAACAGTGGTAGCACCCTACCGGCCGGTAATAGTGCAGCAGCGCCAACCCTGGTTAAAAATGTAATTACGGAAAACAACCAGGCTGTATTCTTTGACGCAGCCAGCACCAGTATTAGTGGTACTGCAGGAACCTTTAGTTCAGTAGTTCCTGGTAGCTATGTTACTGTGGCTGGTAATGCGCCGTATAATGTCAACACCAGCACAGGCTATTTGGTTACCGGTGTAAGCCAGGACGGATCGCAGATATTTGTCAGCGGTAACCTAATCAATGTAGGTACTGGTTACAATAACACCATTGTACAATATCAGGACTTCATCGATGAAATTGGTACATCGTTTGGTAGCCTGCAGAACAAATATGCTTCCAAGAAAATCAACCTGGCTAACGCAGCCAGCCAGCTGAAGATGATCTTGGAGGCCTGTATTCCGCAGGAAGCCGACTTTGATGTATATTACAAGATTGGTCCGGCATTGTCCGACTTTACTCTGCGGCCCTGGAAGAAGTTCACACCATTGCCAACCATTGTAAAGTCAACCAAGCGCGATGATTTCAGTGAAATTACCATTGACATTACGGACTTTGATAGTCAGGGCAATGCCAAGGATCTGCCGACATTTACGGCATTCCAGGTCAAGATTGCCATGCGTACCACCAATGGTGCCAAATTGCCGCAGTTCAAAAATCTGCGAGTAATTGCTCATGCATAATTTAATAAAGGTTGTGGATCACGATAATCTGCGTCGTGATCCACAGACCAACGCTATTGTTGACATAAACGCATCTGGCTTTGAGAACTATCTTAAGATTAAACAAAGTCGCCAGCAGCAACAGGATCGATTGGATCAACTAGAAACAAAGATAAATAACTTTGAGTCCAATCTAACGGACATCAAATCTTTGTTGCAACAACTGCTGGAAACACGACATGGCCATAACAATTAATCTCAGCGTTGATCAAGGCGCAGACTTCGAAGCAACCATCAAGCTCTATAGCAGCAATACCGAACCATTAAACCTAGTTGGTTATACCTTCTCTGGCCAGATTCGCCGCAGCTATGAGTCACAGACTACTTCGGCTACCTTTACCGTAACTTCAGCTGCCCCTAGTCAAGGCGAAGTTACTCTGGCTTTGACTGATACGCAGACCGCTGCATTAAAAGCCGGTCGCTACGTCTATGATATTATTATTAATGAAACTGCCACGGGCACAAAAACACGTGCGGCCGAAGGTATTGTAACTGTAATGCCTGGCGTGACCAGGTAAACCCGTGACTATCCGCAAGATCACCAACCTTACGTCGGGGCTGGTTACCCTGGCTGATCTTCGTACGCCTACCACCTTTGTTCATAAAGCCACAGTAACACGTCCTACTATAACAGCCAGCAATGTTACGCAGGCTGCCATTGTCAAATCCACTATATCAACTCGTCAAATAATAGCGGCCGCCAGATTCGTCAATCGTCTGATATTCCGCGAAGCCGATGCCTTTGCTCTGCTGGATTTGATTGGATTAACTGTAGGCAAACCAGTCAGCGATAACTTTGGACTAGTGGATGTAGTGTCCTTGTTGTCGGCTCGCGGCGCACAGCGTTTCTTTGCTGATGTAGAACTCATCAACGACTTCATTGCCTTTGTGCTGCAGGTAAATCGCAGTTTTGCGGACAGCCTGGCAGTACAGCAGTACATCAATCTAATTGTTGCTAAATCTGCGGGCAATGACATAGTAGGACCTGCAGACAGCAGATATTTTGATCTGGCATTGAGAAAAGCCGATGCGGTTATTGGGCGCGATACACGAGCCTTGTTGGTAAATAAATCGTCGGCAGATTCTACCACGTTTGCTGATGCATTAAAAATAACCAGCAGAAAACTGCTGAACGACAGCACAGCCATTGACAGTTATTTTGCTCTGCGAGCCGGCAAAGGCATCTTTGATAATGCTAGAATTACTTCGCTGACACAGAAAAACTTTGGTAAACTTAGAACTGACACCGTTGCCATTGATCAAACTCAGGCCATTGTTATTAACAAGGCAGCCGCCGACAGCCTAGCATTAGCTGATGTAAAAGTCCTGGCCGCGGTTTTAGGTAAGACTGATAGGATCACAGTCAGTGAAAACCGCGTAGGGTTCTTTATCAGCAAAGGGTTGGGCGACAATCAGCCAATGACCGATCTTTTCGGTGTGTTTGATGGACTGATCTTTGCCTTGAGCTTCCAGCTGTTCGATGCTCTGGCTGTACCCGATGCCTTTGCCCGTAGATTTGATGCCCGTAGATCGAATTTTGATGTTCTGGCATCTACCGATCGGATAGTACCGCAGCTAGGTCAGACCTATCGCGACAATACTACAATTGGCGATGTTCCTGGCAACCTATTTGGAAAGGCTGCTTTTGACAGCATTATTGAATCTGATACCACGGCCAAATTCGTTGGTGCAGGAAAATTTGATCGCATAGAAGAAATAGACCTACGCAGTTTCTTAATCACCAATCTGCGTCAAGATAGCATTGGTAATACCGATGTTGTGATTCGTCAGTTTGGCAAACAACTTGCTGATACCAATGCTGCCGCAGATCTTATTGCAAAATTTGTTGGACGTGCCACGGCTAACAGCGTAGACTCCAGCGATCAACGCGCACTTAATTTCAACGCCGGCCGAGCCGACACCGCAAATGTAACCCAACGCAGATTTTTAACCGTTGGAAAACCGCTGGCAGAATTAATTTCCAGTATATTACCAACTGTTCCAGCAGCACCAGACATACCCAGCCTCAGCAGCTATTCCACAGTTTTAAGATCCACGCTGGCTGTCAACAGTCTAAACAAAGTAGAAATTGGTACGGCCAACATCTATAACACCACCAATGTCAGCGGTGGTCGTCTGCTGTTCACCGGCTTTCCCGGTACTCGTTACATTGATTTTACACCAGTGTCTAGCTATCAGGCCGACGGAGCCAACTGGAGCTATGGCCTGAACGTAGAATTCTACGGCGGCGATGGCAGCAATGAACTGGAAACTCCGGATGCGGGCGAAGATCTGGTACTGTTGTACAGCATCAATGGTGGAGCAAGTTTCACTACTGCACAGACCCTGTGGGCCGGAGCCAACAATTGGGCCGCCACAGTTGGTGCCAATTCATCGCTGGTGGTAAATGCCACAGTATCCTCTTCGGCTAGCACGGGCTTTATCTGGCGTATAGCGCAGTTTAATTATAGCAATCCGGGCTTTGACCAGTATGCGGTAGCCAGAGCCACCGCCACTAACTGGGGTGCGGCTGCCACCACCATACAGCTCACTGACCTTGTTGCCATCTACGACTATGCCAGAGCCACGCCGCAGGATCGTCAGGTCTATATCTTTGACAGCGTATTTGTATTAAATCTGCGTCCTCGATCAGTGTCCGATGACCTTGTCATCAGCGATGTTAATACCTTCAATTCAACACTACAGAAATTTGACGCATTCAATGCCAACGATTTATTGACTCTTGTCTTTGACAGCGCAAGAACCTTTGATCCATTTATTTTTCAGGTTTTTATTACTGATGCTTCCAGAATAACACCTGGAAAATTACCCAATGATCTTGTAATTACCAGCGATTTCAATGTGCGGCTTCGAGGTTTGCCCCGCGAAGATAGTTTTACAGCCGCCGATGTTCTAATAAATCGCATAGCGGTTCGTCGAGTATTCCCCGACGGCACATTGCCTGCGGATTTACCGCAAAAGAATTACTTCAAACCAGCTAAACAGGGTCAGGGTGTTACCAATACAGTAGTGGGCTGGGGATTGACAATATCCCGACCACCGGACACCACCGGTGATTTTGTAGTGATTGGTGACCCAACTACGTTCGCCACAACTACTGCTGTGCAAAGTCGCCGCAGCGGCACCAGTTTAGAAAACTTTAGCTTTCAGTATAGAAAAACAGCAGACAATCTAGTACCCGCTAGAGTAACAGTAGGTGGTGTATCCGGCGATCGATTCCTCAATAGCACATCCACAGAAACTGTTAGATTTACCATCGGTAAACTGCTGCCTCGAGTAGCAGCCACTGAACCCACCCTGGGCAGCATAGCTGTCGGTGGATTTGCCAGTCTAAGCAACAGCGGCGATCATTCCATGGCCGTTGACTTCACCATTGAAGCCCAGGTGTATGTAGACAACTTCAATGCCGCAGAAATTACCTTGGCTGCCGTTGGCAATCCTAGCTTTCCGAGCTACTATAGATTTGGCATAGACAGCAATGGCCGACCATTCTATAGTAAATTTGGTCTGGCTGCACCGGAATTTTTCGGCGGCAACATAATCGCCGGACGCTGGTATCACCTGGCATTTACTCGTCTTGGCGACGTAATGACCTGCTGGTTGAATGGCTACAATCAGGGATCGTTCTTTGCTTTTGGTGCGGTAGGTAATACCCAAGGCCTGAAAATCCTGGAAACTCTGTGTACAGCACGCATCAGTCAGTTCCGCATAATCAATGGCCTGGCTCTGTATCAGAACAATTTTGCACCGCCGCGCAGCGAACTACAGTCCATAGATAACACTACGGTGCTGTTGCCGACCTATGATGCCGCTAGCTTCATCACCAACTACAATGCCACTTATCCGCTGACTTCCAGCGGAACCCTGACATTTAGCACACTGGCTCCGTATAGAATCAACGATGGTACAACCGAACTGCTGTTTGTTGGTAGAAATGATATTCGTCGTACCTCCGGTTCAAATTTAGAAAATACGGTCTTTAATTTTAACCTGTTGGCCAAGGCCGGTGCGGCCTATACAATATTCACGGAAACGCAGGATGGTGCCTTAGATACCTTCAGCAGTTTGTCAGTGGCTATAACAGCCGCAGATCGAGATCGCGTTGGTATAATTGACTCAGTGAACGCCAACTTCTATGTTGACCGCGGTGCCAATGATAGTGTACCACTTTCAGATTCTATACGCAGATTCTTCTTATCATTGAAAGTATTTTCCGACACTACAACCATGTTGGATCTAGCCAATGTGTTTGACGGTCTGATATATGTAGGTGCCAAGATCATTCGTGATAACCTGATCATTGGTTTACCAAATACAACGCGAGTCAGCGGCAGCGATCAGGAACGCACCAGCTTCGTTGTTAATAAATCAGCACGTCAAGGAGCCATATTAAACGTAGTGCAGGGCTGGGGTGCCAATCGTGTGGGTACAACCAGCAGCGGCGATTTCATCGTAGCCGGTGATCCTTCGATCTTTGCCACCACAACCACTCTACCATCGCGTCGTTCCGGCACCAGTCTAGAAAACTTCAGCTTCCAGTACTTCAAACCAGCGGATAATCTGGTACCAGCCACTGTTACACCTGGTAGTAGTCTTGGCGATCGTTTACGTGGTGCTAATCAAGAAAATGTTAGATTTACCTTTAATAAACTCAGCCCTGATCCAGTACAAGCACAAGATTTAAACAACATATTTAAAGTTGTTACCATGCCAATGAAGGCTGGTGCGGCGTATAGTATTACTCGCAAGACCATTGACGGTCTCTTTGAAAATCAGAGTTCGGTGGCCGTGGGCTTTGGTGCACAGCAGCCCGACCAGACCGGCGTGTTTGATTTTTACCTGGCAGAGTTTGCCACTCAAAGACCAACCAACGACAGCGTAATATTGGGTAGCCGCATACCGTTCCGCACTCCGAGCAACCTGGAACGCATCAGTTTCTTGGTCACCAAATTCTTTGGCGATGACCGCACCACGCCCGATGACTTCCTGCAGACTTTTGATGGTTTGACCTATGCTGCATTCTTGTTGCAACGTGACATCCAAACCATTGGTTCTGGAGCACTTGCGGCTAACAATCGTTTCCTGGGCAGCGGCGAAAATACTGCGTTTGACGTTAGAAAGTCTGCTAGACAAGGAGCCACATTAAACGTAGTGCAGGGCTGGGGCAGCAGCGTAACTGGTACAACTAGCAGCGGTGATTTTGTTGTAGCCGGCGATCCAACGGCTCTACCAACCACCAACACCGCACCAAGTCGTCGCAGCGGAGCTAGTCTAGAAAACATCAGCTTACAATACTTCAAACCAGCGGACAACCTAGTACCGGCCTTTGTAATTCCCGGCAGCAGCATCGGCGATCGACTTCAGGGTGCCAATCGCGAGAACATTAGCTTTGTATTTAGAAAACTTGCTAATACTGAGTATGGTCCAGACGCTGTTCAGCCTTACGATTTAAACAGCATATTCAAAACCTTTAATTTAACAGCCAAGGCTGGTTCGGCCTATGCTATTACTCGCAAGACCATTGAAGGATTGCCGGACTTCCAGAGTTCAGTGGCCGTGGGTATTGGTGCACAGCAACTGGATCAGACCGGTGTGTTGGATCTTTATATAGCTGAAATAGCTACTTCACGAAGTCCAAGTCACAGCGTTGTGCTGGGTAGTCAAATACCGTTCCGCACACCAAGTACGTTAGAACGCATCAGTTTCTTGATCACCAAATTCTTCGGTGACGATGGTGTGATACCCGACGACTTCCTGCAGACATTTGACGGTTTAACTTATCGTGCCACTCTGTTGGAGAGCGACATCCAGATCATGGGATCGGGAGCTACGGCGGCCAATAACCGATTCTTGGGTAGCCCTGAAGTAATAAATTTTGATGTAGTTAAATCTGCACGTCAGGGTGCCATCCTCAACCAGATTACTGGCTGGGGCAGCAGCGTAACCGGCACAACCAGCAGCGGTGATTTTGTTGTAGCCGGCGATCCAACTGCCTTACCAACCACCAATGCTGCACCAAGCAGAAGATCTGGTGCCAGACTTGAAAACATCAGTCTGCAGTATGCCAAACTAGCCGACAATACAGTGCCTGCCGTTGTGATACCGGGCAGCAGCATCGGCGATCGATTACAAGGCGCCAATCGAGAGAATGTGTCATTTGTTGTACGTAAACTTGCTCCACATTACGACACATACAACGACATCGATGGATACGCTGGATTTTTAACAACAACGCCGGTGCAGATTGGTTTTGGATCCAGTGCCAGTGTAGGATATCGAGTTAGTGGCAGTCTGCTGGAAAATACGGCATTTAACTACAGTCTATCAGCCAAGGCTGGCGCGGCATATTCAATTACCCGTAAAACCATTAATGGCTTGCCGGACTTCCAGAGTTCGGTGGCCGTGGGTATTGGTGCTAAACAACTGGACCAGACCGGCATCTTTGATGAGTATTTTGCAGAATGGTATACTAATCGAACTACTTCGGATGCAGTAACCATCGGCTTCAGCATACCGTTCCGCACACCTAGTAACCTGGAACGCATCAGTTTCTTGGTCACCAAATTCTTTGGCGATGACCGCACCACGCCTGACGACTTCCTGCAGACATTTGACGGCCTGACCTATCGAGCCACTTCGTTGACACGGGATACTCAGACCATTGGTTCCGGAGCTCTTGCGGCCAACAATCGTTTCCTGGGCAGCGGCGAAAATACTGCGTTTGATTTTACAAAATCTGCACGACAGGGTGCGGCGCTCAACCAGCTACTCAGCTGGGGCACCAGTGTAACCGGCACTACAAGCTCAGGCGATTTCGTTGTAATTGGTGATCCATCGGCTCTGGCCGTAACTTCTGGTGTGCAGAGTCGTCGCAGCGGATCCAGTCTAGAAAGATTTAGTTTCAATTACAGCAAACCTTTGGCTACTACCGCTCCCTATGGTACAAATCTGCTGTTATTTTCCGAACAAATAGGTACGCTGTTTGGCACCGGAGCTCTACAGGACCAGCTGATAGCCATTGCAGCCGCCGGAGCCAGCTTTAACAGCGATTATTTCGTTGCTCCGGATCGCACAATAACCGGTGATCGCATCGACACCACCAGCACCACCGGATCGGTGAAATATGATATCATAGTCAGCAGCAGTACAACCTATACCTGGTCGTTCTGGGCTCTAAAAACCGTGGCCAGTGGATCAACGTTTTTATCGGTTCGTGATTACACCAACAGCAACGATATTATAGCACCAACGGACTATCAGCCCAATCTGAGTCTGAGCAGCTGGACTCGTATCGTGCGCACCTTCACTACACCGGCTAATGCGCAGAGCATAGGCTTGAATTTTATTACTGGGTCCAGCAACAGCATCGGTCTCTGGGGCTGGAGCCTGGAGCCCGGAAGCTCCACTGGACCATACATCAGAACCACCAGCGCGGCCATTGTTGGTACGGGCTATGGTGTGGGCATTGAATACAACAACGTGGGCGTGGACGACGTATTCCGTCAAGTGATTCCTTTCCGTCGTCTGTTCCAGGATGGTCAGGCAGCGTTTGATCGATCCTTCAAAAATGTGTCATTGCCCCGTGCCGGTGTGGATTCCTTTGGTCTCACCGAAGACATCATTGTAACCAAGCTGCTGGACTATCGTTTCACCGAAGTGCTCGGAGATCGCGACCCTTATGGAACTGTGGCCCTGGTGGACCGCGGTTTCGTGAGAATGACCAACTATGTAGAAGACATCGATTACTTTGCCGAAGACTACACCGGCGTGCAGAGAAATCTCGGTAATTTCTATTATCCACCGCTGAAGGTTGATGTTGCAGACTTTATTACCTTGACCGACGAAGTATCGTTTGTGACCGGACAGTGGGTGCAGAGATTCTTTGGTCCCGATGAGACCATCGGAGATCTTGACCCGTTTGGAAATATAAATACATTGATCAATCGTGGAACACTGCGTATTACTAACTACGTCGAAGATATTGACTACTTTGAGTCAGATTACATCGGCGAATCGCGTACAATTTCTTAACAAGGAGTAACATAACATGGAATTAGCCAACGAGAAATCAAAAATTCGTGGTAGCGTTGATGTTAAACTTATCGGACCAGATGGCACAGTAAAGGATACTCGCTATATCCCCAATCTCGTGGTTCAAAACGGTAAAAACTTCATCGCTACTCGCATGCTGGGCACCAGCAATACAGCCAACGTTTCCGCTGTAGCAACCACCATCAGCCTAACATCGGCCATGAGCCACATGGGTATTGGTACTAGCACAACGTCGGTGGCCGTGGCTGACACCAGCCTGCTAGCTGAAGTGCTGATCACCGGCGATATTTTCCAGTATTTCCGTGCCAATATTTCTAGCGCCACAGCAAACACCGGTATTGTTACATACGTAGCAACCTTTACCACCAACAACCCAGCACGTACCATCACCAGTAACACTACTGCGATTACCGAAGCCGGTATTTTCAACAGCGCTAGTTCCACTGGTACTTTGGTTGGTACCATGCTTTGCCGTACCACATTCAATGCGGTTAACAAGGGTAACGACGATACACTGCAAATTACCTGGACTATTACCGTAAGTTAATAACTCAGGAGCAGCATGGCTACATTAACACTGCGCATCCCCAAAGGATCGCCGCTTACCAATGCTGAACTTGATGCTAACTTTGCCGAGCTGGACAACACAAAAATCCAGCTCGGCGGTGACATAGGTGGCTCAACCAGCAGCCCGGTAATTACATCGATACGAGGCCGAAGCATCAGCACGGCCGCTCCTACTACTGGCCAGGCGCTGGTGTATACTGGCACACAATGGAGTCCGCAGGACGTTAGTGCTAGCGGAGGTGCAGTCAGCAGCACAGTGACCAGTCTAGTAACCAGCATAGTAACCAGCACAGTTACCGGCACCATCAGCAGTTCTACAACCACCTATCCTACGTTCAGTGCCTATCCTAGCAGCAGCGTAACGCAGTCAATTCCTGCAGGTCTTACACAGACAAAAGTACTATTCCAAAACGAAGAATGGGATAACAACAATAACTTTGCCAGCAGCAGATTCACACCGACAGTAGCTGGTTATTATCAGTTAAATGCCGTGGTTCGCATGAATGGCCCTATGGGCACCAGCGAAACCATGATTGTGCTTTGGAAGAACGGTAGTGAATATCATCGTGGTTGGAATAACCAGAACAGCACCGATCCCGGTGTTAGTTGGCATTCCATGCAGGTCAGTGCCCTGGCGTATGCCAACGGCACCACCGATTACTTTGAAATTGCGGTTCAACATGGCTTTGGCACTAGCAGAGATGTTACGGTTGCTCATTCTGGTATTGGTGGTAACATTACCTGGTTCAACGGCATCTTTGTACCAACTCAGGTAATTACTGCGGTCACCGGCAATGCCGTAGTCAGTGGTGCAGTTAGCAGCACAGTAACAACCAGCGCCGTAGCCGGCGGTGGCGGAGTTATCACAGTATTAAATGATATCTCCAATCAGTTCAATAATGTACGCAGAATTTTTACGCTTAAATCAGGGCCGACTGCAATTGTTGAAGGTGTGAATTACCGAGACAACCGAGACTTTTCCGTTGTTATTGGTGGTAGATATTACTACGCTGCGGTGCCGCAGACTACCACGCTTGGTCCTTGGATTGTGGATTACACCGCCGAACGTAAGTTTACGTTCAAAGTTTCTGGATCAAGAATATTTTTCTCGCATGCCATTGCCAATAATCAAGGCGCAGAAATACGGATAAATAATATATCGAGTTCAAGACAGAAACGCAGACGCTACCCATTTACAGCCAACAGCATAGTTCTAGGAGAATAATTCATGGCAAAACGCATAGTTAGTGAGATTTCAACCTTTAATCCTGTTACAAAGACCGTAACAATCCCCAACAGAATTATTCCCCGAAAGAATCTTCTGCTGGTGACCAACGCTACCAATAATACGGTTCTTTATAATTTCAGCGATCCCGATCTCACCATCACCAGCTACACCGTTCCATTCAACACCAATGGTACGCAGTTTGTATTAAACTACGACACCAGTGCCATGGGCACGTCGGACGCTATCATGATCCTGGAAGACATTCCCGAAGATCGTACTACGTTTGCGGAAATTTTTCAAGATCCCACCAATAAACTGCGCACATCAAGCCCTCAGAGCTTGATTGACACCGACTTTGAATATGGCCTGCAGCCCATTAAATGGGAAAGCATTACCATGGTGCAGAACATTCCGTCGTTCTTCTATCGCGGCGGTGGTAACAGCTTGAACCTCGCAGCCAACGGCGTGCAGGGCGGTAACCAGACTCCGCGTTCGACCATGACAGTAACTACTGTGGGTTCTCATGGTTTGAGCACCAGCGATATGATCAATGTAAACTATTGCAGCGACGTCAATGCCGAAGGCAGCTTTGTAATTTTAACCGTACCAACTGCAACCACATTTACCTATACTGCCAAAGGTCAGATCAACGGCAACGTCTATACATCGGCAACCAGCATCCAAGGTGGTGCGAACTACGATGTTGCTCCTAACAGTCCGGTGCGAATCATTCATTCAGCCGTGGCGTCGGATAATGCGGCGGTCAGCGTGATCACAGTAACCACCACCGGTAAACATGGTTTGATGCCGGGATCGCCGCTGCTCATCAACAGCGCAACCACAACCACCATCAACGGTGCCTACGACGTCTATGACGTACCAAGCCCCACCACCTTCCGTTATATTACCGCAGGTGTACAGACCGGTACAACCACACCAACCATCGGTGGTATGTGTATTGTGGTTCGTCCGGAAGCAAACTTTGTGCATCGCCCAAGCGATGGCGGTATCATGATCACCACTTCCAATGTTCAGGAAGGCGTACAGGCAATTCGTCAGACTCGTCGATATTTCCGCTATCAAAGCGGTAAAGGTGTGCAGATGAGTACTGGTACCAAACTAACACCAAACTATGATTTCAATACAATTACAGCCACTGGCACATCGGTCACAGTAACCACTCAACAAAATCCAACTTTTGCCAGCGGCGTAACAATCACGATCGAAGGCGTGGATGTTAATGCCGGCGCAACCAATCCATACAACGGCACATTTACTGTGCAGTCAGTAAGCTTAAGTGGTCGCTCATTTACATATTTCACCACATCCACCAGCACAGATACCAGCCCCGGCGGATTTAATGCCAATGCTACAATTAAAAACTGGAAGGGTTCCAGCAACCGTGTTGGATTGTTTGATAGTCAGAACGGTTTCTATTACGAATACGATGGTCAGACATTGTTTGCAGTGCGTCGTCGCAGCACCAAAGAACTGTTTGGTACAATTACCGCTACCAGCGGCTCCACAACCATTACTGGTTCGAACACCAAGTTCCATAAACAACTCACCGTGGGCGACATGGTGGTTATTCGTGGTCAAAGCTATCAGGTCATACAGATTGACACTGGTACAAGCATGGATGTTGCTCCAGCATATCGCGGCAGCACAGTCAGCGGTGTGCGCATGAATATTACAGAAAATATTCGAACTCCACAGAGTCAGTGGAACTTAGATCCCTGCGACGGCACCGGACCTTCGGGCTATAATATCGACGTCGGTAAAATGCAGATGTCTTATATTGACTACACCTGGTATGGTGCGGGCTTTGTGCGTTTCGGCTGGCGTATGACCAACGGCGATGTAGTATATTGCCATAAGGTTGCCAATAACAATACAAATAATCAAGCCTATATGCGATCCGGTAACCTTCCGGCTCGCTACGAAGTAAATAACATCGGTCCTTTTAGTAGATTGATGTCCGGAAGTATATCAACACATGGTGTAACCCTGGGCAGCGGCGATACTTCCATGGTGGTCAAGGATGCAGAATTCTGGTCGACATCGGGCAGTATTTTAGTGCAGCAAGGCGTAAACAGCGAAGTTATGGCGTACAGCACCAAGGCCTATAACCCAACGTTGAATGCCTGGACTTTGGGCGGCATTACTCGCCGTCAATGGGGTGGCACTACAAGCAACGTATCCTTTGTTCCGTCGGAATACGAAGGCGGTACAGCAAGTGCCAGCTCACAATGCTCCATCACCTACATTACCTGTAACTGCGCACCAGTGATCATGCACTGGGGTACTAGCGTGATCATGGACGGTGGTTTTGACGATGACCGAGCAATTCAGTTTGCCTATACCAAACCACAGGCAGTGGTGCTTAATGCCAATACTAGTATTGCGGTTCTAAGTCTGCGACTGGGACCTAGTGTGGATAACAGTATTACCGGCCAATTTGGTGCCAGAGAAATCATTAATCGCATGCAACTGCAGACTCGATCCCTGGGTATTGCGTCAACTACATCGATTCAGGTTCTGGGTATTCTTAACCCCGGTACTTTTGGTGGTACCAATGCTCCGGTATTCCCAGACAGCTGGACCTATACCAGTATTGTGTCAACCATCGGTACCGCTAGTTTGGCGCAGATCATTGACCACACCGGTAACACAGTAACTGTAACCGGCGGTGAGCAGATTTTTGGATTTGTAACCAATCAGGGTGCGGATAACTATGATATTAGCCAGGTTCGTGATCTGGGTCACAGTATTATCGGTGGTAACGGCAGTCAAAGAACTCCGGGATTCCCAAATGGTCCGGATATTTTGACCATTGTGCTGAGAAATACCACGGCCACAGCTCAAAATATTGCTAACCTCCGTATTAGCTGGACGGAAGCTCAAGCCTAAGGAGGAAGTATGGCAGCTCCGGCTACCAGACAGCAGTTGATTGACTACTGTCTAAGAAAATTAGGCCATCCGGTAACCGAAATCAACGTCGATGACGATCAGGTAGAAGATCGCATCGACGATGCTTTCCAATACTATCGCGACTATCACTACGATGCAGTGCAGCGGATCTTCATGAAACACATGGTGACCGCCAGCCGCATGACAGTAAGTTCCACTACTACATCTACTACGCAGAATATGTTTGCTCTTGGTGAGATTATCATCGGGCAAACCAGCCAGGCTCAGGCCCTGGTTACCCAGGAAGGTCCGGGTGTGACCAGTACGGGTACTACCTTACTGCTGCAAAACATCAAGGGTACATTTACCACCGGTGAAACTCTGGTGGGTAATCGCAGTGCCAATACAGCCACCATGGTGAGATTGACACTCGGCGATCTCGACAATGGCTATCTTCCTATCAATGATGCCATCATCAATGTGGTAAGAGTTCTGCCGTTCACTGACACCAAGACCGGCATGGACTACATGTTCGATCTGCGTTATCAACTGCGACTCAACGATCTATTCGACCTCCTAAGCACCAGCATAATCTACTATCAGCAGATCAAGGCTCACCTAAGTTTGATTGAAATGCTGCTGGTGGGACAGAAGACCATAGAGTTTAGTCGACACACCAACCGGCTTTACATCGACATGGACTGGAAGGCTGAAACCAATCCCGGCGAATACATGATCATTGAATGTTATCGCATTCTTGACCCCACGGAATTTCCCGATGTATACAACGATTGGTTCCTTAAACGCTATGCCACAGCCTTGATTAAACGGCAATGGGGCGAGAATCTTAAAAAGTTTCAGGGCATACAGATGCCCGGCGGTGTAACGTTGAACGGTCAGATAATCTACGACGAATCCATACAGGAAATCAATGCATTAGAAAATGAGATGGAAAATCGCTATCAGGCTCCTCCGAACTTTTTCGTAGGCTAACGTGAGCACCAATTTCTATTTCCAGAGCGGCGTTCCCGGTGGTCGCGGCAGCGAACAGCGTCTCATCGAAGGCCTGATCATCGAATCCATAAAAATCTATGGATTCGATACCTACTATCTGCCGCGCACAGAAGTTCACAAAGACGAAATAGATTTAGAAGATAGCTTAAGCACCTTCCAAAATGCCATACCCCTGGAGATGTACTTAGAAAACATCGACGGATTCGGCGGCGAAGGCGAACTCATGAGCAAGTTTGGCATTGAGTTTCGCGACAGCGCTACCTTTGTAGTGGCTAGAATGCGCTGGGAAGATGTAGTAAGCAAGGGACGCAGTTCAAGTCTGCCCTTGCCAAATCGTCCCAGCGAGGGCGATTTAATCTACATGCCTTTGACCGACAATTATTTTGAAATTAAACGAGTGGATGCAACCAATCCGTTTTTTCAATTAAGCAAGCTATACGTGTATAGACTGCAGTGTGAATTGTATCAATACAGTTCGGAACGCTTTGATACCGGCATTGGTAAAATTGACGATATTGAAAATGAACACAGCCTGGATGTTGGTGTGCAGGGCAACCTGCTCATGGAAAATGGTTATAACCTGCTGTTAGACGATGTAGGCCTGGATGACAGTGGTACCCTGTTATTTGAAAACACTACTGCCATCAAAGTGCTGGATCCCCTGGCAAACAACGACGACTTTAGACTGGAAGCGGTGGCCGATGATATTCTAGATTTCAGTGAAGTTAATCCATTCGGAGAAATACTAAGAAATGCTTGACGGAAAAATATTTTATCACGGAATTACTAGAAAAGCCATTGTTGCCTTTGGACTAATGTTCAACAACATGTTTGTGCGACGTCGAGACAGTGCGGGCAGCATAGCGCAGACTCTGAGAGTGCCTCTGGCCTATGCAGCCAAAAATAAAATGCTGGCTCGTATTCTACAGACTCCGGTGCCAGAGAATCAGCAGTACAACACCCTGCTGCCCCGCATGAGTTTTGAAGTCATAGCCTATGAATACGACGGTGCCAGAAAAATCAACAGCATCAATACCCTGAAGAATGTGACCAGCGAATTTTCCGCCAATCGCATCTTCGGACCCACGCCCTATAATATAACCATCAACCTCTATGCTTATACTAAGAATCAGGAAGATGGTCTGCAGTTATTTGAACAAATTGTGCCGGCATTTAATCCGGATTTCTGCGTTACGGTAAATTATATTCCAGAGCTCGGCATCAAGCACGACCTGCCCATCATTCTCAACAGCGTTACCTACGACGATGACTACGAAGGCGACATGACCAATCGTCGCATGATCATCTGGACCTATACATTTACCTTGAAATTATATTATTACGGACCAGTAGAACGTCAGGAAATTATTCGTACTGCCATTGCCACAGTATTCAACGATCCAGAGTTTGCCGGAGAATGGACTAAATATACGGTATCCACAGATCCAACAACGGCTCTGCCAGCGGATGATTTCAACTACAACGAAACATTCGACGACTCATTTTGACAGGATTAAGAAATGTCTTACTCACCGATATTACTAGGCACACCCAATAACAACGACGGCGATAGCTTGTATGTTGGTGGTGTCAAAATCAATGCCAATTTTACCGAGCTTTACAATGCTCTCGGTAAATCTACCAGCAATACACTGCTGATTAATTTTCAGAATGCCGGCGGCCGAGGACGCGGCGATATTCTGCGCTGGGACAGCGCCAACAGCATCTATGCTACTGCAAGCTCCGATACGTTAAAAACCAATGCCAGCAGCGGCGTAAGTGCGTTGTTCATTACCAATCGCGTGGGCTTGGCTGGCGCAGAAAACGAATTCTTTGGTCAGGTTGACAGCATCTATGCCATGATCAACAGTCGCCCCATGTTCAATCTAATATCCCGCAACACCAGCAACAGCGTGGTAACTCGCGGAGAAATGAACTTTGGTCTGGGCTTGGCGCAGGTCACCAGTGTGAGCATCTATACCACCAGCCTAGTAGTTCGCGGCAGTCAGGGTCTGCAGGTATTTACAGCCAGCCTGGAAGATGTGAGCAGCTATACCCGACTACTGCTTACTGCGGGCGGCGGCATTGTGCTAGAAGGTACTCCTACAGTCAGTGGCACAGCAGTGCGTTCCATTGTTGATAGCAGCAATAGTATTGCGCACACCGGCATGGTGCAGGCCGCCATTGCTGCCAATGTGAGCAAATATACTCTGAGCTCTACGCAGGTCAATGCCGGCTTCAATCTAATTGGCGGTGGCGATTTAACTGCTAATCGCACCATTTATTTGAATCCGGAATATTGGCCGGAATACATCGACGGTTTCCTCTATGACGTAGAAAGCAGCAATAGCATTCGTGTCATGCCCGGAGCTTGTGCGCACTTTAGTTTCGGCACCACCGGAGCTACTCGCATCAGCGAAACCAGTGTACTGAGTTTTGTTAGTACCGCATCGCCCATGACCAGAACCTGGACTACGGGCTGGAACATTACTGCGGGCGGTCCGGCCATTATTGACAATGTACCCACACCTCGTCTTAGCACCTGGTATTATATTTACCTGTTGGGCAATGCTATTTCCGGCTCCACTGACTTTGTGGTGAGTTCGGCTCGAGAAATCAACACAGTAAGCAGTCTGGTGTTTACCGCAGCAGCAACCAGCAGTATTCAAATTGTGCGTCGCATCGGCGCGGTGTACACCGATCCTATCACCACCGGTGCTTTACTGCGATTCAATACACAGCGAGTCGGCGGTAACGTAATTCGTCAGAATTGGTTGATTCCCAATGGTACGGCATTGATGAGCGCTGTAACCAGTGCAGGTATTAGCGGCGTGGCTATTGCTGCTGATACCAGATTGTTGACCACAGTCAGCGGAGGTTTTAATACATCCGGCCTGATTACTACGTCAACCAGCCTGTATATCATTGGTAGCTCCACCACCCTGGTTAACTACAACGAATTTACCAGTGCTATTATTACGCAGATTCCACCAATTCAAGGTGTGAATGCCCGACTTAATATCGTACACAATCCAACGGCCAGTCTGCCGGTGATGTATTTCTTTGGCGAGGCTTATTTTAGCAGTAGTACGGCAGCGGCTCGAAGCCCAACTCTGCAGTCAGTGCGTTCCATGCTCACCGGCTCTTTGAACTATCATACAGTAACTGTACCAATGATGCCGGACAATGCCTATATCGCAGACTCACAGCTAGCTTCTATTAGCACAACCAGCGGAGCTCGTATCCGTCAGATATTTGTAAGCACAGTCAATAGCCGACTTACAAGCAACAGCCTGCACTATGTCTGCGAAGGATTTGAACTTGCAAGATAAGCATACATTTGCTGCCCTGGATCAGGCCTTTGGTACTGCAGTAACGCCGGTACCAGAGGCACCTGTGGTTACAGTGACAGTGGAAGATGATTTTGATCAGGCTCGTCAAACTTTAAAAAATTTAATCAGCAAAGGCGAACAGGCTCTGGATGGCATGATGGATGTGGCTCGACAAAGCGACCATCCTCGAGCCTATGAAGTTACTGGGCAGCTTATCAAAACAGTGGCAGAGACTGCCAAGGATCTGCTGGCCCTGCAGAAGGCTAAAAAAGATATTCAAGGTCCGGAAGAGCGACCACAGCAGGCCATTGGTACTCAGAACAACATAGTGTTTGCCGGATCAACCACTGACTTAATTAAAGCTCTGCGCAACAAGCCAGAGAATGTGATCGATGCAACTCCGTCCCAACCGACCTAGTTACAATGGCAACAGCCGATTAAAGCAGATCGGTTTTAGCATCAGCTACGAAGCCTGGCAGATCGAAGAACTTGCCCGGTGTTTCGACGATTCCATCTACTTCATAGAAAACTACTGCAAGATTGTTAGCCTGGATCATGGTCTAGTTCCCTTCAAACTCTATCCCTGCCAGAAAAACAAGGTAATGACCATCCTGAATAACCGTAAAGTTATTTTGATGGAAGGTCGACAGCAGGGCAAAACCATAACCTCGGCTGCCTGCATACTCTGGTACACCCTATTTCAAGACAATAAAACAGTAGCCATACTTGCCAACAAGGCAGCAGCGGCTCGCGAAGTTTTAAGTCGTTATCAGGGCATGTATGAGAATCTGCCCTTGTGGATGCAGCAGGGTGTAAAAGAATGGAACAAGGGCAGCATTGAATTAGAGAATGGGTCAAAGGTATTTACCGCAGCTACCGCGGCGTCGGGTATTCGTGGTAAGTCCGTAAACTGGCTGTATATCGACGAAGCTGCCATCATACCCAATAACATCGCCGAAGAGTTTTTCACAGCGACCTATCCGACTATCATGGCCGGTGAAACCACCAAGGTGCTGATGAGCAGCACTCCCCTGGGCTACAATCACTTCTGGAAATTCTGGAACGATGCCGAACAGGGTATCAACGACTTTGTGAATCTGTTTATTCACTATACCGAAATACCAGGTAGAGATGAAAAATGGGCGGCAGAACAGCGGGCAGTGCTAGGCGACGTTAAATTTACGCAGGAGGTGCTCTGCAACTTCCTGGGTTCCAGCTATACTTTAATTGATGCAGAAACTCTGGGCAAGATGTCGCCCCTGAGCTATGTGTACAGCAAGGACAGTTTAGATGTCATAGAAGAACCTGTGAGGGGTGAAAAAGATCAGGCCGGCAAAATCATACGTCCCGACAATGTCTATGTGATCTGCGCCGACACAAGTCGAGGATTAGGCGGCGACTATCACGCATTTACTGTGATTGACATCACCAACAGTCCGTATCGAGTAGTGGCCAAATATCGCAACAACAAGGTTGCGCCCGTACTATATCCGAGCTTCATTCATACCGTGGCCAAGAACTACAACAATGCCTTTGTATTGATTGAAATCAACGACAACGGTCAGCAGGTAGCAGACATCATGTACAACGAATTGGAATATGAAAATCTTTTATTCGTTACCCGCGATACTCAGGTTGGACAGATTGTAGGCGGCGGCTTTGGTCGTCACGGACAGACACAGAACGGTGTGCGCACCGATAAAAAGGTCAAACGCATCGGCTGCAGCATGCTAAAAACTCTGATTGAAAGCGGTCGTCTGCTGGCCATGGACAAGGACATCATTTCCGAGTTTGCCACCTTCATCGAAAGCAAGGACAGCTATGCAGCCGACGAAGGATATCACGACGATCTGGTGATGACTCTGGTGCTGTTCAGCTGGTTGACCACCAATGCCTACTTCCGTGATTTAACCGACATCAATATTCGCACCAGCTTGTTTGAGAATCAAATTCGTCAAATCGAATCAGAATTAACACCATTCGGCTTCATCGACGACGGCAGCGGTGATGACGAACCCAAATACATCTACGAAGCCGGAGATTTATGGACTGTGGAGAAACGAGCGCAGAACTGGCTCTAAATCAGGTATTTTATAAATAAGCGGATAATCGATTAATACCTGGTTAATCTTGATGGTCTAAGATAAGGAGAATAAAATGGCATTCCAAGTTTCGCCTGGCGTTCTAGTTCAAGAGCGCGACGTTAGCTTGTTCATACCGCAGATTGCAAATACAGCGGGCGCCTTCGTTGGCAGCTTTGCTTGGGGTCCTTGCGAACAGTACACTCTAGTTGACAGTGAACAAGCTCTATTTAATACATTCGGTCGTCCAAACGACAGCAATTTCAAATACTGGTACACCGCTGCCAACTTCCTGGCCTACGGTAACAACCTTCAGGTTAACCGTATTGCCGATGCTGCGGCTCGTAACTCAGTGGCAGCTGGCACCGCAGTACTGGTGAGAAACGATGACAACTACGACGGCAGCCTAGGCTACACAGCACCAACATTGACCGGCACAGAATATGTAGCTCGCCATCCTGGTACCATCGGCAACAACCTCAAGGTCAGCGTCTGCGACTACAACAGCTATTCATTTGTCACTGATGTTAGTTCAATTACTGCGACCGGTGCCACATTCCCGGCTCTATCTCGTCCGGTACCCAAGGGTAGCTGGATTGAGTTTATAATCAGCGGCGTTACCTATCGTTTCCAAACTACCGCAGACGCAGCCAGTGGAGCAACAGCGGTTGCATTTACCAATAACACCGGCGCCAGTACATCAGTGGCAGGCAGTGCAGCAGCTACCCTGCTCTGGGAATACTGGGATCAGGTTGAAAGCCGTCCTAGCAACAGCCGCTATGTTTTGAATAAAAACAGCGCTAGCTCAAATGCAACAATCTATGACGAACTGCACATTGTTATCGCCGACGAAGACGGTGGCATCACCGGTACCGCTGGCACAATCCTAGAAAAATGGCTGGGCGTAAGCAAGGCCAGCGACGCAGTTTCAACCGACGGTGGCGGTAACTATTATGCCAACGTAATCAATACCCGCAGTAAATGGATTCGTTTCGGCAGTCATGTTGCCGGCGCAATTCTTGGCACAGCTCGTGTAAGCTGGGGTTCAGTAACACCGTCAGCCAGCACCGGTTATACAACCATGGCCAGTGTACAAACTCGCAGCATGAGCGGTGGTGTAGATGTTACTCCGACCGACGGACTGATGCAGATCGAATACCTGAAATTAGCCAACGCCGAACTCTATGACGTCAGTTTGATTCCGGTAATTGGTGTGGCAGCTGATAACGCAACTGCTCGCTATGTCCTGGACAATGTTGCGGAATCACGTCGCGACTGCGTAGTGTTTGTCAGCCCAACATCACAGAACATTGTTGATGCCACTGCCATGGTCAACGACAAGAATACATATTTTAACAAAGACTCAACCTATGCTGTGGTAGACAGCGCCTGGAAATATCAGTACGATCGCTACAACGATCTATATCGTTGGTTGCCATTGGCCGGTGACATCGCTGGTTTGTGTGCACGTACCGATCAAATTGCCGAAGCCTGGTTCAGTCCCGGTGGTTATAGCCGCGGTCAGATCAAGAATGTGGTAAAGTTGAACTGGACTCCTGGTAAAGCAGCTCGCGATCTTTTGTATCGCAATCAGATCAACCCAGTAGTTACTCAACCTGGTCTAGGTACCCTGTTGTTTGGCGACAAGACCTGCACACAGAAGCCTAGCGCGTTTGATCGCATCAATGTACGTCGTCTGTTCATTGTGCTAGAAAAGACCATTGCAACCGCAGCAAAATTCCAGCTGTTTGAGTTTAACGATGACTTTACTCGCAGCCAGTTCCGTGCATTGGTTGAACCGTTCCTCAGAGATGTACAAGGACGTCGTGGTATCATCGACTTCCGTGTAGTCTGCGATGACACCAATAATACCGCAGAGGTCATTGATCGCAATGATTTTGTAGCCGACATTTATATCAAACCGGCTCGAAGCATCAACTTTATTACCCTGAATTTTGTGGCGACCCGTTCCGGCATTAGTTTCGAAGAAATTGGCGCTTAATAGATAACGGACAACACATTTTTTAACAGGAGATTTTCATGTCATTCTTTAATATCGATGGATTTAAATCTGCTCTGGTTGGTGGCGGTGCTCGCGCCAACCAATTTAGAGTGCAATTAAATTATCCATCCTCTGCTAATCCAGGTGCGGAGGCCTTTCAAGGCCCTCGCGCAGAATTCCTGGTCACAGCAGCCGCACTACCGGGCAGCACAGTAAACCCAACCATTGTACCATATCGTGGTCGAGAAGTAAAATTTGCCGGTGAGCGAGTATTTGCTCCTTGGACAATCACGGTGTTGAACGATGTTACCTTCACCATTCGCAACAATCTAGAACGCTGGATGAATTCCATGAATGGCTTGTCGGACAATCAAGGTACAACCAGCCATTATCAGTATCAGACCGACCTCAGCGTATATCAATTGGGTCGTAACGGCGAAGTGTTGAAAACCTATCTGTTGGTTGGTGCATTTCCCACCGACATCAGCGAAATCGCTTTAAACTTCGGTGACAACGATACGGTAGAAACCTTTACCTGTACCTTCCAGTATCAGCATTACATTACTGAGTTTAATAGCAATCTTGCTACCGCTTTACTTGGCGGTTAATTAATTATTGAGAAAATATGGCCGACCTTTCATTATTTGGATATACACTGACAAAGAAAAAGCCTGAAGAAAAGAAACAGAGCTTTATTCCACCACAAAATGACGACGGAGCCACTAGCATCAACGCTAGTGGTTTCTTCGGCACCTACTTAGATATTGACACAGTAGCCAAATCAGAGAACGATCTAATCAGTCGTTATCGTGATGTGGCCAGCTATCCAGACTGCGACAGCGCCATCGAAGACATTGTCAACGAAGCCGTGGCTGCCGCTGACGACGAAGCCATTGTTAAGCTAGATCTAGACAAAGTCGAACTCAGCAAGAACATCAAGAAACAGATCGAAGAAGAATTTGACAATATTCTAAAACTCTTGGATTTCAACAGCAAGAGTCACGACATCTTCAAACGCTGGTACATCGATGGACGTACCTACTATCACAAGATTGTGGATGTCAACCAGCCTAAAAAAGGCATTCAAGAACTGCGCTACATCGACCCTCGCAAAATTAAAAAGGTGCGCAAGGTCAACAAGAAAAAAGACATCAACACCGGTGTGGAATTCATTGTAAACATCGAAGAGTTCTTTGTATACAACGAAAAAGGACTGATGGCTACTGTGCCTAGTACGGCAACAGCAGCTCAGGGCATTAGAATTTCACCGGACAGCATAGCCTATTGCACATCGGGTCTGCTGGATCTGGATCGCAACATGGTGCTAAGTCACCTGCACAAGGCCATTAAAATTGTAAATCAACTGCGCATGACCGAAGACGCTCTGGTAATTTACCGCATGAGCCGAGCTCCGGAACGCAGAATTTTCTACATCGACGTTGGTAACCTACCTACCGGTAAAGCCGAACAGTATGTTAAGAACATCATGGATCGTTATCGCAACAAAGTAACCTATGATGCCACCACCGGCGAGATGCGGGACGAAAAGAAGACCTTGAACATGCTGGAAGATTTCTGGATGCCGCGTCGCGAAGGCGGCAAGGGCACGGAAATCACCACCCTGGATGGCGGTCAAAATCTCGGCAACATCGAAGACATTGAATACTTTCAGAACAAGTTATATCAGGCTCTCAATGTTCCGGCAAGTCGCATGAAGCCCGACAATACCATGGGCTTTGGTCGTCAAAGCGAAATCACCAGAGACGAATTAAAGTTCAGCAAATTTATTAGCCGAGTACGTCGCAAGTTTACCGAACTGTTCGACGATCTGCTAAAGACTCAGCTCTTGCTCAAGAACATCATGAGCGAAGACGACTGGAAAAAGATCAAAGAAGACATCTACTATGAGTTTACTCAGGATGTATACTTTGCCGAAGCCAAGGAAGCGGAAATACAGCGCAACCGCATTGACCTGCTCAACCAAATCAATCCTTTTGTTGGTACTTACTTCAGTCGCGAATATGTGTATGATCGCATTCTGCATCTAACCGAAGAAGAATGGGATGAAATGCAGGAACAGATCAAGGCCGACACCGAGCTGCAGCAGCAGTTGGCGGCACAGCAGGGTCAGGGTCCAGATGGACAACCACAGGATCAGCAGCCCAGCGGAGATCAGCCCGCACCCTATAATCCCGACAATCCGGTTGTTGAAACCAGCACCATAAATAATGTAAGAATTTTGAAAGGAGCATGACATGGATCATAGTCAATTAATTCGCCAGATGTTGGACAACATTGAATCCGACAATGCAGCGGCAGCACAGGAAAATTTCGACAACTTAATGTCGGCACGAATCAACGATCTGCTTGATCAACGCAAGCAGGTTATAGCACAGAATTTCGGAGCTCAAGAATCCGAAGATACGGAGATCTAAACATGGCCGTAACAAGAACAATAATTAAAAATCACCGCATGCAGCATGTAGTGCAGCTAATTGCCACCGCGGCTGCAGATTCCGCAACAATCGCCATGGATGAACTGGCTCGTAGCGAAGAAACAAGCTCGACATCAATTACTCGTCGTGCCGACATTCAATATGTCAAGTTTTCGTCCACTGGTACTGCCACAGTAGCACGCGGCTCAACCAGCGTATTGTTGATGGCTGGCAACGAAGAAATTGATTTCAGCGGCATTGGATTAAGCACAGCCAATGGCTCAAGTCTGGTGGTAACATTCAATGCGCCGGGCATGATGATTTTAGACCTGCGCAAGGTTGCTGGGTTTATTGAACCTAACACCAACGTTGGAGTATAATCCATGAAACTCATTACAGAACAAGTACAAGAAGTCCGCTACCTTACTGAAAAGAAGGAAGAAGGCGGCAAGGCCTATTTCATCGAAGGACCCTTCCTTCAGACTGAAATTGCCAACAAGAACAACCGCATGTATCGCAAAGAAACCATGCAGCGAGAAGTAAATCGCTATATCAAAGAGTTTGTAGATACCAAACGTGCATTCGGTGAACTAGGACATCCAGAAGGTCCTGGTATTAATTTAGATCGCGTAGCCATCATGATCACTAGCTTGAAGGAAGATGGCAATAACTATATCGGTCGTGCCAAGGTAATGACCGAAACACCCATGGGCAGAATTGTCAAGAGTTTGATCGACGAAGGCGCGCAGCTCGGTGTTAGTTCTCGTGGAATGGGATCGTTGAAAGAAGGCAAAGACGGTATTAACGAAGTACAGGATGATTTTTATCT